AAACTCATAATTAAGAAAAGGATTATATAAAGCAACTTTTGTGCCAACTGGAAAACGAGTAGAACTATCTGCAATAATCACGTTTTTTGCAATGGTATTTATTGACGTGCAAAAAACCGGATATTCCAAAAGCCCAGTTGTTGTTGCAACTACAACCCAAGAAGATGGATCATTAAATTCAGAATATGCAGGTAGATTTCCTATATTTAAAACCCATGCTCCAGCTCCTCCGGTAATACTATCTACATTCAAATTTGTAGAAAGTGCATTACCTATAGCATTATCCATTTCCTGATTACGAATAACAGATAATTTAAATGATAAATCATATGACGCTATAGGTACAGGTACCTCATAAAAACAATATTCATTTTTACGCTGAATAAATTTTCCATTATGAGTTAGATATTGCATAATTTTATAGATAAAAAGTTTTATTTTATATATCCGCCGGGATTGAAAAGATAGAAAAGTTCCTATAATATATAACCTATAGTGTCAAACCTTTTTAAACCTAAAATAAATGAGCGAAAATTTAGAAGATTTTAACTGGGAATTATTTAATAGCAACTACAAAGGCGGTAATAAACTTATTCCCAACCCAAACATCAAAGGATTAGATCCAAAAACCCAGGTATTCTCACATGAGCCCTACGCTCAAGAACAATTTAACCTCTATAATCAATCAGACATTAAATCCGTAAAAAAAGACTTAGCAAAAGGAGACTGTGTTCCTATTGTAGAAATTTCTTATGTGGATAAGGATAGAATGACGATTGAATTACTAGGGGGATTAACAATTGAGATAGATTTGAATCGAGAAAAAAGATTCATTCAAATTTATGGGTATGTAACACCAGGAGATTTTGCTCAAGCTCTAGCATCTTCTGAAACAAGGAAAAATTTTGTTTCCTCCGGATTTTATGCCTATGTTATTGAATCAAGTCCAGCACTTAAAATAAGTCTTTGGCAGGGTCATATAGAGAAAACCAAAAGCGAGTTTATGGAGCAGATTGGTTCTCCATCCAAAGCTTATGTAGCAAAAATACTTAATTGTAATCGTGGGGGATATTTTGTCGAAGTTTCCGGTGTAGAAGCATTCATGCCAGGATCTCTTGCAGCTCCAAATAAAATTATGGATTTCCAAACTTTAGTAGGTAAAGAAGTTATAGTCATGGTCGAAGACTTTCTAAAGGAAATGAATTCCTTTATTGTATCTCATAAAAAATATATCGATTATATTCTTCCTAAAAAAATTGCAGAATTGGATATGACTAAACCTTATTCGGGATCTATAACTGGAACCTCTAAATATGGAATATTTGTAGAATTTGGAGAAATCTTTACGGGTCTTCTCCATCATTCGAAAATGAAAGAGGAAACAATTGCAAAATTCAGAAATAGAGAATTTAAACCTGGAGATCTGATCCAATTTTATATCGGTGAAGTGACCAAAGACAATAGGATAATACTTACAGAAGAAAGTCCGGAAGAAAAGAAAAAGAAGATTGAAGCTTTCATTGAAACTAGTAAAGGAAAAATTCTGGAAGCTAGTATTGCAGCCATAATGAATTTTGGAATTATTGTTAATGTTGGGGATATTGCAGGAATAATTCCTTCAAAGGAGTTCCGCTTAAGAAAGATTTCTACAAGAAATTTTGTTATCGGGGATTTGATTAAGGTAAAATTTTTAGAAGCCAAAGATGATAAAATTACATTTGGGTTAGATGTTTAAATAAAGAAATTTGAATATAAAGAAAAGGAGAAGAAAAATTTAAGCTTCTCTTTTTTTTTGCGGATAAATAAATAAAATAGTTGTGAAAGATAATGAATAACGATATTTTATATAATCACACTTTTGATTACAGCATTCAAGAGGTTTTTAATAGTAGCTGGGTAGGTTTTGTATTTGAATTCTATAGTACTCAAGAAACTCCATTTATGGCTGAAGATCTTTCAAAGATTTGTGGTAAAACTGTTGCTGTTACTTCTGAAAAAATGATACCCACTTGGAATAATCCAGTTCTTTTAAAAGAATATGAAGGAAAAAATCCTAAATATAAACTTACGACTTCTCCTCAGGACTTTCTAAGTGTAGGTCCTATGCTTTTTGGAATTCTCGAATGGATTGATCAAAAAGCGAAAACTAACAAGAGCACAGGTTTACAAGTTAGTTTATCTTTTAATGGCCCTATCCAGACTTTAAATACAATTTCTAATATGGATCCCACAAAACTGGTTCTTAAAATGGATGAAAATTATTTATTCCAGAGATTTCCAGAAAGAAAAAATTCTCCATATTCTGTAAGTGTAAAGAGCCTTTTGCTTACAAACGAATTCTTTTCTACTCCTGAAGCTATTGGTGCATTTAAGACTTATTTCTTACATCCATCAGCTCCTTATTATGGAATAGATTTTACGGATCAACCTATAGGGGAACTTAAATTTAATTATATTGGTGGTAAGAATTATGGCAAAAATCACAAAGCAATAACAGAAGCTCTTCATTATTATATTTTATCTACTTATCAAACTCTTAATATTCCAGGTTATACTGCTGAGATGGGGGTTAGCCTTGAAAAAATATTTGAAAATTATCATATTATTCGAAGAATTTATTATGACCCTAAATGGTTCTTAGAAAATATTAAGGATATTCAAGTTGGAATAGATCTTAAAAGAGATGCTAGAATTGTAGAATCCTTCTGGCCAAAATTAAGAGATCCTTTAACTCGCCTCATGCTTGAAAGCGGATTCACAAAGGGAAAATTTAATTGGGATACTCAGGAAGGAAGATTCCAGATAAAGGAAGCGAGATTACTTGGTGGAAAAATTACAAGTTTAGATCTTGTTGATTGCGAAGTACAAGGAATCGTAGAAGACTGCGGATTATGGAATACTCGAATAAAAAATTCTCGTATCATTTTCTCTACTCTGGTTGAAAAAAATAAAATTGAGGATAGTATTCTTGAAAGAGTAAGAGCTGATAGAAACAACTCTATTAGTAAAAGCTGGATTTATAATACCGGTGAAGTAATTAATTGCAAAGTTAATGAAAGTATTATAAAAGATGCTGCTATTGGAAAAGAAGCTACCCTTGATGAAGAGTGTACAGTTATTGATCCAAAACACAAAAAGGTAAATTTGCCTAAGCCCGTTTCTTCACCAGAAATAAGAGATTATAAATGGCTTGCTGGATTAAATAAGGATCGTAAGGATAAGGGATTTCAAAATGAATTTAAACATAAATGGTAATAAATTATGATTAAAAGTGCATTTGTTCAAAGAATTGTTGGAGAACTAACAGCTTCGGGAGCTCTTCCATATAGTCCTCCCCCACAAGAATTCGAACGTATTGTAGATAAGGAAATGAGATTTCTTTATCGAGAATATAGAGAGCTTCTCTATGATAAAATTTATATTATTAATAGAAGATATTATCAAACTCAAGCTTGGAGAGATAGTAGAACCTTTCAGATGAATAACTGTACGGAAGGGATAAAACAGGTTAAGGAAATGACTGGGGGAAGTAGAGTATTTGGTATCAACGACCCAGATTTAAATTTTGATAGATTAATGGCTTCAGATTTATATTTAACTCCATTATCTTCAGATCAAATTACCTATCGTACAATTCAGTGGAGTTTTTGGGATCTTGCAAGAGCATTTAATCTTGTGGATATTAATCATGACTTTAATCCAAATACCCATAGGCTTTCAATTACTGGTCGTACTCCAATTCAGAGTTTATTTGTTTTAGCTTTGGATCAGATCCCTTTAGAGGATGCTTTCGAGGATACAATTGTTTTAGATTGGATGGTTGCTAAAAGTAAACTTTCGATGGCTCGTATTCTCGGAACTTTTAATTATCAACTTCTTGGCAATATTCAGATTAATTATGATAATTTAAGAGTAGAAGGAACTTCAGAAATCGAAGCATTAAAGGAAAAAATTGCGTCGGACAACCCCCCAGATTGGTTCCTCATGTTTCCATAAAGAATTGATATTCAAATGTTTATAGGAGTTATATATCGAGTAACAAGTCCTAGCAATAAAAAATACTATGGACAAACAACTTCAAAATTTGAGGCTCGAAAGAAAAGTCATTATAAAGATGCTTTTATTAGACAACTTCAAGGTTCCTTTCAGAGATCATTAAGAAAATACGGATGGGACAATTTTAAATGGGATATAATAGAAACTTATGAAAATGATGATAAAATAGAACTTGTAAAAATATTAAATGATAGAGAGTTATTTTGGATTAAAAAGGATTTGACCTATCTGCCGGAATTTGGGTATAATATGAAAATAGGACCTAGTTATGGCTTTCATAATGATGAATGTAAAGATAAAATTAGACAGACTTTATTGGGGGTTGAACATACAGAAGAAAGAAAACATAATCAGTCACTTTCTCAAATTGGTTTACCACATGCTCAAAATTTTGGACCTCCTAGATATGGAAAGGATAATAGTTCATATAAAATAGTTTCTAAGGAAGATAGAGATTTAATTTTAGATTTATATAACAAAGGATTTGGTTCTCGAAGAATTGAGACAGCATTAGATAATAAATATAGTTTTATAAAAATTCTTAAAATAATAAAAGCTGCTGGAGTTTATAAACCTCACAAATTTGATGGAAATATAAATAGAGCAAAGACGGTAAAATGATAGTTAAAGAAAGCATAAATTTTGAAAGAGGATTAGAACCCAAACAAGCTTTGAATGTTGGAAAACTTCATTTAATTCAGCAATGGTTAGATGATGCTGGTGTTGGAATAAAAAATTTTAAAATTAATGATGATTTTTCTATAGATCTTTTTTTACCATTTACAATGAATCAGCAAAGACCAGATTTATTTCCAGATGGTAAGTTACCAGAATATATCGAATTTAAATCTACAAAAGATTTTGATGTTGATGATTGTGGTATAGTTTCTTTAGAAAGATTTCCTCTTTTTGTTATAGGATATTTTTCTTGCCAAATGAATAAAATAACTTCTCTAGAAGGATTTCCTAGAAAAATAGTTAGGAATGCTTATGTGATGGGAAATGAAAAGAGATTTACGGAACACGATATTAGACAAAAATGTAACGTCGTTGGTGATGTAGAAGCAGATGATTCGGATGTATGAAATTAGTTAGCGAAAATATTAACTTTGAGAGGGGAATGGATCCTATGACTGCCATGGATATTGGTATGTTCCATTTTGATGTTGAATTCTCTGGAGATCTTGAAGGATGGGAAGAGTCAGAAAAAACTAAAGCTAAAAAATGGCACTATGGAGATGTAAAAATTTTATCTATTGAAGGAAGTACTGATGAAACCAATGCGGAACTTTATATAAATTTATCTGATGGCGATTATATTAGATTTATTTCTTATTATAGTTTTGAACCATTTCATTCAGATAAATATCATGGGAAAAAAGATTGTGCTTTAATATCTATAAAATCAAGAAAACTAGTAGATTCTGATGTTTTTGAAAAATATGAGGAGGAACTTGAAAATGGTTCTATCATTTTGGCTGTCATGAGAATATATGAAAATATAAAAAATGAATCTATTAAAGAAAGTATTAATTTTCAAAGAGGTCAGGATCCTAAAAAAGCTATGGAAATTGGAATACCCACATGGGAAACTTTACAAGAGGGTGATATAATATACGTGCCAAAAGGGGTAGGAATAAAAAACGATAGAATTTCGGAATCGCACGCTCATGGTTATTTCCCGGGTGGAACTATTTTAAAAGTTCGAGAATTAGATAATGCTTCTACAAAAGAATGGGTTCTTCGATATATTTATTTTTCTAGTATGGAAGATTATAATGGAAAAAATGAACAAGATAGATTTGGATATCTTGCAGGAACTCCTAAACAATTTAGAGAAAAATTCAAATTACTCCCAAGAAGCATGAATGAAGTTCAGAATTTCGAAAGAGGAATAGATCCTAAAGAAGCTATGGAAATAGGAGATAAAGTTCTTACTAGAAAAATTATTGAAGAAACTATATGGGAATTACCTCAGGATCTTATTCATCAAAATTTTAATATTTTAGGATTAATCAAAAAATTTCGAGGAGAACCCATCCTAATAATGAAAACTAAAAGCGACGGGGATGGAGATGGAAAAAAATACATTGCAATGGCTCCAGATTATAGATCTGATTATTATAAAACTCCAAAAGAAGCTGTAGAAGAGGTAAAAGCTTATTTAGATAAACATCCGATTAAGGAATCTTTGAATTTTGAAAGAGGAATAGAGCCTAAAAGTTCAATGGGCATCGGTAAAAAAGCTCTTATCGAAACTTGGTTAAAGGAACAAGATTTATACGAGGATGCAATTATCGACAAGGATCTTATTATAAACATTCCTTCGGAAATTAATTTAGTAGTTTCTTTAAGAAATAAAGATATAGAAGAACTTCCTCCGTATATTCAATTTGGAAAAGTTTGTGGAGGTTTTGATATTTCAGATAATAATTTAAAAACTTTAAGAGGTTGTCCTACACAGGTTCTTGAAACTCCCGATCTTAAAGGGAATTTCAAATGCTTTGGTAATCAACTTAGCTCTTTAGAATTTGCGCCAAAAAGAATAGATGGAAATTTTCTTTGTCAAGGGAATCCCGGGCATTTTACTCGAAAAGATGTTATAAAAGTTTGTAAAGTAAAATCCGGAATAATTTGGTCTGATGATAATATGATAAAGGAATCTATGGATTTTCAAAGAAACGAAGATCCTATGGAAGCTATGGATTTAGGATTTCATGCTCAAATAATAAATTGGTTTAAGTCCTATGGAATATATCAGGATGAAATTAATGAGCATTATATAGAATATAGAATAAATAAAGATGGAACTATTGATGTATTAGAAGATATAAATCTTGTAGGAGCTCATATAAATAATTTCCCTTATTTTATTCATTTTAATAAAATATATGGAGGTTTCTATGTAGCTCATAATATTTTCACAAATCTGAGAGGATTTCCAAAAGAAGTAGATGGAGATTTTAGTATTTACTCAGCTCAACCAGGAGCTAAAAAATGGAAAGAATCAGAGATTAGGAAAAGGGTTAAAGTAAAAGGAACAATTTGGAATTAAAATATTAAAATATAAAAAATATGAAAGAATTTTATCCTAAATTAAGAAATTTTATATCTGAAGCAAAGGGAGGATTAGAAATTCCGAAATCCGCTAAAATAGAGGATTATGGATACGTGTTTGCTAAAGATGGAACTAAAATAGACATGAGACATTTAAAGACCGAAATGGATAGTGCTAAAACTGCTATCGTTTCTCAAAGCCAATTATTTGCTCCTTATGTTCATAAGTTTACTCCAATTTATACATGGTTAGTTCCTACTATGGCAACTGATGGAACTCGTCTCTTTGTTAATCCTAGCTTTGCTAATAAATTAAGCTGGAATCAAATAATATTTGTTCTTGTTCATGAGATTATGCATTGCGTACTTCTTCATATGGATAGAATGAAAACTAGAAATGCTATAGTTCAAACTTCAGACGGCAAACCTGCTTCTCTTTTTAATATTGCAGGGGATTATGAAATAAATGATATTATCGTTGATACTTTAAATGATTTTGATGAAGAATTTGTTAAAAAACTTGGAGGTCTTTATGATGCTAAGTGGCTTAATATACCCGTTGAAGTTATTTATGACGAACTTAAGAAAACAATTCCCAAAATGCCACCTAATCCAGCTTCAAAGAATAATCAAGGACAAAATCAAGGAGAAGGAGGATCTGGCGGGGGAGCTGGAGGTCAAGGACAACCAGGGGGAAAAGGAAAAGGGGGAGGAAAACAGCCTTTAGCGGTTGGTTCCAAAGTTAAAATTAAAGCTACAGGTCAAAAGGGAATTGTTACAGCTGTTAACGCAGATGGAACTTTTGAAGTAAATCCCCTTAATGAAGCTTTTATTTATCCTAGATTAATTAATGAAGGATATAAACAAGAAGAATTAATTTCTATTAGTGATGGGGGAGATGGTGAAGGAGAAGGTGAAGGAGGAGAAGGCGGAGGTGAAGGAGATAATAGTGGCGGTGTAGGGGGAGCTGGTGATGAAGGATATGATGAAACATTAGATCAAACTGGAGAATTTGATCCTGCAGGAACTGGCGGCATTATTTCTCCTGAAATGGGAAAGAAAATTGCTAAAGCTAGCGGATACGGTGAAGGAGAAATGGGTCCTGATGAAAATCCAACCGATAAATGGAGAGTTGAAGGATCTAAGATGCTTGACCGTGCTGAAAAGGGACAAAAAGGAAGAGGGCGGGGAAAGGGAGAATCCCTTGTAAAAGCTCTTTATCGTCTCCATAGAGGGGATGTTAACTGGAAAAATCTTTTTAGAAGATATGTTGCGACAGCACTTTCCCCTGAGGTTTATCAAAAAATTGGAAATAAAAAACATCTAGGCGGAGAATATCTTCGTTATGGAGAAAAGCATAAGCAAGATGCTATGGAAAATATAGTCGTCTTAGTTGACGTTTCCGGATCTATGGGTCAAGAAGCTCTTAATAAAATTATTAATGAAATAAATCAAATTATCTTTTCAAAAAGAGTAAACAAAATAACTATTGCTTTCTTTGATGATGGGGTTGACGATAAGAGTGTTCAAACTATTAAAAGAATGGGAAAACCTTATATTCCTAAAGGAATTAGCGGGGGAGGGGGAACAGACTTCCAGAAAGCTCTTGATTGGGTTCATGAACATTTAAAAGACCGAGTTTCCCTATTGGTATTTATGACTGATGGGGGTGCTCCTAATCCAAAGAAACCACCTTATGCTCATAAATTTATTTGGATAATTTATGGTAATCCAGGATGGAAACAGCCATTTGGTAAACAAATTAATTTAGGATAATGATTGTTAGGGAAAGTATTAATTTCACTCGAAGCGGAAATCCTATTGAAACAATGAGAATAGGAAAAGCAGGACTCTTTCTTCAAATTATAGAGAAAATAAGGAATGAATTTGCTTGGGATCCGGTAAAAGATAAAGATTTAATCCCACAATCTCTATCTCAGTTAACTGAAAATAATTTATATGGAATTGATACAAAGAAATTTCTAAGATTATATGCTGAAGAGCATAAAAATAAAAATTCTGTTATTCGTGAAATTCTAAAAGAAATTATGGATAAAGTTTTAACATTTAATCCAAATAAATTAGAGCATCACGCTGGATTCTGGGTAAACTTATTTTTTGTTTTAGGAAGAGCAGAAGATATATGGAGTAATCCAAAATGGATAAACGATTTTACCTTTAATGAATTTCGTCAGTATGATTCAAAGAGAACACTTGAAGAAACAAAAAAACTTGGAGCAAATAAAGCTTTTCTTTTAGGATCCACTCGAGGGGAAAGAGAATTAGAAATATGGGGGATTGAAAATGGAGCAACAAACTTGAATCATACTTATAACGAACCTATTCAAAATGCTTGTCAACAAGGAGATGCAGAATTGGTAAAATTATTATTAGCAAGCCCAATAGTTAACCCAGGCGATAATACAAAAAGTGGTAAAAGATATAAAAGTGACGAAACAAATTTCTGTATTAGAAGAGCAGCAAAAGAAGGGCATTTAGAGGTTGTAAAATTACTATTAAATGATAAAAGAGTAAATCCAGCAAGCAAAGCAAATTGGGCTTTAGCTGCTGCTTTGTCTAATGAAAATATAAAAATGTGTCAATTACTTTTAACTAATCAAAGGGTTAGAGATAATATTTTTAATATGAAGGAATCTTCTATAAAAAAATTCAATAGTTACAAAGGAGCGGGGGAGTTATGATAGTTAGAGAATCCTTAGGATTTACAAGAGGGGGTGATGTCAAAGCCGAAATAGGTATTGGCAGAGAAAAACTTATTGGCGATTTTGTAAAAGAAGTAAGCAATATTCCTCAACAAAGGCATCAGATATTAGATCCTGCAAATAAAAATGAAGTTCTTTATAAAGCAGCTTTAATGGGAAGAGCCGATATTATTAAACTTCTTCTTTCAGATCCTTCAGCTAATCCAGCATATCGAAAAAATGCTGTTGTTGCTATTGCTGCTATGAAAGGATCAGTTGAAGCTGTAGATGCTCTTTTAAAAGATGATAGGGTAAATCCTGCTGATAATCATAATGAAGCTTTATATCAAGCTGTTAAAAATAATCAATTGGAAGTTGTTAAGAGACTTATGGAGGATCCGAGAGTTAATCCAGCCGATAGTAAAGAATCCTTGGATAGGAATTCTAATACAGTTTTAAATGACAATTATATTATTTTAGAAGCTGCTTCTAATCAATATATTGCTATTATAAAAGAATTAATAAAAGATCCAAGAGTTAAGATTAAAAGATCCATACAATTAGTTGCTTCTAAATTAAGTAAAGTAGGAATAATGGGTCCTCAAATAGAAGCTTGGAAACCAATTTTAGATTTTTTAATTAATCATCACAAAGCTCAAGAGGAATTAACAGACAAAGAAATAATAAGATTTAAAGAAAAGATAAATAAAGTATAAAAATAAAACTTGAACTACAATGAAGAAACAATTAGTATTTGAATCCCTTCAGGATTTTCAAATTAACCAGGGAGAATTAAATGAAGCTATATTTAGCAAAATCGGGGGAGCTATTAAGAAATTTTTCCAAAAAATAGGAAAACTCTTCTTTTTTATGTTCCAAGGCAAACCAACTACAGAAGCTATGGCTCCTGTTAATATTGGTATCCTGGTTAAAGAAGGCGCTCTTTTTAAAGGAATTTCTTATGTTCCATCAAAATCAGATATTGAGGTAAACCCCCAATTAGGATCTCTTACTAGAGAAATGCTTATTCAAAAAAGAGGAGGAAATAATGTTCAAGAAAGTGTTGTTAATGAGGCTAAAATCTCTCTTGATCATCCCGATAAAAATGTACCAAATGTAGATAAAAAAGGATTTCAAAGAAGGGTTCGTATGTGTATTAAATATCCCAGAATTAAACCTGTTATGATTTGGGGAGCACCTGGGATAGGAAAAACACAAATAGTAAAATCTGTTTTGGAATTAGTAAATCCTCAAGGAAGACTTATTGATGTACAAACATCTAAAATGGCTCCTGATGATTGGTCACTTCCTGCAACTTATAAAATAGATGATGAACTTAAAGCAAGGGATATTCCTAAATCCTGGCTTCCTGTTTACATTAAAAGCGATGATGCAGCTGAAAATAAAAGAAGAGATGAGATTGCTAATTTTGGCGATGGCGGGGTTCTTTTCTTAGATGAACTTTCTCGTGCACCTAGTTCAGTTCAAAATACTTGTTTGAAACTTATCGATGAAAGAATAATTGGTGATGCAATTTTAGGTTCTAAATGGTCAATTATTTCAGCATCTAATAGAGCAGGAGATGATTCAGAAAGCGTTCAGAACTTTTCAACAGCTTTAGGAAATAGATTTTCCCAGATAAATTATATTCCTGATTTCAAAGGATGGAAAGAATGGGCTTCAACTAAAGGAAGAGAAACCCCAGAAAAAACTCAGGAAAAAGGTAAAAAGCAAGAATATAATAAAACGGATCCTTCTAAAAGTCCAATAGATTCTCGTATTGTTGACTTCTTGGAATTTAATCAAGAATATTTCTATACTCTTGATGATGATCCGGAAAAGAGTATCTTTGCATCTCCTCGTTCATGGGAAGCTGCTTCAAATAATATAGCTGCTCTTATGCAAGATGCTAAAGATGAAGGCTATAATGTAACCAATAAGGATATTACTGAGGTAGTTGGTTCTGATGTTGGTATGGATATTGCAACAGAATTTCAGACATTCCTAAGACTTCTTGAATCATTCAAAAAAGAAGATATTAAAGAAGTTCTTACCCACCCAGATAAGGCACGTATGCCTAAAAAAGCTGGTTCAGGATTTGATCAGTCAGAAGCTAATGCTCTTATCTCTCTCGTTTGTACATCAACAAGGGGAAGAGATATTACTCCAGATGAATTTAATAACTTTGTAACATATCTTATTCGTCTTGATAATGGTTCACTTGCAACAAGAGGATTAAAAATGATGATTGATATTCATCCTTATATTCACGAAGAACTTGGTGAAGTTGAAGGAAGAGACAAATACAAAGAAGGCGTAGATAGATTTATTGTTAAATACAAAGATATTTTCTAAAATAAAACTTAATATATGAAGCTTGTTCTTGAAAGCTTACTAGAATTTCAGAGGGGAAGAAACCCCTCTGAAGTTTTGTCATTAGGTAAGAAAAAGGAAATTGATATATGGTTAAAGCAATATATTCCTTTTTCTCGAGCTAGGATCAATTCAGAGTGGACCATTGATACAAAAGAAGTGGTTATTCCTCAAAATAAAGCTATTTATGAAATTCCAGAAGATATTCAATTTAATATTTGCAGTGGAAATTTTTTTATAAGAGATAATTATTTAAAATCTATGAATGGATGTCCAAAAATAGTGAAGGGTGATTTTATGGTAGATGGGAATAAATTAGTGAATCTTGATGGATGTCCTGAAGAGGTTAGTGGGGATTTCTATATTAAGAAAAATGAAAATAAATTTACTGTTGACGAAATCAAAAAAATCTGTAACGTTGGCGGTCGTATTGTTGTATGATAGTTCAAGAAACCATAGATTTTCAAAGAGGAAAAGATCCTAGAGATACTTTACAACTAGGTAGGAAAATTATTCTTAAATTATGTAATGATTATCGAATTGAGGGGTTTTTAAGAAATAAAAAAGAAGCGGAATATTTCATAAGACAAATTAATGTTGATATGCGACAAGCTTATGAAGAAGCTGGGGATGATGGCCAAAGGGAATCAGATGCAAGAGAGATAAGAGATAATGTTTTTTATAAATATGAAAAACAATTAGAAGAAGAAACTGGATTTAAATTAGTTGATGAATAATGGCTTTGGTAAAAGAATATATCGATTACGATCGAGAGGATAGGCAAGAATTAGAACTTATTAAAATTCTTGAAATCGGTCTTCTTAAAAAAGTTAGGGAGTATGCAAAAGAAAAAGGCTGGGATTCTCCAGAAGAATGGATTCCAAATATACTTAATGACCCTCAGCTAGGAGAAGAAACCCGGGATTTTTGGGTTCAAGCTCTTCTTAATCATGGCCATTTTAAATCTGGGGTAGTTAGGGAATCCCTTGATTTCGAAAGAGGATTAACTCCTAAGCAATCTCTTGGAATAGGTATTGAAGAAACTATTAGAAATTTTTTAGATGATAAAACAAGTTCAAGCCCATCTTTATGGATTTCATATTTATTAAATGAAGGAAGAGAAGAAGAGCTAGACAGGGAAACCAGAGACAAATGGATCAAATTTCTTATTACAAAACCAGAATATAATAAGGATCTAGATGAAAATGATTATCTTGAATTAGCATATAGAGAAATTGAATGGATTCCCTATGCTCCGTTTAAAGATGATAATTTTAAATATAAATTTACAGAAAATAGTTATGTTCTTTATTTTAAGGATTGGGGTAATTTTGCAGATTATTTTGATACAACTTCAAGAGATGTAAATTCGCAATTTATCGAAGCAGTTTTATCTGGAGATGGTTCTTATGAATATTTTGATTATGGCGTAAGAGAATATAAAGACATTACGGATTTTGCATGGCCTATTAATAGAGTTCTGCAAAAAGGAAAACAAATCCCTGCTATAAAAGATCTAAAAGATAAAGCTATTGAAATGGGAGCAGACCCGAATAAAACGGAAACAATAGATGATCTTTTAGAAGAAATTCAGGAAAATGAAGATCTATCAGATCTCTGTGATGCTGTTAGATTTGCTTATAGTGAAGCTACAGCTCTTGCTGATGAATCTGAAGCTTATATGGATTTACAAAGAGCTATTAAAAAGCATTATCATATTGGGGATGCTAAATATGATGAAAGCAAAGAATTTTTTGTAGCTCCTTGTGATTTTGAAGGTATTAAACTTTTATCATTTACACTAGCAACCGGAGAAGATAAAATTGAATATAATCCTCCACAAAGTTATAGCGGAGATATGACAATGGAAGATATAAATGATTCGCTCATTAATAAATTAGATGATTTGGAATGAAAAAGCTAGTTTGCGAATCCATAGAACAATTATTTGAGAGCCCAGATGAGATTTCTCTTCCTAATCTTACTTATAATAGATTTGGGGAACCCGTGAATAGTGATCCATCTAAATCTCCTTATTTTACAGATGAAGACGCTCATCCTTTTTGGTATGATGAAGAAGGTAATTTTATTTTAGGACCAGCAGGGCAAACGCATCCAGAGGGGATTAGGAAACAGGGAAGATTTTTCTCAGGAAGAGTATGGCTAAATAAAAAAATGATTAGTTTTTGGGAATATCCGGATGCTGAAGATTTTTTGCTTCTTATTTCGGATCTTGAAAAAGAACTTGGCCAGCCTATTTTAGGTAAAAAATGGAAGATTGAAGTATTAGATATGGATTGGCAGAAATTAAAAGATCAGAAAAGACCAGATGGATTTAAAACGGAATTAGTTTCTGTAAAAGATTATCAAAGAAGCGAACAAAGAACTGAAGAAGATTTTGGGCAGGAACATATTAAATCTCCTTTATTCAAAGCAAAACATGTTGCTCCGGGATTTGGTTCTAAAGATCCAGCTTATCAAGTAAAAAGAGCATGGCAAATGGCCTCAATTACAAGTGAAGGATTCAAAAAATTAAAATATTAGAATCATGATAGTACGAGAAGGATTGAATTTTGAAAGAGGGCAAGATCCAAAGGATGCTATGAATATAGGCAATGAGAAAATTCGAAATTTAAGTCGAGATTATAATTATTTAGGCCCTATTATTAAAAATCTTCAAGCACCTGATGATGAATTTACTTTTGGGACAATAAGACATAAAATAGATGGGCTTAAGAAAGTCATTGAATTAATTATTATTGAATTCTTACGAAAAAAATACGAAATACAATTTCAAGAAGATTCTGAACTAACTAGTGGATCCGGTGATAATTTATTTGCTTCCGCAAAAGTTGGTAATTATCAATACGAGCTTCGAAAAAATGGAGTTGGTAGCACTTATTGGGCAAAAGTTATAAGTCTTAAAGGAGAAACTTTAAATACTAGAAACTCAATTTTTGTAAATGAGCCACCTATAAAAGAAGATTTTTTCCAAACTTCTCAATCTTCTTCACTAAGGATTTTTGATGAAAAATTTCAAAAGCTTCTGAAAAAATATCATTAAATTAATCCCTTCAAAAATAATTTCTTTTCAGCTTCTCTTCTTGGTTCTAATCCAGGAAATTTATCATCAGTATTCGTAGTTAAAATACTATCTGCTGCTGTTAGATAATCTTCTTGTTTTAAAGCTTGAACTATATCAGATCCTCTTAGACCATTTACTCCCATATTAAATGCCATTGAAATCATAGAATCCCACATACTTTGAGAAATCTGAACAACTAATCCCTGACCCATCCATTTTTTAAAAAGTCTTCTTATTCCATCTTCAGTCTTTTTAATGTCCTTTTTAAAAAGTCTCTCAGCTTCATATTTAGATATTTTTTGTCCTATAACGTATTTAGAGATGCCTACGGGCTCAGCATGACCCCAACCAATGGTTATCATACCATCTCCCATTTCATAAGCTTCTAGATAAAGCTTTTCATATCCTCGTATAAAATTTAAACCATTATTACTAGTTTTTAAGATTAGCGGGTCTTGAAGAATATCATAATTGAGTTTTGTCCCTTGCTCCTTTTCTTTCCAAAAATAAAGATTAAAAAGATCATCAAATTTTTCATCTACCTCAGATTTAGTTAATTCTGGATTTTTAGCCATAAGAAGAACCAGAGGAGTATTTTGTACTTCCTGTTTTGAAGGAAGTTCCTTAAATCCTTTATCACTGGCTGTTAATAGAAATAAGGATGCTATGATAGCAGCTTTTTTAACTTTATCTTTAATAGAATTAATATCCAAACGTTCATTGAGAATTTCATGAGCAAGAAATTCCTCATTTAGAAATGGATATACGGATTCAGCAATAAACATTGGATCTAGTTTTCTTTATATATTCTGGTCTTTCGTTAGTATAAAGATATATAAATAAAAACTGTAATGGTTAAAGAAATATACATCAGAAACCCTGAAGACCCTAATTATCAATATTCCGTTTTCGAACATACGGATCCAATAGAAAGCATTATTGCGAAACTCAGAATGATACTAGGAACAACACAGGGACAAGTTTTCGGAGATATAAATTTTGGTGTAGGAATCGAAGATCTTATTTTTGAAACTCGAGTCAATAAGGTAGAATTAGAAGAAAAGATATTAAAACAAATACAAAGTTATATTTCTGAATCAAGCCAATATAAGATTCAGCCGTCGGTTTCTTTTGGCAAAGCTGATGGATTTGATTATTGTATCATTGATATTTATATAAATGATCAGAAAGCCATCGGGGTCTTAGTTAAGTAAAATATAAAAATAAATTATGAATATAATACGTGTAGCAAGAATTAGGCTCAGTGAACTCTATCAAGATTCAATCAATTTCATAAAACAAACATATGATGATGCTGGTCAGTATTTTACTATGGCATCCCCAATGGGGCAACTTCTTCAGGTTCTTTTGAATCTAGGAAGAGTCATTCTTTACTATGTTGAAGATTCTATTACAGAGTTAAATATTTTAACTGCTTCTAGATCCCAAAGTGTAAAAGGTCTTGCATCTTTAACAGGTCATAATTCTTCTAGAGGGGTAGCCGCACGAGGAACTCTTAGATTATATTACAATGGAGAAAAACTCGATATTTATGGAAATACAGCAGTTATTCCTAATTATACTAGACTTACTTCTACTTTTAATGGGCTTACATATACAATAACTCTTCCTGGAAATGAGACTCGTTTAGATTTAGGTTCAATTACGAATTATGTTGATGTAAATATAGTCCAGGGTAAATTAGAATATCAGCAAGCAACAGGAACGGGGGATGCATTGCAAAGTTTTAATTTTCAGGCTAAGAAGGGATCTATGATTGATAATTTCTTTGTAAATATTTACGTAAATGGAAAAAAATGGGCAAGCAAAGATTCAATTCTTGATATGAATTTTAGAGAAGAAAGTGTAATGGTAAAAACTGGTCAAACTGGAGGCATTGATATTTTCTTTGGCAATGGTTATAATGGGTCAGTTCCTCCTCTTGGAGCTACTATTCTTGCCGAATATCTTTTAACGGATGGTGAAGCAGGTAATATTAGAACTGCTGAAGCCAAAACCACTACTAATTGGAAATTTGAAGGAAAAGGATATTCTCTTAATAGCCAAGAAATCGATCTCAATAAAATACTTAGAGTAGCTATTCAAAAAGACGTTTTATTTGGAACTCAAGAAGAACCTGTTTATTTAACTCGTCTCTTAGCTCCTCATATGTCAAGAAGTTTTGTTTTAGCAAATCCAAACAATTATATCTACTTTTTAAGTAAATTAAATATGTTTACTATTGTAGATGCTATTCCGGGATTTGCAACTTTCGAAGATAAATTTACTCTCGATAAATATAATCAGGCTAAAACTACTTTTGAAAATATTCAAGAACAATATCGTACACTTTTAGCAACAGTTGGAGCTTCTTCATCTAAATCTCTTACAAAGAAAACAGAATTAGATAATGCTCAAAATCAAGTTTCCTATTGGCAAGGTCAGGTTGATGAACAGAAAAAAGATGACAATACGGTTTATCTCTATTTGGTTCCTGATGTAAATCAAAGAATCCCAGCAAATCAGAATTATTTTTCATGTGGATTAGATTCATTTCAATTAACTAATTTGGAAAAAAGAGGAATTCTGGACTTAATCGAAGAAAGTGGTCAAAGAATTATCACTGTAGATAATGCTATTATGACTCTTAAATATCCGAGGTTTGTTTTAAATGTTGTATTAATTATTTATGAAGGATATGAATTAAATAATATTAGGGAGGATATAATTTCAAAAACTTCTGATTATTTCTTAAAAAATACTAGAAGAGATAGAATTCCTCAATCCGATATTGTAAGAATTATTGAACAGATTGATGGAGTAGATTCTGTCTCCGTTTGGTTTGATGCAGATAAAAATAATTTCCAAATTTATGGAAATGGATATGGAATTGATGATTACGGAGACGTTCTTCTTGAAAGATATGTTTCAGATGCTTTTAATAATAAAGTAACTGTTAAAGATCTTTATCCTCTTATTCGTGGTGGATTTGAAAGTTCTAATGGAATTACTTATGATGACTCAGTTGCTAAAGATCGTCTTTCAACTGTGAATATTAATCTAAGAGGTATTACTCCGGTTAATTTCAATAGTAATCAAAATAAAAATATTGTATCTAGTTTATAATGGCAAATCTAACTCAAAAACAAAATGCTATAAGTAGCAAAAGTCAGAGATTTAGGGTCAGATCTTCTTATCTGAATTCAGCAAAACATCTTTCTGATAATTATTTAAATCTTGGATATCCATATCAAGGAAAAATTTTTCAAAAGATGACTTCTCAGGAACTTTGGGCAAATCCAAGACAGAAACCTCTTTTTGCTCAACTTGAAGGAATGATCACATTTATTTTGGAACAAGTTAAGTATATTAAAAAGACTTTTTCTATAGCACATGATAAAGATAGTGTAAACGTTAATTAATAATCTATGAATATTCAGAATTGGAAGATTTTTGATAAAAGTGGCTCTCTGCTTAATCTATATGCTGATGCATATTTGCCTCTTACTTTTACACCTAGTAATCAGAATGCAACTGGCGCTTCTGGATATGCTATAACGGATCCAAGTAACTATATTATTAAGGGAATTAACGGTGTAAAAATTACAAATAGCGGTTGGGGATATACTGGATTACAAACAGATCCTCAGATTCAATTAAATTCCTCTTTTACCGATTATACTCATATCTTATTAAGCCCCTCTGAAGTTTCTATTGGATTTAAGGATGTGTCGATTTTTAATCCCGATCCGGGCAATTCTAAAGCTATAGAAAGCGTTTTAATAACGTTAGTACCGGATGTTTCTTTCCTTTATCCTTCTATTTCTTTCAGCTCAGCTATCTTCCTCAATCCTATTTCTCAGGGGCTTGTGGAAACTGAACACTTAACTATTATCGAAGAAACTTCTCCCGGGCTTTTTATTAGTCCTAATGATCCGGATAATTCGATTTTGGTTTTCCGTTTTACTGATGGAGATCCTGAAATTAAATTATTTGAAATTGATGAACATGAGCAATTACTTTCTTGGTCAGATGAATTAGTTGTTGATGTATCTCGAGGAATTGTAAGTTCTGGATTAATGATTAATATCGGATTCCGCTCAGACAATGAAGGAGTTTATGAAAGAAGACTTCGAGTTTATCATCGAGTAGGAACTACAGACTATCTCATTGCAGAAATTCTTATTAATGCTGAATCTATTGGGCCTGATGAAAGATTTGATACCCTTATAACTAATTTTGGATTACCAAGCCCAAAAGCTACTCCTATCTTATTTAAGGAAGCGGATATTAATGAAGCTCTTCCTGATTGGAAACTTCTTAATCAAAAATCAAAGCATATGATTCTGGAGCATGATAAAATCATGCCTTATATAGGAACATATAAAGCTCTTATTAATGCTATTAAATGGCTGGGGTATGATGATATAAGTGTCAAGGAATGGTATAGAAACGTTAAAGAGAGAACAAAATTGTCTTTAACAGTTCCATATGATGCTGCAGAAAGAACAAAAACAATTCTTTATTTTAGTCCCGAAGAAAGAAGAAATCTTAAAAAATTAAATCAGCTTTCCCTGGTTTATTGTCTTACCCGAGAAACAGGAGAAATTGATGAATGGGGAAATCCATTAACTGAAGATTGTTATAGCTATAATCTAAATGAAATTCTTATTAAATTATATGCTCTTAAACAATGGCTTGAAAGATGGATTATAGGGGTAAACGCCCGTATTACAGATATTACAGGAGAAGGTATTTATTTTGAAAGATATCAGAATTTTATTTATGCTACTCAAAATATAGGAATAGAATCAAATTATAGACAATCTGTTTCTCCATATGTATTAGCTAAAAGTACAGAATTGGTTGCTGGGGATGCTAGCATGGCTTTAACTTTAGAAGAATTAAGATCATCTACAGTTCAAAATCTTCCTATGAGAGCAATAGATTTTATTAAATTTGCTTGGAATCCTTCTTATGGATATTTCGATATTACGGATACTTCAGCTCTTTTATCAGATTCTTCAACTATTTTTATTGGTCCATCGGCTCAATTTCCTTTAGTAGATCTTTTTGATATTCAATGGAAACTTTCTGTAGAAAAAACAGATTCTGGAGTTGTTACTAATAACTTAGTAACAAAACCATTATGGATTTATGATAATGAAATAAGATTTTTCAATGTTTTGGATACTTCTTCTCAATTTTATGATAATAGTAATTTAAATATTTTATTAGAGAAAGCTTATTTAAAGGATGCGGATCCATCAAATGATATCTGGGAAGACTCAATTGCTTATTCCATTTATTCGGATCCTTGCACTGGAGGATATTGGATTGATAATTCTGCAGGATTTCATGTTTGGCAATCCTTTGATTATGTAAATCTAGTTCCTGATACAAATTCAAAATTAATTTATGAATTTGATGCTAATTATAGAGTTCCTTTATTAAGTTTTGAAAATTATAAATTTACAGATGCTTCAGATAATGTTATTTCTTTAAATAAAAAATATTTCTTAGATATTATCGATGGCAAGATTATGATGGATTCTAGTATCCTAGGAATTAAAGATTGGGTAACAGATCCAAGCACAGCCGGAATTGAAAATTTAGAAACTACTATAAATTGGAATTATGATTCATCTTTAGGCGAGCAGAAAATTACCTTAAATGTTGTTTATAGATCTCCAAGAATGCCTCTATACATTTATGATCCTTCAGCTTATTATTGGTCACAAGGCTCGGATCCTTCTATAGCAAAGGTAGTTGATAACCAGGTTTATCTTTTTAGAGTAAATCATACTGGGGATTTTCATATTGAACTTTATGCATGGGACGGGTTTAATAACATTTTTACAAATCAAATGGAATATACTCATCCAGTTTGGACAAAATTTCCAAGGATTTATTCTTTAGTAGATAGTTCTAATTATTTAACTTATGAAGTAAGTACTTTTATGAATTTAAATGATGTGAGCGCTCTTATTTCTGCAAATCGTTTTCCACTATTTGATAAATATATTCCCTTACAAGGACTAAGTCTTGAATTTGATCCATCTGGAGATCCTTATATTACTATTCCTTCGATTACTTATTTTCAGGATCTTCCGGAAACAGATTCTTTGAATAGATTTATAAACTTAACAGAAAGAGTTGTAAATATAGCAGGTTCTACTATTGAAATTGATCCGGATTATCAGAAATTTTACACTGGAGATGATATTCAACTTGTTAAATTTGATAAGGGAAAATATCATTTAACTTTAGAAGCTAGTGCTCATATTGCATCATCTAGTTCAGTTTATCCAGGATCTGCACAACCTACATTAGCTATTTTGGATCAGATACCTGTTGAAATTACAATAGATGCTAGTTCAGAACTTTATATTCTTAATAATACTCATAGAAATACTTCAAATGCTCAAAATATAGGTTCTAATTTAATATTGGATGTAATTGATTATCAATTTGAACCTGGCCAATTAGTAGGAGTTATAGTTTCTGATGGAAGTACGGGATATTCCTGGGGATCTTCTTATAGAGTTATAGATGTATCCGGAATGACCCATACATTTAATCAGAATATTCCTCAATTCTTTATTGATTCAAGCAAGTATACGATTAAAATTAAACATGCTTTTTCAACTTATTCAGATTTTACAATTGAAACAGATCATGCTGTTGAAATCGCAAATAATTTTAAAATCTATTTAAAGAATAGTTATTGTCAGGAATATTTCTTGGATAATACATTTGTAGTTATTAATATGTTATTTGATCAGGATTATGTAAATCAGCAATGGTACGATCCTTCAGATAATTTAGTAAATTCAACTTTCTTTTTATATAATGAAGCAATTACAGTAGATACTAGCACTCTTGTTATATTTAAGTCCTTATATGATGTAAGTAATTATATGTTGGATCAGCATAATGTGTGGACTGTAAAAAACCACGATCCAAATCAGATTATCTTCAAAGTATTTAACGATAGCGTTCCATTTATTTTTAATCAAATAGGAACTTATGACGTTCAGGTTGAATCCTTTGATAAATACGGCAACTTAAAAACCCAGATTTGGGAAGGATTAATAAAAGTTCAATAATGGATGTCTTAATTGTAGTTGATGTTCAAGTTCATTTCAAATCTGTCTCAGATGAATATGTTGAGGGAATATTTGAATTGTGCGAACAATTTGACGAAGTCTATCAAATATGGGATGCTGTTGATGTAAATACTCCCGATTTTAAGTTTCCAAATGAATTAGATCGAATTCGTAAAGAATATGGAGGAGAATTGGCTGAAGAGGATGTTGAGCATTACGATTTTTCTGAAAAAGATAAAGCTGGTTTAAAAGAAGGTTTTAAATTTCATTTTGAATCTGGAGAATTATTTGTTGCAGGAAAAGAACCAAAACGTATGTGGTTTCTTTATGTAGGAGGAATACATCCCTGGTTTATTTTTGAAGAAAAACTATTCGCATTATTCGAAAAATTGAAAAAGGAAGGAAAACGAACTATTCTTTGCGGAGGTGCAGAAGAAGAATGTTTAGAAGATATTAGAGTTCTTGCAATGTCAATGGATTTAAAAGCAGAAGTTTTAGGAACTCACACATATAATTGATAAATATGGAATTAAAATATGGAAAATGGCCGAGAAAAGGCTATTCAGAAGGATATCCATCTTGGATTTTATATAATAATAAAAAACCAGTAGCCGGGATTTCTAATGATAGTAAAGATAAAAAGAATGTAATTATCAGACATATTGAAGCATTTGAAAAAGGGAAGGGATATGGGCCAAAACTTATATTTATATTACTCGATAACGGAATTAGCTTAATAACAGGGAAACCAGATTATAATTCTATATCTACATCAGCATATTATATGAATAAGAAGATAAATGAATTGATAAAAAGCAGTGATGGAAAATATAAATCTACTGTTTTGGGAAAAGCCAATAACAAAGGAAAAGAGGATGAAGAAAAATACAAAGATGTTATTGACAAAAAAGATAACTATCATTATAAATGGGGAAAAAACAAATTGGTAAAAGAATCCTTAATAAATTTTGAAAATTATGGAAGATAGATTTTATAAAGGAAATAGGATAGAAGAAGCAAATCCAAATAATACTTTTTTACCAGTCGATTCCAATGAATGGAGAAAAGCAGGTATTCTTTCTATTGAAAAACTCGGAAATATTATTCAAATACAATTAGATGAAGATATATTTAAAAGAAATGTTACAGCTGTTGCTTTTTCTAAACAGGATGAAATAGTGGAATTACCGCCAGAGAGTCTTCCAGTAGATCCTAGAACTCATATATCAGTTGATGAAAATTATTTGTATGTGTGGATTCCACAATCAAAAAGATGGAAAAGAATTCCATTATCCGTGTGGTAATTTATTGGTGCATAATCCATCTATCTTCGTCTGGATTTTCTGGTTGAATGGCATAATTAGCTGTTCGGATTTCTCCTAAATATCGAACCCAAATTCTTCTAACTTTCCAAGCAGGTTTTTTATTTGAAAGCATGGTTTTCGTTATTGGGTTGTCATTCGAATCTGTGTCCTCATCCTCATTTATTCTAAGTTCTACAAGTCTTTTCTCACTGGGTATCCAAACTTTTACCCTATCCCCTTTTTTATATGGTTGAGTATATTTTCCAATTCTCATAGACTTTTTGGGTTCCATTCCTCTTTGAAAGTGATAAACTTCCCGAACTGGATCATGTGGTAACGGAGTTAATTGTTTAAGAATTTCTGTTAATCCTTCTTCAGCAGTTGCGAGAATTTTCTCTTTCATTATTTTTCCCTCAATACGATAGCCATAAGAAAAATAATCTTCTTGGGTTTCTATTTCTGTGGATGCTTTAGCAGGATAATATCGAATAAAAAAATTATCTGCTCTAAAAATTTTATCATATCCCGGGGGCATAAAATATGTTCCTTCGATAATACCTAGTGAATAAGGAAAAACATTAGATATTTTATATTCCCCTCCTCTTATTTCAACCAATAGATCTAGGACCTTTTTAATAGCACGTTCTCCTACTCTCCCTATTTTCATACTATCTTTAGGATCCTGTCCTCTTTCAAAATTTTGGGACTCATTAGTTTTATTAATATGAGCATCTATAGCCTTTTTGACTTTTTCCAAAGCCTTTTCTGGAATTTTTGATACCTCTCCCCCCAATTTTGTTATAAATGCAGAAGTTCCTATATAATAAGTTTCCCCGGCAAAATAAGTTTCCCCCTCATCCTCTACCTTTTGGGGAACTTTTGAACTCATAAGTAATATTGGAAATCCTTTATAATCTTTTATTAAATCAATAATTTTATATTCTTTTGGATTATAAGTTACCCACCAATCGGTTTCTTCAATAAATTTTATGTCTAAATAAGTTTGACCAATAGTCATAGATTTTTTGGGTTCTACCCCTCTTGTAAAATACTGAGCTTCTTGCATTCTCGGAACTAATTCTAATAGGTTTTCTAATTGAAGAGGAGTTCCCCAGATAAAAATATCATCAGAAGTTCGAGTATTTTTATCTCCGAGATAAGCTGTAAATCCGATACAACCATCATCATATAATTCAGAGTCTGTATTAATTTGAAGATAATACCCTTTCGGAAAAATATGATAGCGGGAATCATCCCTAATTTCATGTTGAGAATCGGTTGTAAATTCTTTTATTATTTTTAAAATATCCCCTTTTTTTAAAGACAACCATTTTTGGACAAGACCAATTCTCATAGATTTTTTGGGGTCTATTCCACGTTCAAAATGAATATTTTCCCTAACTAGTTTCATTATTATTTATAGCAATATCCTGGGAGACTTCCTCCATAAACTCTAATAAGTTCTTTAAGTTCAGATTCAGGGACATAATCTTTAAGAGTCCATGACGTACCTCGACCTCCGCTCAGAGATTTCATAGTTTGATCATTAACAAATTCTGCAAAATCCTCAAGCTTTCCAAGAGGCTTATCTCCGGAAGTAAATATTACTTTAAAATGTCCATTATAATCTTTCCAAATTTCAGCAGTACTACCTTTATAGATATCATGAACATTAAAATACTCGCATTCTCCTGTTCCAAAATTAACTCTACCAATAGAAGCTATATAGCCTTTGCTTAAACGTTTTCCCCCGATTTCAGTTGCACCGGCTTCAGAAAATCTTCCTATTCCTAGATTTTTAAATATTTCAGAATTTCCTCTTTGAAATCCACCGCCACCACCGGATTGCTTTTCTGCATTAGCACCAGCAACTCTTTCAGATGGAAGAAGATATTGAGTTTTAAATTTTCTTTCTAGCTTTTCTCCTTTTCCAACAGGTCCTACTACAGGAGCAAGAACATCTGCCGAAGCTTTTGATCTTACACCAGAACCACCTAGATCAACAGCTCTATCATGGAATATCTGAGATATATCACTTCCCGCACCAAATACTTCTATAGCAGCTTCAGCTCTTGCTTGAGCTTTACCAGGATCCTGAATAATATTTGCTTGAGTTCTAGCTAAAGAAAGTTCTTTCTCGTGATTTCCTGCAGATTTGGTTTTTATATCGGTCATACGTACAAGATCCTTCTGTCCGAATCCTTCATTTAATAATACAAATTTTGCTCTCATGGGTATAATGTTTTTTTATATTTTTCTCGAATGTAATAGTTCTCTATATCTATTTTAGCATCATGGATAGCTATTTCCTCAGTTTCAACCATATCAGTTTTATCTGCTGGAGAAATTCCTATATAAAGCTCTTGGCCAACAGCAAAGTTTTCAGGACGAAATTTAATAATAAGTATAGGATAATTTTGATAATTTCTAATTAGTTTCACAATGTCAGCTACTTGTAAAATATTGTCAAGATTTTCACTCCAATTAGTTTCTTCAATAATTTTTTTATCAAGAACTGTTAATCCAATTCCCATAGATTTTTTAGGTTCTAATCCTCTTTCAAAATTCAAAGATTCTTTTAATTTTTTTTGTTCCTCTTTCCATGCATTATGAGAAGTATCTTCTTTTGCTATTTCGCTATCGATACTTCTTTTTAGATTATCCAAAGCTTTTTCGGGGGTAGTTGCTGTTTATTTTTCAGAACAAGAATAGGATAACCTCTGTAATCTCTAATGAGTTTAATAATATCATAAAGAAATAAATGCTTTTCGAGATCAATTGCCCAATCAGTTTCATCCATAACTTCTTGATCAAGATGAGATTTACCTACATTCATGGAAGTTTTTGGCTCAAGCCCACGTTCAAAATTTAAAGATTCCCTGATTATTCCCATTCCTCTACTTAAAATTTTCTGGCTAAATTTGGATCATTCTTAAGATTGGTCTTAATTATTGTGCGAAGATCCTCGGGGGACAACTTATATTCTGTGGAAAGTTTATTAACAACTGCCTTTGGTGCTTTTTCACCCAAAACTCTTCTGAGTTGATTGTATAAATCATAGGTGGCTTGAATAATTTTCGCATTTCTTTTCTGAATTTTTTCTCTTGTTTTTCTACCTTGATCCGATGTTTCTTCAGCCCATTTGTCGGATATCTCTGTACCTGCATCCATATTAACAGCTTCGCTGGCTAATGAGTATAACTCTCCAGAAAGACCTTGATCCTCCATTCCTTTAAATTCATCAAACGCATTTATTATTTTATCATATAAATCATTGCCAAAGATTCCTTCACGATTTCCTTGTAATAAAAGTCTAAATTTAGATATTGTATAACTAACCGTACGAGGTTTGAGACCCAATACATCTCCTAGTCTTGGAGCAGATAGCTTTTGGAAATCTGTATTCTCTTCTTTGCCCATTTTTAGTGCATTACGTGTCATTCCGCTATCGCCTCTACCTCGAGTATCTTCTGATCTTCCCATAGCATCTTTAGCAGCTAAATACATCGCAGCTAGTTGTGGTTTGGTTATAACATCATTACCTCTTGATATAGCAGCTTTTTCACCACCTGAATATTCTATTTCAGGTTGATCGGTTCCATATAATTCCTCTAGGGATTCGCAAACAAGTTTTTTCATCTCTTCGTTTTTTATATTTATCTACTGCAAATATACGAAAAAGACTTCAAAATAAAAAATAAATTATATAGGCAACGGTGGCATGCTAGGAAAAGATTACGGAAAACCAGGAAATCCATAACAGGTTTTTCCGGTTGGAGCCCATTCTTTTAATAAGAAAGTCATCCAGGGTAAATTACTTGGCTTTAAATTTTCCCACTTAGGAAATGGATCCGATTGAATAATAGTTGGCATTGCTGCTTTTAAAGCAGCCTTATAAGCTTTAAAATTATTAAACGATTTGGATAAAGCAGGACCGTAATTCGATTTCATCAAATCTTCATTCTTTAATTCAAATTTATCTATGATAGCATTCAAAGGACCATAATTAACATTTTGGTCTATATCCGCAGCCATTTTGATTATAGGTTTTGGGTTCTTTAATGTAAAGGCAAAATTAGCGGTTTCGGGTTTTGTAGCAATAGGAAGAGGAGCTAAAAATTTATCCATATTAGCTAATAAAGTATCGAGTTTAGCGAATTGCTTATCGATTTGATCCTGTGTTTTTTGTAATGCTTGTATTTTAGGATCCGGATTTTGAGCAATAGAAGATCCAGCATAAGCATCTTTAATTATTTTATATTTTATTTCGAATTGAACTTTATCTTTTTTATCAATAAGAATTTGTTCGCTCAAACTTGTCATATCAGTTGTCCATAAATAAAGAGCAGACATATATCTTGGTATATCTTCTTTAGTATCCACCGAACGATCTCTTTTTGGTTTTTTAGTCTGCAAATCTCGTTTTTGATTTTGCAAATTAATTATTCTATTTTCAATTTCTTTAATATCTGCTTTTGCTTTATCTAAGTAAGTTTTTAATCGATCTTTTTTAAATTGAGATAACTGATCGGTTAAAGCTTTCTTTAATGCTTCTATTTCTTTCTTTAGTAATGTTGCAGGATCGGCTAGAGGAACATGGTGTTCTGTTGACCAATTAACAAATAAAGCCCAGGGGAAGGGATAGATTCCTGTAATAGTAAGGCCTACAACAATAAATCCCCAATTAGTTTCAAAAGCCCTAATCGGAATATAAACGATTGGAAAAGGGGTAGGTCCAATCGGAGGGGGCAAACCTGTTGACCAGCTTGTTGCAGGATTAGCTACACTTGCTAAAGTTGCAAAAGCACAATAACGCATCCAATAAGATAAATCCCCATATTTCTTTTTAGTATTTGGAGAAAGATAAGGATCATCTTCATCAGGAGGTTGACAAGATTGATCTGCAATGGAATATAATCTATATTGTTCGCCATTAATAACTGCAATAGAATATGTAGCAAAAGTACTTGAAATACTATCTAAGTTCTTTAAGAGAACTTCAATTTCTTCTGGAAGTGCATTATATCTTTTCCAAAGACCCGTAAAAAACTGCTCAATTTGGTTTCCTTCTAATTCTGTTTCTACCCATTTTGTTTTATTTGGGGAGTATTTTGTTTCAACTAGTTTGTCTATCTCAATACTAAAATTAAATAAAAATAAAATATAATTTCTTATTGTTATTTTTTCATTATCTATTTTCTTTTTATTATTTTTTTGTAAATCTAATAAATAGTTTTCTCCAGCTGTAAAACGAGTTCCGACTTTAGCATTAGCTTCATCCCATTTTTGACGAAGAACATCATAAAAATTAGGATCAATAGAAAAGAAAGTTCCTTCAGAGAGTTCTTTACAATAAGCATTAATTTTATCTTTAATCTTTTTAACACTATATTTGTCAGTAAAAAATCTATTCCTTAAAAATTCATCTATTTTATTTATAAAAGCTGTGGTAATATTGTTCTTATCAAAATAAGAAGATAACTGAGCAGCAAGAGAAAAATAAAATTCAATAAGTTCAAATTCCTTTTCATCCGGCTTTGTTATCTTAGCCTGATTTATTCCATTTTGGCCATCTGATTTAAGATATTTAAAAAGAATTTGTTCGCTTTGATCCAATTCAATTTTAATATCTCCCATTTGTTCTGCTTCGGCTTTTGCTTTTACTTTATCACTACCTGCAATATCCTTATTTCTTTTTTCCCAACTTTTTTTCTGTTTGGAGAAAGTTGTTATAATTCCATCCCATCTTTGTTTAACCCCTCCAATTTTATAAATTAAGGACAATGATTCTTTAATAGAAAGGCTTCCATCTATGAGTGGAGAATATTTAAGCATTACAGGATAAATGGTAGGCAAATAAAATTCACTCATAAAAAATTTTGTATCATTTTGTTCTTTATAAGCTTCATTTAATTTGTTTATAGTTTCTTCTAAATATGTCTGATTTGGATCTGAAATATTCTGAACATAAATTTTATTGGGTTCAACCAATTCAACAATTCCATTTACACTAGAATAAATCTTATTTCCATCATAAGTTGCCATAGGAACATTAACGCTGAGAGTATCCCCTGCTTTAACAAGAATATTTAAATTGGTACTTGAATTATTTTGAAATAGAGCTTTTGTAGCAATATCAGGTTGGGAACCTTCTATAATTGAAGTATCTTGATTTTGTACAATTTCGCAGGAAATATTTTTTTCCTCCATTGGAAAATGGGGAACAAGATTATCATCAATATCCACAGGACAAGAAATTATTTGTTCTGCAAAAAGTTGTGGAATAATTTCTATATCACTCGGATTTGGGGTAGGTTCACATATTTGAGATAAAGTAATTTCTTGAAAGGAATTTAAAGCAGTGCTCTGTAGCTTTTTTCTATTTGTAACATAAATTAGGGAGGCAAGTAAAACCCCAGAAATAACAGCATCCATTATTTTAAAAGATCCTATAAGAGCTTGAATCTCTTTTCTTTTATTAGTCTCTAACCTTTCTTGACTTAGTATTGAAGAAACACTTCGAATAAGTCTTTGTAGATATTTTCCTCTATGAGGAGAAGGTGTTTCGTTTTGATTTAGAAAATCCTTTATTTTTAAAACTATAACATATGTTAGAAAAAGCCACGGAGCTATTCCAGCTATTCTATAAGCAGCTTGGTATACCTTAGATGAATTAGAAACCTTATTATCAAATTCGTCCGAATTATTAAAAAGATTAATATAGTCTTCAGCGAAAAGATCCTTATCTCCTAATGATTTAAGAAAATTATCGAATTCCTGAGCATAAAAATCTGAATTTTCGCAAGCGAGAACAATTTCATTTAGATCGGATTCATCAATATCATTTCCGATCTCTCCTAAAAGCTTTTGGAGATCTCTATGATTTTTAACATAATTTAACGCTTCATCATCCGTAATGTTTTTACCAATTTGTTTTTTAAGTTCATCAAGAATTTTATTAAGTAGAATAAAAGCAGCAAGCTTTAAAGCGAGAAGAACAGCGGGTTTCTTTAAAAACCCTTTAAATTTCTCGATTGATGATTGAAGCTTTCCAAAAGCTTCTTTTATTAATTTTTCTTTAAGACCCATGAGATTGATTTAGAAATTGACATTCATTCCAGAGTTTCTCATTATCTGTCTCATAGCTGAATCACTATGTATAGACATCCAGTATCTAGATTGGGATGCAATTTGATCTTTAATATACCATGTAATATTTTTGTAATCTTTTTTTCTGAAATCAATTGCCGAAATATGATCAAGAATATCATCCAAAGTATCAGCAAAAAATCTGCTTAACTCATTATCATTTATTTCTGGAATATTTTTCCTAATAATTTCAGCTATTTCTTTATTGTTTATATCGTAAGTATATCCTTCGTGTTCAAGTCCTTGTATATTTTTTATAAGAAAACCTCCCCAGCCTATATTCATAGCTTTTTTCGGTTCTTGTCCTCTCTCGAAATCCAGGGATTCATTATTATATCTTTTTAATCTTTGCTCTGCTTGTTTCTTTTCAATTCTTTCCCACTTTTTGAGATATTCTAAAGCATGCCGAAGTTCTTCTGTAGAGGCTTCTTCTAAAGTCGAAAGATCCCATGACCGAGAGCCAAAATGATGAGGGCTCAATGCATTCCGTATATAATCTGATAAGACAGAACTACCACTCCAGGATTCTGGATCATATTCTGTAATTTCTGCAATTAATTTTTGTTTTCTTTCCTCCACTCTTCCAATAGACATAGCATCTTTTGGATCTTGTCCTCTTTCAAAATTTAATGATTCTTTAATAAGTCCATCCGGTGTGAAAGCATTTTTAAAAAATTGCTGATATTCTGATTTAATAATTAATTTATGTTCAGTTCTCCAGGATCTTCCTTTTATTCTTGATAGTTTTTTCTGAATAGGTTTTATTTCTATATCACTAAAAAAGTCACTTCCGAAATTTTTCTTAACATAATTTAAGAAAAGTTTTTCATTATCAATATAATCTGTAACATCTAACCACGCACAATCTCTATTCCCCGAAATATTAATGGTGGAAACTCCCCTTTCACTTGAAAGCCCCCATATTCCTTTTTTAATTTTTGTAGGGAGACCCAATTTTAGGATTTCTCTCGGATTCTGTCCTCTCTCAAAATTTAACGATTCTTTGATAAGCCCATCTGGCGTAAAAGCATTTTTAAATATCTGGTGATATTCTGGTTTAATGACAAGATGAAAAGTCCATCCTCCTTTTTTAAGAGAATTATTTCTTTGATCAATATCGCTAAAGAATTCTGTTCCAAAATTTTTGTAAACATTCTTTCTAAATATCTCTGAATCAGTGCCATAATCTTCTACTCTAAGCCAAACACGATCAAATCTCTCCATTAAATTAATAGAACCTGTTCCTCTTTCATGATAAAGACCCCACAATCCATTTTTAATTTTTGTAGGGAGACCAATTTTCATGGAGGATTTAGGATCTAATCCTCTTTCGAAATTTATGTTTTCTTTAACTATCATTTTGAAACTAAAACATTAGTTGAGGTAGCTGCTTGTTTTGCTTGCTGAACCAACCCCACATTTACTCCAGGAGTAAAAGGAGCTTTGGAATCTATTGCTGTTGCCATAGTTTGTAATAAAGGAAATAAAACTTCTGCTAAAACTGCATGATAATAGGGGCCTGGTCCCAATTTTGTTATTTGGTTTCCACTTGCTATAACTTCATCAGCATTAATAGAAACTTTAGCTGAAGCAGAAACATTAACTTCATTCTTTGTTACAATATTTAATTTATCCCCATCAAGTTGAATCATAGAATCCTGATTAGCATGTTGAATTGTAATCATACTATCTGGAGAAATCTGAACAAAACTTCCTCTATAAAATATTTGAAATCCACTGCCTCTTTGATAAATGGCCGTTAATTCTTCATCGGGATCATAAAGTAAAACATGTGTTCCATCGTAATCATCCTTGATCCTTTGTATTAATTGCGTATCTATATTTTGAATAGTTGTATATTCAGGCGAGTAAATATCTCCATTGTTAAACTGGATACGGACTATCTGGCCTATCTTAGGAATTGATAATGATCCTGCTCCGTCTCCTGCAAAAATTGTAGAGTTGATTGGTACAGCCCAGGGAAGATCTGCTGCATTAAGATTATCCATTAACCTATACACACGAATTTGGCATCGACCTGAAAAAGTTGGATCAATATTGTTCGTGATAACTCCAAGCCAATCATTGTCATGAAGATCTTTAAACGTTAAATGTAGGCCATCTGGTATCATTTCTTCTTTATTCGATTATAATATTTAAGAAGTATATTTTTTATGTTTTCAAATTCATCTTCATCTAAAATAAACATAGGAGTATCTAAATTTCCCCATCCAACATCTGGTTTATATCTACGAGGGATAAAATCATTAACTTCTTTAATAAAAGGTTTTCTGTATTCTGTTTGTATAGTTATAATTAATAATTCTTTATAAATATTAATTAAATCTTCAGGAGTCCACTCCTTGCCTATTCCCATAGCAGTTATTGGATCTAATCCACGTTCAAAATTAATACTTTCAAATACAAACTTAGCTTTCATTTATAGGTTTATTTATATTTCCTTTATCCGGTCTAGGTATTGGTTGAAGCTTTGTATCATCTGTTGCTTCTCCGGGTTTTCGCCTTTCAATAGCTTTTTGAGTTATTCCTTGTTTTTTTGATACATTGCCAAAAAGATATTTTGCATTTTCTATTTCTCCTTTTGTTGCTTGTCCTGGATCAGAAGTATTTAATCCTCCTTCTGTAATTCCTGCCTTTGAAGAAGATCCTATAAATGCTCCTTTTTCTAAAATATCTTTTTTAGAAGTAGCTAAGCTAGGAACAATCGTAGTAAATCCTCCATCCTGAATTCCTATTTTAGGTTTTGATCCTGAAAATTCTGCTGGCTGCAATCCATCTTTAGAAGTAGCAGCACTCGGAGGAATAGTATTTAATCCTCCTTCTTCAATTCCTGTATTGGGTTTTGATCCTAAAAATTCTACTGGTTGTAATTGTCCTTCTATAGTTGAACTGGTCCCTGCAAATTCCCCATTTTGAACTTCCCCTTCTGTGGATCCTAATTTTGTTCTTGTTACGCCTTTATTATCAATGGATCCAGAAGTAGATGTACTTGTAAGAATTCCATTATAAACTAAAGGACCCCCTACTAATTTAAGGGTGCCAAGATCTGTTGCTAGCGATCTATCTCCATTGGTAAGTGCCTCTGTATTTAATTTTAATGCATTTTTATTTTCTAGAGGTTTACCTATATTAATCTCACCTAATGCTTGAGAAATTAAATCAGTTGCTTTAGACATATCTTTAATTTGTTCCCAGATTCCTCTATCACTTAAAACCTGATTTGCAGCTCTAGTTAATTCCATACCTTCAGCATCAGTAGCTTTTGATTTGGACATTTTTGAAACAAAAGCTCTAAATGCTCCATCAATTATATCTCCCTCTAATTCTTGAGAAGGCATTGTGGCTGAAAGTCTTTGAGTCATTGCTTGACGAACTAAACCAAATACTGTAAAAACATTCTTACTTTGAATAGCTGCAAGAGCTTCGCCGAAAGAAACTCCCAATCCCGGAATTTTTGTTATTTTTCCTTTACTAATAGTTGTTTCAAGAAGATTTTCTGCAAATGCTTTTCCAAAAGTTAAAGTATTTCCAATCCAAGTTGGCGGTTGTATAGCTTGTGAGGCATTTAAAAGATTTGATTGGCCTGATCCCCCGGATTCAATAAAAGGTTTTCCCGATATATGAGATCCTTTTTGTCCATAATCCACATCGGGATTTATAAATGGACGGGCATTAGTATTTCCCGAAATTTTTGAAGGAGTATATGGAATATTTTCCATAGCAGGAATTAATCCTATTCCCAACCCTGATATGATAGGAAGAGCTTCACCAGCGGCCAAAGAAAATTCTCGAGTCCTTTCTAAACCATTTATAATTCGATCCGTGTAATAATAATCTAAAAGGGGATTTCTATATTCTTCTGTAAGTGTTCCTACTTTAATATCAAAGCTTACTTCTGTCATTGATGGTTCACTAACATTTAAATCATTGAAGTGAGTGTTTAAAGAAGTTATATCTATTTCACATCTTTCACAATGAAGAACATAAGTTGGCATCAAATCATCCATCGCTGTAAGAATCATTTCGGGAACTTCAGAACTTTGATATTTTCCCGAAGGATTTGAAAGTTCTGGTAAATATTTTTGAACAGCAGTTTGTTTTGGAGGATAAATTTTATCACTAGATTGAGTTTGAGAATTTATTTTTAGATTTGATTGATGGAAAATTCTAAATTCAGTAATATAAATATCCATCATAAAATATCTCATCATATCTGGAAGAATCCATCTTTGATAAACATCATCCCAGGCAATCTTACGATATAAATTTAAGAGATGGGTTACCCTCAAATCAAGGCCTTCAAGCATTTTCATAGTAACCTTGCCATCTTTTGAAACACGAATACCTCTTTTTGGGTCAATTTTTAATAGGGAGTCAATGCCCGAAATATTTTGAAAATAATATTGATAATTATTTTGAAGAGTATTCCATTTTTCGATGAAATCCAAAAGCATTTGTTCACGACCAAATTCATTAGCGTCTCTTAGAAATTGTCTCGTCGAATAAAAATTCCTAGCATTAATATCATCTTCTTTGTATAATTCGAAAAGAGGATGAGGCATTTTATCATAATTAGTTAATTCTAAGCTTGTATTAGCTGAACGAAATCCAACACGAAAAGTTAGATAGGTTGGTTCATCAAAAGTTTTTGATAATTTACCACCAGAAATAGCATCCCCTGTAAAAATTGATCCAGTAGATCTAAATGATTGAAATATATTTTGAGCTAAAGTTGGCATCGATCTATTATTTTTTTATTTATTATGCTTTTTTCTTTACTGGTTGCACTGGAATTGGTGAAGGCCATTCTCTTCGAGATAGCATAAAGGTTTGGGAAAATTGAGAATAAACTTGCGTATCATTTCTTAACCACGATAAAGTAAATCCCTTGACATAATACCACCCTGTATAGAAAAATTCGAGAGCTGCATCTGCTATAAAATCCTTGCTAACTAAAAGATTTTCAACTCTATCTTTTTGAATAAGAACTATTGGGACTTTATCTCCTTTAATAATGTTTAAATTTGTTCCCTGAACCGAAACTTCTACAGTAAGTTTTTCAAGTTCAACCCTATTGAGAATATTTTGTATTTGAGACCTAGCATAATTTCTGTGATGATTACCTGTCCATTTACTATTATCGTCATTTGGATTTGAAATTGTATATTGAATTCCTAACCATGGCGAAATATTATATAAGTCCAGATAATTATAATTTGCTTTTGCTGGTTCGGTCTTTGAGTTAAGAGATGCATCCCAATGAGCTCTTCCTCTCAAAAGAATATGGGAATTTACTTTTTCGGGATCATAAGCGGGTTCTATTTTAAAAGACCAATATTTTGTTTTACTAGGATCTTCATAAATAACTTTATTGTGTTCAAAAAAACATGCTTGAACAGATGTTCCATAATCATAAGTTATTGCAGTTGATCTGTTAATCGGTTTCCAATCCGTAATATAAAAGCTAGTTGTTCTATATCCGTGAAAATTAGAAAATACTTTTGGAGTCTCTATTGTTTTATCTGTCGATTTTCCCCAATAAAATTCTGTAGGGACATTTCCTAAAGAAGCGGCAATATCAATTTCATCTTCTGAGGAAAGAAGTTGTTTTTGAACATTTACAAAATTAAAATTATAATAAACATCTATCCACCAATCAAAAAAACTATTTTCATCTTTCCACGCTCTTGAAGCAATTTCTTCAATCGAAAGATCAAAAGCTGTAGAAATAAACCACATTTGTTTATCATCCGTATTTTCTTCATTAGTATTAAATCCGAGATTTAAACTTTTTGCTATAGATTTTAAAGCATCCATAGTAGTCATTTTAAATGCTGAAGATCCTCTAAAACCAGATAATCCGGGTATAAATAATTCGCCAAAGAAAGTAACCATATTTCCTTCTTTAATAGTAGTACTTTTCTTAAGAGGACTTGCTCCAGTTATTACATAATCATTTCTAATAGGAATAAGAAGATCCGATTTGTTTGTAATTGCTACAGAGATAATATCTCCATCCTTAGGCATTTCTTTAGTAAAAAATTTATCATTTGCAAAACTAAGAGTTAAAATTATTGTCGGAAGTCTTCTTGTAGAATCTATTTGAAAATAATCTATTTCTCCCTTAGCAACTATATAATCATTTATTTTAATAAATGGAAATTCTAGAGAAGTTTTGTCTTCTATTCTTTGTGTTTTTCCCCCTGGATTAGTTTCTTGTAAAGACATTTCATCCAAGACAATCGAGGGTTTGAAAACATTATAAATTCTATATTTTTCTTTACCTGAATCATTGCTGTTTGATTGTCTAGGAGCATTCAAACTTCCAGATGGATTAAAAGTGTAATCTGCCATTATACTTTTTTACTTTTTATAATCGTGGTTAAAAATTCACTGGAGCTCATTCCGTTTTTTAAACATGCACTTTCACTAACACCCTCTCCAAAGTAAACTCTTCCGTTTCTATGAACAATTTGTTGTGCTCCTTCTTCAGCAATATTTGGGGGTAAAGCCCCTTCTTTAAGATTTCTATCTTCAAAATTAATAGCAATTTTATCTTTTGACGGGGCTTTAGTTGGATCAAGATACTTATATGATAACCTGATTTTATTTTCTGGAGAATCTGCACCCTCTCCTTCTTTTCTAATATTATCCTGCGCTGAATTTAAATCGGGGATAAGAATTATATCTCCAGGACTAATTGAAAAAGCATTACTAATACCGTTATATTTAAGAATAAATTCTGCTTGAAGAGTATTATTATAAACCGATTGAGAAATTAAATCTGGTCTCATAGCATATTCTGTTGGCACTTTATAAGCTTGATAACTAATATAATTATTAGTCTTAAAAGTAAACATAGATTGGGTTAAATCTCTTATAACCAATCCATCATCTTTAACTAATAATGGTTTCTTATCTATTGAATTTAAAAACATATTACTTAAGTGATTTTAGCATTACCCAATTAGCAGATCTATAAGCACTTCTGTTTAGTACTGTATTTCCTGTAAAAGATAAATCTTGATTTGCAGAAACTGCTGTGAATTTTTCTCGATTCCAAACACTAACTGCTCCAGCTAATTTATTTTCTATAATAGCTGATTTGCCAACCTTACCCCCCGTTGTTCTAGAATCAGCAATAAAAGTTCCTCCGGCAAAATTTGGGGTAGTTCCTGTAGCAGATTGATTTCCGGTAACCTTATCTACTTTTGTTTCATAATCTCCAGTACTGGTAAAAGAATCAGGAAGATCATATATACGACCCATACCTCTGTTGAAAATACTTTGAATAGCATCTTTATCACGAATCATTCCATGATCTAGATTAACTGTAACTTTTATATCAAGTGGAAAATCATCAGGGCCAAGTTCATCTCCAAGTTCTACTTCAATACTATCGCAAATAAGGTTTCCAATCATTGCTATAGGATTTAAAGGATTACCTATTGTAACATGCCATTCCCCAACCGGTTCTCCAATAAGAAGAGCTTTTAAACCCGTTAAATATGGAATAGTTCCTTCTGATTTTTCTGCAGATTTTGCACGAATAATTTTACCAGCAACATTATTTCCTGTTAATAAACTTTTAATATCCATATTTCCCTTGCCTAAAATCGCATTAAAAACTCCTTCAGCTAATTTAGCAATTTCGGATCCAGCCTCTGCAAATTTATTGGAAAAACTCTCTATAGAAGATTGACCCCATCCAATAGCATCTCCTCGGTACCATTTTTGAGCACCCTCATCTCCACCCATAAATGGATATTGTTGCGGATTTGCCATAAATCTATGCTGGCCTCCCCAGAACATAGCTGAAGCAGTTCCTATAATCAGGAAGTTAGAAAGTATATCTAATAAAACTGCTTTTGTATTTATTCCCCCAATTGGTCTGGCAGCATACTCAAAAACAATAGAAATTTTATTATCATATTTTAATCCTGCTTCTCTTTTCTTAACAGTATCAATTCTATTTACAGGACCAATAATTCTATTTTCATAAGGCCCGTTTGAATAAGGATCCGGGGGCAAATTTCCTTTATTAAGGATTGCTTTTTGATCAAAATTACCGCTAGCAATATTAAGCATTTTAGCAAATTTAGTTAATCCGCCAAAAAGACCAGCAGGACCAGCTGCCATATCAGGATCTGCTTGGGATTGAACCTCAAATACTTTTGCTTGAACTTCGCCCCAATTTAATCCAGCAGTAAATTTAAGAATAGAGCTTAAGGAGTTTCCGGTTTCCTCTCCAAAATAAGTTATAGCTGAAGCCATTGGAGGAAAAGCAACTTTTTTTCCTGAACCTTGATCCTGACCTCCATCGTTTGAATGAGCAGTTAAACCAGCTGACGCATCAGATTGAGATGCAGCTGATCCCATATCAGCAAGACCATCCATACCTGGGAATTTTAAGTTATCTACAATAGGAGCTGCATATCTTCGAAGAGTTATCATTCGGTTATTTGGTACAATATTCCAATATTTACAAAAAACAAAATCACTAAATTGATAAGGGGTTCTTCCATAAGGATCCCCTTTTCCCCAAGATATAATTGAAGATGTAGTTGGGTTAAGACTGAATCCCAAATCGTCTTCAGATGTTTCGTCTAATTCATACCATTTTCTTTGGCCTTTTTGATTGATAAGATAATTTCCCCCTTTACTTCCATAAAGACGAGTAATAGCATAAAGATTTATAAGAGAAGGAGGTCCTATATAAAAATCATCCTTTTTAAGCTGTTCTCTTCTTTGTGCTAAAGCAGAAATAATATCTCCTTGTTCAGCTATCTGAGCTTCTTGCACTTTAGAATCAGAAATAAGATATCCAGTAGTTGATACTTGTCGAAATCTAGTATCATAAGGAGTGATTAAAGAATTTCCATTTTCAACTTCAAATAATCTTTGAAGTCTTTTATCAAATGGACCTACAGCAGATCCTTCTAAGGGTTTACCATCAAAATCGGTTAAAGGAACTTTAGAAGACACTGTATCATTTACAGTTTTAGTATATTGCTCTCTTAAACAATTCCCAAGAAATTGTTTTGCTCTATCAAGAGCTTCTTTATAAATTCTTGCAGCAGCAATTGGATGAATATGATGCAATCCGTCAGGTTGAATATCTTTGCTGAAAAAACCATCTCCTGTGATTAATTCATTAAAAAGAGTATTAACCTGTATACGAAAACATTCATTGGTAGCATAATAATCTGTAAACTCAAGAGCATTTTCAATAGATTTTAAAGCTCTGTCAACTAATTGATCAATTTTGCTATTATTTGTGACCACTTCTGCCATATAATTTTATTTTATATATTCGAGAAATAAAAAAGTCTAACCTTGTGGGTTAGACTTTCCAATTTAATTTCTCCTGTATGGGTTTACATTCGATAAGACGAACCTTCTTGACTGAGGGAAAGAAAATTATTTCCTCAAATAAATCATAATATTCTTCAAGTTTTGAGACATATTTATCATCTAGAAGAACTAAATCTGATATTTTCTCACAGGGTTCTAATTCTGTAAAAAGATTTTCTATAATGTCTCTATTAAGATTTGGATTAGAATAAAAAATCCCTCTAATTCTTTTGGATTTGGCATAATTGTCAATCATATTCATAATCTTTTGATTGATTATGAAAGCCCCATATTCATCTATTGTAGAATAAGTATATCCTAAGTCCGATAAAATTTCAGGAACACTGACAATTGAATATAATTTCAGATTTAAAAAAGCCCGCTTTAATTTTGGTAAACCCTCAACTGTTATATAAAACTTCATGATTATTTAGAAAACTCCTTTTTCGCAAGTTCCGTAGCTGAGTAATAATCCATATCCTCCTTCATCATTAAATCCAATGCTCTGTCTGCTACTTTTTGATTTATTTCAGCATCAACTTTAGCATTATCTTTAACTCTTATATCTTCTTTGAGTTTGTTTTGCATTTTTTTACCTTCAATGATATTTTGTCGTATCATTTCGAATCGCTGATTCAAGGGTAATGATTTTCTGTATTTAACAAGACCAAGTTTTTTTTCCATGGCTTTTCTTTCGCGTCTGTTCATAGAATTTATGTATTAAGATTTAAAAAATATTTTAATTCTTCTTCAGATGGAATATTACCTTTTCCATCTTGATTAAATGTTTCTAAAAATTTCTTTTTTAATTTAGATGGAATTATTTTTGAACTTATAGTTAAAGGTAATTTTGTTATTTCCCCTTCTTTAATTGGAACTCCAGATTTTAGATAATACGCAATATAGCCTGCAACTGGTGGTTCATTTAGATTTTCCTTTTTCATTTTTTGCTAAGACTTTTTACGTAGAAAACGTTGAACAACCTAAAATACGCTGCCAAGAAAAGGATTTCATCAGTTCTAATAACTGAAGAAGCATCCATTAATTTAAATTTTTTCTTCTGGGGGGTTACTTCAGCTTCTTCCTGAATTCTTAAATTACTTATATCAACTGCATAAAGTTTAATAGGGGAATCCGAGGTTAGATTACTATAAACAGCACCAAGATACATCCAATCTTTTGCAGCTTTAACATTGATTTTTGTAGTTTCAAAAAGAACTCTATTAGCAGCAACTAGATCCGTTGAATCATCAGAAGAAACATAATCATTAAGAAGAGTTAAAACTTCTTCTTCCTCTATATAATTCCAGTCTTGTACAACTCCGATCTTATCAATTAATCCTTCAGAAGATATTGTAAAAGGAATTACTGCAACTTTATCTTTTTTATCTTGGAGATAATAATGGCCATCTATTTCAAAGACATCTTCATATTCTCCTTGAACAATAAGTTTCTTTTTAGGTTCTTCTTCCATTATAAAAATTTATTTTTCTTTCACTATTTGAGATTCCCCTATTACCGGTGCTTCAACTTCATAAGGAAGATCTGAATTTGGATCCTTCCAACTAGGATCATAAGCTTCTAAAAGAGCTCGTTTTAAACTTTCCTTTAATAGTTTATCATCTAAGCTGTGAATTATATATTCAATAACTTTTGTCCCTCCATCTTCGAAGCTTTCCTTTGCAACATTATATAATGATTGCTTAGGGAGAGAGATTTCTAGAGTCATCTCAATATATTGATCAAACTTTTTCGCTTTTTCGCACATTATCCAGACAGGGTCCCCAGAATTACTTGTCTCTACCTTGCCAGATGCTTGCTGCTGAGTTTTTGTATCGGAGACAGATGAAGCATTAGATTGAGGGGGAATCGTGTTAAACATATTTATTTGACCAAATTTTGATTTTGTCGGTCTTGGAGGAACAGGAGTAAGTTTTCGTTTTCCCGGTTCAAAGGGTTGAACACAAACTTTATTCTCACCATGATTACTTTCATCTTGCCATACCCATTTTTCTTCTTGCCTTCCAACCCATTCTTCCTTTATAGACCAAAGATTAGAAGGACTATCAACTTCAGCCATTAATTCGCTGGTATAATTAGTACTATTTAGCGGAATAATCAATTGTTCGTTACATCTAGAACCATCTCTAAAACATATAAAAATTATTCCATCTTCTTCTTCAATTTTATCAAATATTACTACATCACCATTACGGGGTCCAGCTAAATATTGGAAGTATCTTATATTCTCTGCCATTTTATTTTAGTTTTAACTTTTTATTGAAATCAATTATTTCCCAATCATATTTAGACTCTCCGATTTTTGGATAGGGTTTTTCAAACAATGTTCTAAAAGCAATACAATGTTTTCTCTTACAATCTTGCTCGTATTTATCTGTTTCATCCCATTTATGACCAAAAATTTTGCAAATTATATTCATCTTAATTTTTGATTTCTATTTTTTTTATTTTAACTTCTTTCACCTTTATCTTATAAGGAGATATACTTTGAGAAGTCATTTCTGTACTCTTCACTCCATTCGGTGTTCCATCCTTGTTTTGACCAGTCGACATAATCCTCCCGAAAAGATTCAAGAGCTTCATTAAAATGCATTTCATAATTGCCCGAGCTTAAAAAATTCATCCTCATTACCGGAATAACAAATGTATGCTTTGTTCCTTTAACCCTCCAAAAATACGAAGGGATTGTTCCGTGAATCCCCATTCCATATTCTACAAAAAGAGGTTCAACCCATCCCTTGGGATGTACCCCCATTTCTTGGACAATAATTAATTTAGAAAAATCATATATGTGAGGCATTACTCTTTATTTTCATCTTTTTCTTCTGCAATATCTACTGCTTTTACTTCTGTAATTTCAGCTTTTATAACTGTCTCTGTTACAGTTGCATCAGCATCTGCTATACTTTTGCTATTAATATCTCCAGATAATCTTCTTACCCCAAGTAATATTGTTGAAGCTAAAACCAATTTTAAAATTACTCCAAGATATTCTAGAGTATTCGGAACTTCGCAAAAATATCCTACTGTTCCTGCTATCATTCCAGCACCAGCAATTATTCCAAGTATTACCCCTATAAATCCAGATCCAGAAGTTTTTCCAGTTGCGTTATTAAATGTTTCTGAAAAAACAAATTTCGATCTGTCATATTTTATTACACTCATAATTATATTAATTTTAGTTGGATTATATTATTTATCCAACTAAAATTAATAGGGCCCTGAAAATTATCTTAAAATGTCAACAATATTTGTGACAACAATTGAAGAAATGGTATAGTCTGTAACACTTCCTTCCATATGCTTAGCAATTTTTGCTTCAACATCAGTTGGGCTTATTGCTTCAACAATATAGGATTCGGATCTTTTTTTAAGTCTTCCTTTTGCATCTTCAAAATCCTCTTTGATTTGGGCTTTGTAATAATTTTTTTCATCCATGTTTTTAAATATTTAAAGTTAATAAATTTTAACAAAAAGGGCCGAAGCCCTACCCTGTTTCAGCAACTGTTGACACGTTAGCGCTTTAGGATTTTTAAGCGTCTTTACCATAAGCATACCATCGGAGATTTATATTACGGTTTACTCTTTACTCTTTGCTTATCCGGCGGTATCCTTCTCATCCTTAGTCCGCATACCTACTAATGAAAATTAAGCCTTCGATTCTGAAACTTACAGACTAGATTATTAAAGTGATTTTGCCCGTATTTCTTCGGGTAAAATATTCTGTGCATCGAAAATACTAGGAACTTTTCCACAGTTTGTACAAACAAAAACCGGCATAGGAATTGTTTCTTCTTTTCCACTTGGAGAAATTAGGGCAGAAAGAATTTTAAAGAAAATCTTTTCTTGAAAAAGCATTCCTCCGCATTCACATGTTATTGATTTAGAGTTTCTAATCATATCAGAAGTTACCTTCATCTGAATTCTGTCTTGTGCTGCTCCATCAAGTTGTGCAGCTCTTTGATCTCTTATGTTCATATTATTTAGTTTAATTTACAATTTTTTTATCTCTATCTTTATCTTTATATACTGAAACAATTGTTCCTAGAGGACCGGAAATTTCCAAATAAGAAACGTAATACTTATTTGGATCCATTTCAAAAATTTGAAAAGCTTCGGGAGATTGAATTTTAATATAACGTCCTCTTGTAATATACATATTCCATCTTACCCCTAAGATTTCTTCTCTTGTAACCCTATGAGCTTCTTTAAGAAAATATGTTTTTAATCTTTCTTCAAAAATATTACTCTTGACAAGAAGAGGACCAACTTCTCCAGTATCTATTGTAAATATGTAAAATTCAGAAAGTTTGCGAATATCTGTTATCTTAACTTCCTTATTTGTCCAATCCTTTATTATGTCCATGATCCTAATTTTTATATTATATGTAAAATTTTTAACGAAGTTTTAAATCTGAGATGGTTCTTTTTCGAAAAAGTATTCGGATTTTAAAAATATTTGAGGGGGCTGTATTCCCAAAGATATTACTCCAATTGATTGAACTACTAAATAAAAAGTAATATACCAATCAGAAGAAATCATTGCATTAAAATCATCTGCAGCTTTTTTAACTAGAGAATCTTCAAGATAAATTATAGGTGAAGAATTATATTTCAACTTAAATATATCGTCTTGTGTTACTGGCAAAATGAATTCATGAGCTACGATTTTGAAATAATCCGGATCATCTTTCTTGATAAATCTTACTTTTGATAAATCACTGATATTTTTTAAAATATTGATAGCTATAGGCAAAGTAGATGTTTCAACTTTACCCAAATCAATTTCTTGAACGCTATTAATTCTTAAAGGATCCCCTTTTATTGGAAGAGCTAGGGTATCTAATGTAGCATGATGGTGAGCATATTGGCTTACCTTATCAATATACATCCGGCGAATTCCTAGTTGTTCTAGCATAGGACCCCATTTTGTGGTTATTTCAGCTTGAGTTAATTCTTTCATTTTTTAAAGTTTAAAATCCTCAATTCTTTTATATTCTAATTTAGTTAATTGTTCAAAGGAAAGACCAGGATCTCCAGAAGGTAAAGTAACAGGGAAATTTATTTCTAGTAATCTCAAGTATATAGGTTCAAAAATAAGACATTCCTGTAATGAAGAATTCCAAATAAAAAAATAATCTCCTTGAAATTTTTGAATAGATTTTAAAGATATGTAATTTTTTTTCACATCAATTAAAATCCGATCATCAAGAATAAGATCTCCTAAAATTAAATCTACAGTTGCTAGAATGTTGCCATGCCATTTAGCAACTATCCAAAGAACAGGAGAGATAACATTTTCACATTTATATCCTTTTTCTTCAAAATACTTTTTTGTATGATCAGTAGCTTCCATTCCTCTTTGCAACCGATCTTCAAAAGACATAATAGAATTTTTATTTGCTTCCATTTATTTTTTTCCAATTAATATAATTTTCGATTAATTCTCTTCTATATTTTGTTTCATTTTCTCGTATCTGACTGATTTTTAAAGGATTTTTCTTTCTTTCAATTATTTCATCCGGAATTAATCCTTTGAATTCATCTTTAAGAATCTTTTTATGAGTTCTTTCCGAATAGGGCAATTGTAAAGCTGCTCTTACAACATCGTGTCCTAAAAATGGATTCCTGCATTCAATTGTAAAATTCATACTCATACGATCGATTCTAATCATATGATAGAAAGGAAGTTCTTGGAATACATCACTCTTTTGAGAATCATATTCACTTATTCTTCTATATCCCCCAAAGAGCTCATCTGCTCCATCGCCAGTTAAAACAATTTTATCTTTAATGTCTTTGAAAAGATAATATTGAGGAATTACTGATCCAAGGTCGATCATCGAATCATTTATATCATAAATTCTCATTTTTTCAACTAATGAAAGTTCTTCGGGTTTAACATCAAGATAATTTATATCTAACCCCCATTTATTCTGGATTGATTGAACAAACACTCCGTCTTCAGCATTATTGATAGAATAGATATTGACATCTGCTCCAAATTTCTTTAAGAAATAAAGAATAATCATACTATCTAATCCTGCTGAAAATAATGTAGATACTTTATATTTTTTAGTAAGTAATCTTCTTTGAACAGATTTTTCAATAAGATCATGAATGGAATCAAGAGGTACATTGCTATTCCAATCAAAATAATTTTCGATAATTCGAGGTGCTATATTTCTTCCTTTTTCCCAAATATAAATGCTGTTAGGCATTATTCTCTGAACATCTTCATAAAGAGTTCTATTATCTGTATTGTATCCCCATTTATTGACGATGCTTATGAAAATGGGATCAATGATTTTGGAATTGCTTAATCCCTTAACTTCGCTGGATACTTCTCCAGTTATCTTATTAATATAAAGCTGTTTTTTACCAAGAGGATCTGTAAAGATAATAACTTTATTTTTTCTAACGATAACGATACTCCAGAATCCATCCCATTTGTTTATTTCTTTGAGCTTCTTTTCTATTGGTTCGTCATTATCGAAAAAATCTTGAAGATATTGGGAATCATTTTCCCATTCCTCTCCAGTGATTTCATTACAGTTAAAAATCTCCCCATTAAAAAGAAGAAATCCATCATGCAAATTAATTGGTTGAAACCATTTATCTTCTTTGAGAGTTTGAATAGGAAGTCTATGATGACCATAAACCCATCCATCTTTTTCTATAGATGTAAATTGTATTCCTCGATGCTTTATCGAATCAATTTTGTTTCTGTCCGGACTTATAATAATCCCACACATATTATAAAAGTTGTTTATATATTTCTTTTTCCGTAAAAAACTCAAATTCCGAATCTACATTTCTTGTGTCAATTCTCGTATATTGTTCTGTATATTTTAAAAACGATAAGAAAGCAGAAATATTACTATCTTTTATCTTATAATCATCTTCTTTATAAGTTTCGGTATTCCAAATACACATTGTATTTTCTGTTCCTCTGAAGAAATTAGTCCATAACATTTTATCCATCTCAAATAAAAATAAATGGAATGCAACAGGTTTAGCCCAAATTCCTTGTTTGAGTTCCCTGTATCCCATTTTCAGAAGAGATTGTTCAATCCTTTCTTTTTCCATTTTGATTTATTTTAATAATTCCACTTTTTGGTTTTTTTTAAAAATTCCATAAAATCCTTTATGGCTTCATTATAACCCTCCCTTAATCCTGCTTGATATCCAAGATCATGTAATTCGGCAATCGGAACTGATTTTTTTATAGGATTAATTTTTTTATCTAAAGGATTAATTTCTCTTATAACCTTGGGATATTCAACAGGATATCCAGGATCTAAAAAATTTCCTCTCTTTCTTAAAACGATTCCTGCTTGATAAAGAGGAATCTGAATCCCGGGAAATCTCTTAAGATAAGTATTAATGAACATAGTTGTGGGAATATGCTTATGAAGAAAGAATCCATATGGAACCATATCCGGATTATTTTCTATAACAATATCTATAATTTCTTTATGTAAAAGATAGGGTTCTTTATTCTGAACAAGATCTTTTATAATGATAACAAAATATCCACCAGGTTTAAGAAATCTAATGGCTTTTGTATACATAGTTTTCACAAGATCATGATAGGCATTTCCCTTGGTCAAGCCTATATTATCTTCATGCATGTAATCAAAACTCTTATCTACTTTTGTGGCAAGATTTTTTCTTTCTGGTGCATCAGAGCTTTTACCTGAAATTTTCGGATAAGGAGTTCCATTAATGATAAGATCTAAGAAAGGTTCTTTGAATCCCCATTCCTTGAAATATTCATCAAGTTTCGTAGCATCTCCTTGACGAAAATAAGAGGTTACCCCAGGTGGAACACGATTTAAATTCCATTGATTATCAATATTCTTTTGAGCAACCTCAGGATATTCAAGTTCTATTCCAATTCCATTTCTTCCATTAAGAATAGCTTCAATAATAGCTGTTCCAGTCCCTACGGTTGGATCAAAAACAAATCCCCCTTTTGGGCAAAGATTCTGAACAGCCCATTTATATCCAATAATATGACCAGCATCTAAATGATCCCCAGCTTGATCAATATAATATCCTCTACGAATACGGTTGCTATAATATTTGTCATTTTCAACATTATAAATCTCTCCCATAAAATTTTGGCAATATGGACAAGTACAATGATAATCGCTTGGAATATTAGGTCTTGATTGAACTATATGATCAATCGGAATTAAATTTAAATGTTTTGGTTCAGCCATTATTTAGTTATTAATTGTACATAAATCCTGTTATAGACGTACCATATAAAGGTTGTAAATTCATCATATTATAAACCTCTATATAATCAACCATTGTCCAGGTTTCTCTTTTTCCATCAAATTTGAAATCTTTCTGATCATGTATTCCCGAAAGAGGAACTGAACTACCAGTATAAATAAGACGAATTTTTTGCTCGGGATTTTTCCAAACTTCTACAGTTCCGTTTTTCATAATTTTTAAGTCAAATCCTGGACCTGTTCCTTTTACAACATTGATTTTAGCTAAAGAAGTAATACTAGAATACCCTATTTTATTAGAATTATATGCTGTATCACGAGCTTCTACTGGTCTTCGACTTGCAGGTTGTTTTTCAATAGGAATTCTGCTAAATGCGACTTCAATAGCTTCTTCATCATCTCCTACAGAATTCATTGATGCCATTATTCGAATATTTCGAATATCATTTTCCCCACTTAAATCGCAAGCTCTTGTAAAAAATACTCCTGCAATAGGAGAATAAAGACTCTTATAAACTTCTATGGATGCATATCCTCGAGCTAAAGCTTTACCTGGTTCTTCTATTTCGCCGGCCATTCGAACAGCTAATTTAAAAGCTTCATAAAGATCCCCATCGGATTTTTTCTGAATATCCAGGATTCTCATTAAATCCTTTGTTCCGTATTGTGCTGTCATTTTGGCAAAATTTTCTTTATATTTAATTTTATGTTATCTGTTATTAGGGTTGTATTAAAAGTATCCAAAAGATTAATTATTGCTGTTTCTTTTGTTTCTCCCTGGCTAATAATTCCATAATCTGGTTTAAAAAAAGCAGTATATCCACCGAGAGTTATATCTTCTACCAAAATAATTTTCCCAAGTTTTACCTCAAAGGCCTTTTGCTCTCGAGTTTCCCCTTTTTCAAAATTTTCATATTTAACTCTACTCATATTAAAAAGTATCGAATTTTTGTATATCTGAGTCTAACATTAGTTTTTCACCATCCCAGCAATGGAGACTTCCAAGCCAGCAAAAGAATTCCCCCATTTTAAGCTCTTTATCAACCTGATCCCTAACATATTGGCCAAGTCTAATACTCATATACATATCATTTTTAAAATGACGACGAATATCGCAACTTCGAATAAGATAAGTCATATTCAATTTTCCTCGTCGTATTAAAAAATGATAACCAATTGTACAGGGTAGGCGAACCCCATTTTCTGCAGAATCTTGAGGATGCCAAATAGCATAAAAAGCCTGTCTCCCCCCTGGATCATTTTTTAATCTTGTAATTAAATCATTAAAATCCCCAAAGTTATATCCCATTTTGCCAGTTCCTTTGAGAGTTTTATCTGGCCAAAATCTTTCTTGATAAGTATGAGAGAAAAAGTGTTCCCCTTCAGCTCGGAAAACCCCATCATGTTTTTCTGGAGTATAATAAGGCCAATTTAGATATTCAACTCCAGGATTTGTTGGTTCCCCAGCAATCCTTTCTTGAAAATGATCTTCAGACCAAGGATAATCGCATTTTGTTTCTCTTTTGAGTTCATCCTGGCTTTCTGGCATTTTAGTAATTTTGAAATTATAATTAATGATTTCAAAAAGAGCGTCAGGAGGAGTGGTAGCTTGCCATTTTTCTGAAGTTACAATTTCTCCTTTGCTTTTTAAGGTCTCGAAAGCTTTTCTTAATTCATCACGTGTATTCATTCTTATTTTATTTCTTTTATTGGATAATCCATAATTTCTTTTAATTGCTGAATATATTCATTATATTGAACTTTCTTAAAGCGTTTTATATAAGCAGGATGATAAATAGTTTCTCCAAAGCCAACTTGTTCTCGAACCTCTTTCCCCAAACAAATAACTTTTCGAGGTTTAATTATTTCATATTCTTCTTTTAGTGCTTTGGCATTTAATTCTCTGTTGCCTTCACATTTATTCCAATTTGTAAAATATGGCATTTGCTTAGTAGGATAAACCCCGGCATCAAATAAGCAATGATGAAAAAATTCTGAAGATCCAGTATTACTTGAGAATGCACGAACAAATCCTTTACCAATTGAATAATTACTTGGCATATCCCCAATAAACATAATGCATCCTTCTTCGTAATAATTTCCTGTAGAAAGAAATTTTTGAAGTCTGACAGCTTTTTCCTGTCTCATTCGATGAATATCTTCTATGACTTTAAGTATAGTATCAATATTATTTTGCTTATAGTCATAAGTAAAAACCGGAACATAAGTATCTTCCATGACAGCATCATAGAAATGGATCATTTGATCAATTTCTTCAATTTTCACATAATCATCCCCACGAACATGGATATTTTTTAATATGGTTTCTTTGGTAGGGCGAAGGTAGAGAATAACTGGAGCAAATGGCATTAAACCTGCTTCAATAAGATATTGATGCCAAGGTTGCATTTGATCCCTTCCTTCTTTAAATTGAGGGTATACGAGCTCGCTCGTGTAATATCTTTCAAGATAAAAAGGAGCATAATGAGCTGGGGAATGAAGATAATAACTAAGCTGATTTTGTTTAGGATAAAATGGTTTAACCACCGGAATTTGAGAATGGGACTTAATATATTCTACCAAGAAACTTTTACCTCCTCCATCTGGTCCGTCAATGCAAATCATTAGATTATGTATTAAATGTTTATATGTTTTACGTATTAAATCTTAAAAAGTTTTGATTCAATAAGAAAAATATTTAGGATCCTACTAATTTATCTGTTCCTTCCCACACAAATTCCTCAACTGGTAAATGTTTATTGCAGCCACAGCAAAATGTTGCTCCATAAAATTTTGGATTTCTTGCATATGTTTCAGAAAGCGCATTTCCCATAGTCGTTGTAGTTCCACAACCGCCAAGTTTATTGCCCAATCTCCAAGCATCAAATTCTTTTTGAGTTACATAAGCTCCTCCAAGATGTTTCCCATCAGTTCCATTTATACCTAGAATTGCTACATATTTCTTATTTTTATCTTCCGGATATTTTTCATGAAATTCTTGTTTTTCTTCTTCTGTAAGCATTTTATCTATGCCCGCATAATTGTGTATCCTACCAACATGGATATAAGAATTTCTTACAGGGCGAACAAATCCTTTTGCTCTTTCTTCTTCTGAAAGAACTAAATAAATTTCATGTTGTCCGGTTTCATTTTTTTGACCTTCTTTTAATTTAGGGTCATTATGATCAGTTGTTAAATGATTTGATTTAACTGGGATAAGTTTAGGTTTAATCGGTTCTTTATATTCAATCTTAGGATCTTCTTTATATTTAAGAAAATTTTCTGCATTTCTGCCGGAATATTCAGGATCACATTGAATAGCTGTTGCATATCCTTCCATAAGCTCTATAAGCTCTTTTCTTGATTTTGGCAATTTTGTTGTCATATTATTTTATATTTTTGGGTCCATTCTGATTCAGGATATGCTTCTTTTACTAATTGAGCATATGACATATTTTTTGGAATTTTTTTCATGTATTCATATGCCCCAGAGTATTTTGTTCTTAAGTATCCTGCATGTGTAAGATAATTTCTATAATTATCTGCGGTAGAAGCTCCCGTCCATCTTCCATTTAATTTTATGAGATCTTGTCTATAGATAAGATCCCCAATTTTTTTACTTTGGATGTAAGTAATAACTGCTGGTAATACTATTCCTTCCATATTAATTTATTTTATTATTTCTTCTTTATCTAAAAAATAATTTAACTGATTTATGCTTTCAAGTACAGCAAATGCTGCATCTGCCATATATTTTTCAAGATTATTTGGAATCCATCCAATATTATTATCTTCTTTAGTTTCATCTTCAAGAAATTTATCCATAACCCCAATAAGATGGAACTTAAGTTCAGCTTTTTCTTTATCTGTTAATTGATTCATAATTTATTTTAATATATTATAGATCTTTATATGACTAAAAAAGGGACTAGTTTTAAAGTCCCATATCATATTGATCTAAATATTTTTGTTCCCAATCTAGAGCTTCTTCTGGAGTAGGATACACCGGAGGGGTACTATTATAAGGTTCTCCTGAATTATTAAGAGCCATATAGTAACCAATTCCATCTGAACCAGATACTTTAGTAATTTTAATCAAATGATTATTATAATTAATAATATCCCACATAACTCTATCAAAAACAGCAGGGATTTCAAATCCCCAATCTGTTTCTTGGTCCAATTTTTTAAGTTGAGCTTTTTTACCAATGCCCATTGATGCTTTAGACTCTAATCCTCTTTCAAAATCAAGAGATTCATAAACAAATTTTGCTTGGAGTTTTTCTAAAATGAAATCATAAAATTCTTCCTTTTGCATCGGAAGATAAAAATTCTTAGTAGGATTCATTCCAATACCCGTCCACTCTTCAATATGAACTTTATTTTCTCCTCTTTTTAATCTTTCAAGAAATTTATCTCTAACGATAGCTTTCATCTTATAAAGACTTTTGCCATTTACAGCAAGATCCCATCCATTTCGAGAATTTTCTTTTAACTCAATTCTAATCCATCCGCCATCAAAGATTGTATCCCAAAAATCTTCATTATAATCTTCTTCATCAGGAAAAAAGTTCATAAGATATTCAAGATGATGGGTATTCGGATCCATCTTCTCAAGTTTACCCTCAGGATCAACCATATATAATTCATCTCTAAGACCAATATCACTCATTGATTGGAATAGACATTTTAATTAGCTCGAAAATTGGAATAATTCCTTTTTCCCCATATTGTTGAATTCCTTCTAAGGCTGATATAGTCATAGAATTTTCATAATCTTTTTCTCCTACTGTAAGCCAAACTCCAACACTATCAAATTCATCTTTCGTTTTTTCTATAAGATCCTGATAGATTAATTGAGAAGCTTCTTTAAGAATTTGTAATCTATCTTTTTCGTTTGCTTCAGTTTTTTCTACATATGCGTTAAATTGAAAAGATCCCGACGTTTTTATAATATAATCATTCTTTCCAGTAGAAGGATCTACTTCCCCTCGAGTTTCCATAAGAGAAATTTTTATTTGTTTAATGTCTGTCATATTAAGAATTTATTGTTGTCCTATACCTTGAATGGGTATCCCCGATACCGCTGGATTCTGAGTTGCATTTGGTTGTCCAAAAGCCATTTTAGTTGCATTTGCATCTATATCAGTAGAATTTGGTTGTACTGCACTTTCATTCTCAGGTTTTGGAGCTGGTTCAAGTCCTTGATTAGCACCTGGTATTTCAGCAACTGTATTAAAGTTTGTTCTTTCTGCCCAATAATCAGATCCGTAGTTAATAGTAAGTTCTTGGTGCATACTAATAGGACGATTTGTTATAAAATACATTTGTCGACTTTTTGGATTATAAGCATAATCTAAATTAGGTTTATCCGAATGCCTATAAAGAGAGCCATATCCTAAAACAAGACCCCATTGACCCTTATTTTTATCAAGTTCAAAAATAAGATCCTTAACTTTTTCAATGGTTTTAGCAATTTCCCCAACAAGAACTACCGGGCAAATTTCTACAACTTCCCCTTTGGCAAATTGAGTTTTTCCCATAATAGTATAATCCCCACCGGGACGTTTAGAATATTCTACTCTTCCCAGATTAAAAGATTCCTTTTTAAGTTTAAAAAATCCCCCAAAATCTTTTACCTGTTGGGGTTCTTTTTTCTTAAATTTATCTTCTTCATCAAATGGATTGTAAAAATCCTCATTAAGTTTTTTTTCAAACTCCTCTAATGATATAATTTTTGTTCCGGACATATTTATGAATAAAGTTTATTGTATAGTTTAAAAGAAACAAAAGACTCAAGTAATATATTTTCAACAGAATCTGAGCCGAGATATTTTTTAATTTTATTAATAACTTCTGCAGATTTACTCTTGGGATCTTTAGCAGCAGCATATTTAAGAAGCTTGATTACTCTCTTTGCATTAGAAAGTGCTTTAATTTTCTTTTCCTTAGAAATACCCGGTAGTTTAACAAATCTTTCGATAGAAGATACCATATTATTGCTTGTAGCAAAAATTATATCGGAAAGCATTAATTCCCAATCATTTTCAGAAAGACTTCTATCTTTTGCTTGGCTAAGAAGAATTTCATCAAATTCTGTAAAAACTTTCTCAGCTTTTTCAAGTTCCTTTACTGGATCTATAGAAGGTCCTCCTTTAAGTTCCTTTCCTAATTGAACAAGAAGATCGATTAAAGAAGGATTGGATATCCCTCTTTCTATTGCTTTAATTTTTTCTCTATAAATATCGGGATCCTCTAAAAGAATTTCAATTGCTTTTTCTGAAAAAGCTTTAGGATTATTTCTATAAGCATCAATTAATTCATCCCCTATTTTTTTACGAGTATCTCTTGAAGGATTTTTAAGAAGAATCTCTAATTTAGAAGCAAGCTCTTTTAAAAGTTTTTCTCCAAATTTTTCTTTTTTATCATTAGATCCTATTTCATTTGCAGCTTCAATATCTTCTATAATATGATCAGCATCTGAAGTATTTTTAATTTCTTCTTTTCGAATAGGAATTTCTGAATCTTCTTCGTAATAAGTAACCTCTATGGTTTCAGAATCCATATCAAAAGCAAAAGTAATATTATAGACTTTGGATTCCCCACCTTCATCAACAGATATTGTATACTCATCTTCCAGACCATCCCCGAAATTTTTAAGTTCATCATCCAAATAAGCAACAAGTTTTTCAAAATCTGTTTTTGGTTGTTCAAGCTTTTGTTTTACTGTTTGTTTTTCTTCTCTAGCTAATACATCCCGGGATCTTTTGTTTTTATATCTTCTATCTTCAGCATCCTCAATTTCAACTTCAAGACGAGCAATCATTTTTTCTAAACCCTTAACATGTTTATTGTTAATGATTTTGATGAGTTTTTCATAAGTTTGCTGTTTAATCTTGGAAACATATTCTTCCCATAGGAATTTAAGATCAGCTTGCCCCTTATCAGAAAGCTCTACTTTAAGAACATATCCAGGTTGCTCAATTCTTTTGTGAATTCCAGCAGTATAAGCTTGAATGAGATTATCAATAGATTGCTGAAGATGCTGAATTCGAGCTTCCTGATTTTTTTCAACTTCAGATTTAAATTTCTTTTGCTGATTTACGACGGCTCTTACTTCTGTTTCGTCATTAGACGATTTAGCTTTTTGAAGTTGTAATTCTAGATCTTTTCCTTTTTCAGTAATTTGAGTAATAGATTTATCTAATTCCCCTTCAAACTTTCTAATGATTCTTTCAACTCTAGTAATAATTTTCTTAGAATAGCGAATCATAATATTTTTTGCTTTTCTATAGCGAATAGCACGAGCAGGAAATGAAAGCATTCTATTAAAAGGAGTAGTCAATGCAGAATCATCATCTTTTTCTAATAGAAGATTTCCATCCCCATATTCTTTAGAAATGATCTCATCTAATTCTTTTTCGGCAATTAAGTTTAATAAATCCATAATTATTTAACTTCTTCTGTTTTTACTTCCTCAGCGGGTTTTGTTTCTTCAGCAGGTTTTTCTGTTTTGGCTTCTTCGTCATCCTTTGCTTTAATTTCCCCTTTGAGTTTTTCAATCTGAGCTTTTAATTCAGTTTCTTTTTTCTTTTGAGGTTTGTTTAAAGCAGCATTGATCTGTTTAGCGGCTTTAAGAATATCTGCATCTTTTATAACTTCGCCAATAGTATTATCATCCTGCACATTTATCTTTTGCAAAAGGTTCATTGTTATTTGAGTAGTTAAAAGCCCCCAATATGTTTGAAGTTCAGCAGTATTAGTTTCTTTTAACCCTTTTTTCTCAATAGCAGCAGTAATTTTTTTAGTATTAATATCGATAGCATTTTGAGCATATTTTAAAATTTGATCCATTTGTCTAGTTTGGGTCTTTTGAATATTTTGAAGATCTACTTTAAGAGCAGCTACAATTTCTTTTGGCTGTTTTCCTTTTCCAACTTCAGCCATCTTTTTATAAACTTGTATCTTTAAATCTTTAATTGGTTTTAAAAATTTATTAGCTACATTTTGATTAATACCATCCATCAATTTTTTAGCTTGCTTATTAAGTGATTTTCTCATTCTTCCTTTTTTAGTTATCCAGCCAGTTCCTTTAGCAGGTTTCTTAGTATCTAGGGTATCAAGATCTTTAGCAGGTTCATCAGCTTCTTTGATTAATTCAATATCAGAAGTTTTCCAGGAATTTATATCAGCTTTATTAGCTTCAAGTAATTTGCCAAATTCCAAAAATTGAGAATATTTCATATTTGTAAAGAGTTTTTTATATATATCCTCTTTGAAGAAGAACAGATATATAAAATAAATTGAAGTTAAATTATAATAATCCAATATGAAACATGTAAAAGAATCCTTAGGCCAATATCTCGATTGGCAATTTTTCTCAGTTCTAGAAGCTAAGAAAGAAGAACCTGTCGATGAGAAAAAGATGAAATCTGAAGAAGAAACAGAGGGACTTGATGTAATTAAGAAACTTCAGGATAATCTTGAAAGATTTAAATCTGCTGCAGGGGATAAAATTATTAAATATAAAGAATTTTGGCAAGAAAATCAAGAGGCTAAAGATAAATTTGATGAAGGAGGTTCTCTTTATAAACTTTTCGATAGCGACTATGTAGTTGGAGTTCTTAATCTTCCTGATGAAGCTTTGAGTGAAGAAGAAATTAATGCTCAAATTGAAGCAGTGGACAAAGAAAAAGAGGGTGAAGAAAAAGAAGAGGGTGAAGAACACGAAGAATCTGAAACTTCAGAAGAAGAAAAAAAGGAACCAGAAGAACCTGAAGAAAAAGAAATTAAAGAAAGCCTTAATGAAGAAGAAGGTTTAGATCTAGAATTGGATGAAAAACCCGAGGAAGAAAAAGATACCTTTGATCAACCTGAATTAGGTGGGGAAGAAGAAACTCCTGAATTTGCTGAACCAGAAGGTGAAGTAGCTCCAGAAGAACTTGGTGATGAAGTAACCCCAGAAGGTGAAGAACTTGCTGGAGAAGAAACTCCAGAGGGTGAAAAAGAAACCCCAGAGGACGAAGATTTTGAATCCAAACCTGAAACAAAAGAATTTTTTGCAGTATTTGATATGAGTGGAAGCGAAAGAGAAGAAGTTTACAGAACTGATAATCCATCAGTTATAAAACAATTTACTGATTTCTTTGAAAATTCCTTTAAATCCTCTATGAAAGAACAAATAGCTAAATTTAAACAAGTTCAGGAAGATAAACATGCTGAAGCTGAAAATAAAGCTAAGGAAAAACAAAGAGAAGAACGAAAAGGTAAACTCGATATTTTCCTCAAAAAAGCATAATGATCGTAAAAGAATCTATAGAATTTCAAAGAGGGGGTGAAGACCCTCTTAAAAATATGAGGATAGGGATGTCCGATGTTGTCCAAAAAAGATTACTTGAAGCTGGTATAGGCCAGGAGGAATTGGAAAAAACAAAATCTGATTTGGAAGAACTTTCTCGTTGGACAACTGGAAGAAAAGAAGATCCAAAAGCCGGAAAAGAATTAAGTAGTGCATTTAATAAACATTTTGATGAAGCAGATAAACGAACAGATAGGAGTTTCTATTCTAATCCGGAAGCTAGAATATTTGTAAAAAATCTTATTTTCAAAGTAAGAGAAGATAATAATTATATTGATATAGATGATGTGATTGGAAATTATATTATATTCATGGAAAAATTTGAACCCGATCCAAATTGGTTTAAAGAAATGCTAGATGGATTACTATATGATGTTCAAATGTATTAAAAGGAGAAATTTCTCCTTTTTTTGTGAAACTATTTTAAATTTGCTGATATAATATCCAAACACAATAACATAGATGATTTTATTAGAAATTATAATATTTAAAATATGACAGAAACAGATTTAAGATTTGCTTTTCATATGGACACTGGTAGTTTGCCAATGTGGTCTTATGATTATTGGATGCAAAAAGTTTTAAACCATGGACATCCAACTTCAGAATATGGTCAATGGTTAGAAGAACATGCTGGAAATCCCCGGTGGATTCAGCGAGCATATCAATTTCAAAATCATCATGCTCCGATTTATCAAGCAAAAAAGAAATCCTATTATAAAAGTGGACGTAGAAAATATTATCAATGGGGGATTCAAAATATCTATGAAGCTTCTTATTGTTATTGGCTTGAACAAAGAATCCTGGATAAATATCCGGAAGTTATCAAAAACATATTACATATATGAGCTTAATTAATGAAAAATACGAAAAAGTAGTTTGTATATCTTTAAAAGAACGAGAAGACAAATTTGATTATATGCATTTTCAATTTGAAACTCATGATATTGAAGCAGAATTCTTTCGTCCTGTTATTCCAGGATATGCAAAAGCTCTTATAGAACCTTATAACGTAAAATATAATTCTCCAGATGGTAGGAAAGTTCGGTTTAATCCTGCTTTTCCAAATGAACTCGGAGCATTACAATCTCATTATCATGTAATTAAAACAGCTTTGCTTGAAGGAGTTAAAAGTCTTTTTATATTTGAAGATGATTGCGCATTTTCCAAGAATTGGGAAACCCTGCTTCCGAAATATATGGATACTATTCCAGAAGATGCAGATGGAATTCTTTTATATTCCTATATGTCTGCGTTTCAACCCGAAAATACTCGAGTTAAGCCAAGATGGGTAAAAGGATTTGCTTCTTGGTCAATTCTTGCGTATGGGATGAATCGCGGATCAATGGAAAGATATATTGCAATTGCAGATGCTCAGCCAATGATTGCAGATAGTATTACATTGTTTATGATGACAAATTTAGGATTTAATTTCTATATTGCAACACCTCCTCTTGTAATTCCAACAAAAGAGCTTACATCGAATATAAGAGGGGAAAATAAGAATTATGGACAAACCCCAATGGTTGGAGGTGGAAATATATTCATGCTAGGAATCGATGAAAAAAACTATGAATAAATTATTTAGATTAGGAAATGGCCCTATTGCTGGTGTTTGCGCAGGTATTGGTAGTTATACAAATATGGATCCAGTATTATGGAGAATTATTTTTGTATTGGGAACACTATTTACAGGATTTCCGTTTATATTATTTTATATTATATGCTGGATTGTAGTACCCGAAGAATGAAAGAGGAAATAATTGAAAAAGTTCAAGATTGCAAACTTGTGTTTGAAGAGCATGAGGATCAAGGGTGTGATTGTTGGGGAAAAACTTACTGGTATACTCGACAATTTGTGTGGATTGATGATAAGAAAGAACAATGTTTCGATGATTGGTATGTCATCCACGATGGAAAAAACGTCAAAGAAGTTGTTACTGAAGATGGTTTAAAATGGCGTAAAGAAAAAGAAGAGCAAAAGCAAAAGACTAAAGAACATCTAGAAAAAACAGGATTTGAAACTCCAAGAGAATATGCAGCATATTTAAAAGGAAAAAATGAAACATTACAGCAACAAATAAAACCTCTTCCATGGATAAGTTAAAAATATGGTTTGCCGATTTTTGGCCTGAGTGGAAAGATGAAGATTTTATAAGTCCTATTCTTAAAAACCATTTCGAAGTAGTTTTGGATAAGGAGCATCCCGATGTTTTATTTCATTCTATTTTTAATAAGATGGTTGAAGCACCGAAATATAAATGCAAGAAAGTTTTAATACTTGCAGAAAATTGGAGACCTTCTCAATTTCAAACTAATTATAGTATTAGTTTTGATCCTCATTCTACAACTAATTATAGATTACCTCTATGGCAAGTTTATATTTTACTAAAACCCGAGCTAAGAGAAAGACTTTATAATCGATTGAACCGGAAAGAAGAACAGTTTGAACAATGGTGTGCATTTACGGTTTCGAATCCTTCTAATTTTATGAGAAATTCGGCTTTTCAGCAATTGAGCCAATATAAATCTATAAAATCTTATGGACGATGCTTGACAAATGATTTTGCTTTACAAAAAGCCTCTGAAGGAAGATATTGGAGGGATGCTAAGGATGAATTCTTTTTGAAACGTCCTCATAAATTCATGATGGCTTATGAAAATACGCCATATAGATATTATTGTACAGAAAAACTTATGGATGCTTTTCTTGCAGGTGCAATGCCAATATATTGCGGGGATCCAAGAGTTGGAGAAGATTGGAACAAAGGAGCTTTTATCGATGTTACAAGAGGGAGATTTCCTGATGTTGTACAAAAAATGGATCAAAACCCAGAGAGATTTAAAGCTTTTTACGAAGAACCTGTATTTACAGATGAACAAAAACATAGCTTGGAGTGGAATTTATCCAACTTTGAAGAATGGTTAGTTGAAATAGTTAAAAAATAAAAATATGTATTGGGAAAATGTAGAAGGGTCTTTTACCTTTCAGATTCTTTATAGTAACATGGTTCAGAAATTTAGCAATGGTTCGACTTTTATTGAAATAGGAACTTGGAAAGGAAGATCTGCCATTTATATGGCTGAAAAAATAAAAGAATCCGGTAAGAAAATACTCTTTTATACAGTTGATCTTTTCAATGGAGAATGCGGATACGAAAATGAACCAGATACAAAAGCAGGAACACTTTATGAAGTGTTTACAAAAAATATCGAACCAGTTAAATCCTATATTCAACCCCTTAGAGGAGATAGCAAAATACTTCATAAGGATTTTAAAGATGAATCTATTGATTTTCTTTTTATAGATGGAGATCATGAATATTCCGGAATTAAAGCAGATTTAAAACTCTGGTTCCCTAAAATTAAAAATGGAGGTATTATTGCAGGCCATGATTATAACGAACCCTCCTGCGGAGTTCATCAAGCTGTTGATGAATATTTTTCTTTTGGAGCTCAATCATATCTTGGGGGATGTTGGATATTTTATAAATAAAAATATGCTTTACGATGTTGCAATTTTAATCAATCTTGAAAGAAGAGAGGATAGAGCAAAAAGAGTTATTGATCATCTCAAAAAAAGAGGAGTTCAAAATCTTTTAATTTATCCTGCTTTTGATGGAAAGTTAATAGCTAATATAAAAATAACCCCGTCCAAAAGGAATTATTTTTCTTGGACTACAATGAATATGAATGTTGCAGCATGCGCATTTTCTCATATTGCCGGATTAAAGATGGCTAAATCTCTAGGATATAAAAAAGTTTTAATGCTTGAGGATGATGTTGTTCTTTCAAAGGATTTTAATCAGCGAATGGAAATTTATGAAAAAGAAGTAGAAAATTTAGATTGGGAACATCTTTTTATTGGGGGAGCAATTAGAAGACCTACAGAAATGAAGAAGATTTCAGATCATGTTTGGACTTCTTCTTTTACAGATTGCACTCATGCTTATATAGTTAAAGAAACAGGAATAAAAAAAGTAGCAGATGAAATGCTCAAGTTTAATACTACAGTAGATGATGCTGTTAATGATATTATACTTAATAAAACTCTAAGATCCTATACATTTTTGCCATTAACTGCATTTCAAATAGCAGATCTTTCTGATATTGATGGACAATTTAGAGCAAGAATAGATACTATGCAATATTATCAAGAAACCTTATAAATTTATAAAAATGACTACAAGTATCGAAGAATTGTTATCTTATTCTTTAGCAGAATTAATCTTTTATATAAGATTTTCAGCTGGCTTATCTAATCCTACTACTGGCGGAGGATTGACGGGAATAGTAGGGGGAAAAGATAATTTACAGCTTCAACAGAATCCCGAAGAATATGCAAGGCTATTATTATTTCTCAAAGAGACTAAAGCTAAATCATATTTAGAATTGGGGGTAGGACAAGGAGGATCTTTTTTATTATGTTCTTTATTTCAACCTGATATAAAAATTTGTCATGCTGTAGATAATTGTGATTATCAGAGAAATGCTCAGGGATTTTCAGATCAGCCTTTTTCAATACAAAATAAAGTAGAATATCTTAAAAAAGTTAAAAATATTGAAGTCCAATATTTTAATTATTTTACAGATGATTTTTTTAATCTTGGCAGAACTAACACTTATGATATTATTTTTATAGATGCTGATCATAGATATGAGGGTGTTAAAAAAGATTATGAAAATTCATTAAAAATTTTAAATTCTAATGGATTTTTAATATTTCACGATATTGTAAATAAAGATTTGGGAGTCAAGAAATTCTGGAATGAATTAGATCCTTCTAAAAAAATACATGAATTTGTATATTCTATTAGCTGTGGTATCGGAATTTATAAACCATGAAAATTCTTGATGTAACTTTACTTGCAATAAATATGGGTCCTAAAGTTGAGTCTATGATTAAAATTTTAGATGATACATTACAAACCATAGATGGTCATTTTCAATTTAAAAAATCTATGCTTATAACGGATAAACCCATTACCCATTCTATTCATGAAATACGAAAATCCCGATCTTTAAATAGTTTAGCAGATCTAAATCTTTTTTGTATAAAAGAACTTCATCGTTATATAAATACCCCTCATTTTATTATTGTTCAACCTGATGGATATATTATTCATCCGGAATTATGGAATGATAAATGGTTAAATTATGATTATATAGGAGCTCCATGGCAGGACTTAGTCATGAGAGATAAAAATAATAACCCCGGCATAGGAAATGGGGGTTTTTGTTTAAGAAGCAAAAGTTTAGCTGAATTTGTTAGTAAAAAATATCTGTTGATTCCTCTTCCATTAGTTTTTAATGAGGATGGATACTATTCAAATAAATTAAACACGGAATCCAACTTAAAATACCCTTCTGTAAAGATGGCTTTATCTTTTAGTCAAGAAGAAATAATTGATGAAAATATTGTTCCGTTTGGTATTCACGGAGCCCCTTATTCTAATGCTTATAAATACTGGACAAAATGAAAGTAATCACTGGAGACCTTAGCGGATTTTACGCTGTTTTAACATGGCATGTACTTAGAGATTTGCGTAAATGGAAAGAGCTTAAAGGAGAAAAGGTAGGAGTTTTTTTACCGCAAAGATTTAATTTATACTGGGATCAAATAAAAGGTCCAAATGTATGGGAATATTATTATCAGCAAATAGATCTCATCGAGGGAAACATCGAGTATCTTTATGCAAAAGATATGCCGCAAGTTTTGGATTTATATCCTGGCATGAATATTCGCCAAACCTTACATGAAATATACACAAAATATATTCATTATAATGAGATAACAAAAAAAATACTTAATAAAACATTATCATATTTCAATGACTATAATTCTATTTTAGGTTTGCATATTCGAAAAACAGATCGATATACCGAAAGTGATAAACGATTATGGCCGGTAGATGATAAAAAAGTATTTACCGTTATAGACAAAGCATTATCTGAAAATTCTTATAATAAAATATATTTAGCTACCGATGATGCTGATATGTATAGTCTTTATATCAAAAGATATGGAAATCTAATTATTCCAACAACAAGAATAAGGGGATCCGGAAATATTTCCATACATCATCACATGAAAGAACAATCTGGCTATATAAAAGGATTGGAAGCTATACTAGATATGGAGGCTCTTGCTCGCTGTAAATTTTTGGTAAAAGGAACTTCCAATTTATCTCAAACTAGTATGATAGTGAATATTAATCTAGAATGTTATAATACAAATAAGATTTTTAACAATGATCCAAGAGAAGAAGAATCCATGAATATTTATTCAAAACCATATATAAAGTGAAAAACTCAATATACATATATGAACATTTAGGTATGGGGGATCAAATTATTTGCAATGGATTGACTAGAGTTTATGCTGATATGTATGATCGAGTATATTTATTTGTTAAACCCAAAAATGCTAAAAATGTTATGCATATGTTTAGGGATAATGCAAAAATTGCCATTATATTAATGGATGATTCGGATATTCATCAATTCATGCAAATTAATCCAACTAATAACTATCTAATTATTGGCCATACTAAATTACACGAGGAGTTACAAAGAGATCCGCTAGGTAGATTCGATCAAATATTTTATAAAATGGCTAATGTCAACTTTGAGGATAAATGGAATCGTTTTTATGTTGAAAGAAATTGCGAAGCAGAAAAAAATGTATATTTTAATGAATTAGATTTAAAGAAAAATGAAGAATATATCTTTGTTCATGATGATAAAGATCGCCCAATCCTGAAAGATAAACTTCCCAAAAATATTAAAATAATAAGACCCACTAGATCTGATATAAGCATTTTTAATTTTCTTTATGCGATTGAAAGAGCAAAAGAAATTCATTGTATAGATTCTTCTTTTTTTAATTTAATCGATTGCATAAAATTAAGAAATGACGAGAATTTATTTTTTCATAAATATGTAAAAATTCATTTAGTGGGAGAAGGAGGAACTCCTACAACTAAATTAAATTGGAAAGTATTAGCTGTTTAATTATGAATAAAATAATATCTTTTTCTATTTGGGGTAAAACCCCCAAGTATGTTGAGGCAGCTTACGAGAATCTCCTATTAGCATCTAAATATTACTCAGGTTGGACGTGTAGGTTTTACTTAGATGAAACGGTTCCCAAAAATATCGTTGAATATATGAAACGTGACGGTGCTGAAATAATAATGATGAATAAATCCGATGGATGCTATGGTCTCTTCTGGAGATTTGAGCCTCTTAAAGATGATTCCATTGAAAGATTCATCGTACGCGATACCGATTCAAGATTAAATCCAAGAGAAGCTGATGCTGTAAAAGAATGGGAAGAAAGTGGCAAAGAATTTCATATTATGAGAGATAATGCAGTTCATAATTTTCAAATATGCGGAGGAATGTGGGGGGCTACTTCAAAATTTATTGATAAGATAAAATTTCAATACGATAATATGTTAAATGAATATATTGGGAGTTTAACTTTTCAGGATATTTACAAGCCCCGAGGGAAATTCTTTAACACTGATCAACCATTCTTATGGAAGTATATTTGGCCAAGAATTGTTAATACCCATATAGCTCACATTGCGAATCTCAAAGAACTGAGAATAACTGGAAATGAAAAATTATTTAGGGTTCGTAATCCCGATGGAACTTTCGTAGGACAAACAATTGAAATTAAAAACTAAGATATGGATAGGATAGGACAAATTAATAGGGGATCCATACTTGGAGAAAAAATTTATGAATTATCTAGACTTCTAGAAGTAAAGACCATTGTTGAAATAGGAACCTGGAATGGAATGGGTTCTACAAAATGTATTTACGATGCAGTTATTGGTACTAAAAAAGAAGTTTGGTCTTTAGAATGTAATTTAATCCGAATTGGAGAAGCAAAAGTAAATTTAGTATTTTTACCTTCATCCTTTAAAATTATTCACGGAACAATTGTAACATATCAAGAATTAGCCCCGAAGATGAATATTCTTGAAAATGATACTCTTAAAAATTGGTTAAAAGAAGATCTTGGATGGATTAAAACCTCTCCATATGTTTTGGATCAATTACCAGAAAAAATAGATTTATATATTATTGATGGAGGAGAATTCTCAGGTTATATTGAATTTAATAAATTATGGAAAAAATGCAAATTTATAGTTTTAGATGATACAATTTCTAATAAACATACTCAAACTAGAAAATTTATTTTAGAAAATCCCGATAAATTTAAAATATTAGATGATAATCTAAAAGATCGAAATGGCTTTTTAATTTGCGAAGTATGTACAATTTTATAAATGGAAATTCCTTTTCCGAAATAGCTAATTTTAAAATAAATAGATAGAGATCGAAACGAATTATCTGCTGAATTATTTCGAAAAAATTCAATAATTTATTGTAAAACTGATTTTTTAGATATTTTGTTTAATTACATCAGAGTATCCGGACGAAAATATATTCTCATCTCTCATATGTCGGATCTTCCATTAAATATTGCAAGATTTTCATTAAAACCGTCATGTATAAAAAAATGGTATGCTCAAAATGCAACTTATGACGATCCTAATCTTATTTCTATTCCCATTGGATTAGAAAATCATACTGGAGGTTCTAAAGGAAAATTTACAAATCATCAATGGTTTTTTCAAAATATTGAAAAATTAAAATCAAATCTTAAATCTGGAATTTATTGTAATTGGGGGTTAACAAATGATTATAGAAAGAAAATACTAGAAAAAATAAAAGTTCCTTATTACTGGGAAGAAAAACTTTCTTTTGAACAATATTGCGAAAATATGTCTCATCATAAATATGTTATTTGTCCTCCGGGAAATGGAGTTGATACTCATCGATTATGGGAAGCTCTTTATTTAGGCTGTATTCCAATTGTTCTAAAACACAGAATTTATAGAGATTATAATTTATCTATTATTCAAGTAAATAGTTGGGAAGAAATTACACAGGAACTATTGGATCAACTGGTTTCAGAAAATACCGAACAACTCTATATGACCTATTGGAAAAAAAGAATTCTAACAGAATTTCAAAATCTATAACAAAGAAAAAGGGCTTTATTTAAGCCCTTTTAGATTATTTATCCTAATGAACCTGCTGTAAGTTTCCATTGATAAAAAGTTCCTGCTGCAACTTTAAGATATAATGATGTATCAACTGCCGTCATATCATAAACTGCTAAACTTGCATCTCTCAGACCTGCCCCAGCACCAGGGATAAATCTTATTCTTACCCCTATTGAAGCATCCGAATTTATGAATTTTAATCCAACTGAAGCATTAGTTGCAAATGTTTTATCTGCTGTCTGAAGAGCAACAATAGAAGCATCCGTATTTACAAATTTTAATCCTACTGAAACATTAGTGGTAAATACAGCAATTGAAGCATCTACATATTCTTTAGTTACAGCATCCGAAATACTAGCTATGCTTACTTCAAGAAATGTTCCGTTCCATACAAAGTCATTGCCTAAAGAAGCTTCGTGTAGAAAATTAGCAATCCCTATTGAAGCATTAGTTGCAAAAGGTGCTAATGAAGCATCTATATAAGCAATGCTTAATCCAATATTACCACTAGTGTCAATTTTAATAAGTTGAGCATTTACAGCAGTAACAATATTCTTAAAATTATCAATATTTCCACCATAATTATTGGAGGTCATATTTCCTGAAACCATCGAAAAATTAGGATCTATAAGTTCCATATCTAAAAATTATTTTACTTTTATTCTTTATTTATATATTCATACAAAGAAATTAAAAATATCTGGTTATTCAACACAAAAAAGAGGATCATTTCGATCCTCTTTTTATTTTATATCTGATTACTTATTAAATAAGTCCACCAGAATTTGTGTTGATGAAAAGTGTGAGATATTGCGTTTCAGGATGCCATCCAGCATCTACAAGAGCATATCTTGTTTTGATGATAACCTTAGGAGCACCAGTTCCTTCTGTGATAAGCTTAACTGATTCAGCCATTAAATATGGGCAGAATATAACACCTGGTTCGTCAGATGAACCTTTTCTTCCTACAAGTACTCTTGTGTCAGAATAGATCATGTTAGGATCTACATAAAGGGTCATACCAGCGATAGTACCTAGTGGATAAAGTGAACCATTGTTCTGGTTGAAAGTATTAGCTATTGGGCTAAATGTGTACTGTGCATTGCTCTGAAGAGCGGTAGCAAGTTTAAGGTTTGTAACTATAAAGTTAGCAGGACCTCTTCTACCTCTTTGCATAACAACATTACCAGCAGCAAGAATCTGAGCCATAACTCTCTTGATAAGAGTATCTTGGTTTTCGAATGTAGCTCCAACGACTGAAGCGTAAGTTGCGAAACCTGGAATTGTCATTGATTCTGTTGAGAAAGCTGTATCTCCATTAGGATAAGCATAAGCAGCTGATGTAAGAGAACCCGTTGATACGCAGTTCATGTTAAGGTTAATACCTTCAACATTATTAGCTGCAATGTGGTTTTTCCATCCTAGACCAAATAGTCTTGAAAGGATGTGTTTGTTAATGCTCTGGCTGATTTCGTTGATACCAGCGTTTTCTACCATTGCTATAACATCAATACCCCATTGTTTGTTAAGGTCTTGAATCTGTTCCTGGGTTACAGAAACTGATACCTGATATGTTCCAACCTGAACAAATTTAGTGAATAGCTGGAGGCCAAGTGCTCTTGGATATTCCATTTCACCAACTCCTCTTTCCATTGGTTCATAAAGAGTAGTTCCACTTACGAAAGTTCCATCCCATTTACCAGCGTCTGTTTGACCAGCACCAGCAAATCCTTGAACCTGATCCTCCAATGTAGATATAAGTGTAGGATAACTTGCAATTGCAAATACAGATGAATCTGTATAAACAGTCATTGAAGCTGTTCCATCAAATACATCGGCTAAGTTACCTGCTCCACCACTAAATGTACCTGTTTTAAACATTGGGAAACCATCAATTCTGGATTTTCCGATATATTCAGCAGTTACTCTTGCTCCAGTAACTGAAGCATCCGATGCATAAAATGTTACTGCAACACCTGCTCCAGAAGTAAAAGTCGAAATTTTAGCTTTTGTTGATGCATCAACAGCTAGTTTGAATGCGTGAGGAGCATCATATTTAAGATAAGCTGCAGAACCTTGAAAGGTTGCTGGATTAGCTGTTGTTGGACTTGATGCAGGTTGTGCGCCAAAAGGTTGTTTTCCACCGGCATATACGTAATCTAAGTAAGATACAACACCTGTTGGACCTGGCATAGGAACTACGTTAACAATGTCAAAACCTACGGTTCTTGCAGCAACCTGAAGAGCCATTGGAAGAAGTGCAGGCCATTTGTCACCTGAACCTTTTGTTGCACTCTGATAGAACTGGTTGCCAGTAGTAGCTGCCTGACTAGCAGGAACTGCTGTACCAACACCCGGTACATTATAAAGAGTTGCATAAGGAGCGGATACTCCTCCCATTTCAGCCTCGTTTAAGGCATGATAATGAGCGTATTTAGAAATCCAATTCAATCTTGACTGATCTTTAAGACCGGTTGTTTGCTGAATCATCGGACCCCATTTTTCTACGATTTGAGCTTCGTTTAATTGTTTCATTATTTAAAGTTATTTTTTATTTTTAGTTTATTTATTTTTTAACGTTTCTTTGAAAACCTAACATAGCGTCAAGCTATCTTTGATAACGTTTCATCATTTCACCAACACCAGCTACGAAATCATCCATTTTAGCTCCAACCTCTTTTCCGTCTTTTCCTGTAGCAGTAAATACTTCATTCAAAGATAAAACAGGTTTTTGAGCAATTTTGGAGGTTTCCCAGAAATTGTTGATTTGATACTGAGTTTCAAGTGGATAAAATTCCGAACGTGCTCTAATGCTTTCCTTAACGACTTCTGGAGATTTATCAAATGCTTCTCTGTATTGTTTTGGAGCAATTTTTAACCAAAGAGGTTCTGCAACCTGAATTGGTTTTAGTGCACTTTCCCAAAGTCCTTTAATCACTTTAGAATCAGTTGTTGGATTTTTTGCTACTTCTGCGGCAACCTTTTGTTTGTCGGAGTCCGATAATAATGAAAATCCTTTTTTATCTTCTTCTCCTAATATAGAGATGAAGGGGTGAATAGCTCTAGTGTCTTCAACTAATTTCTTTTCTTTTTCGATATTGTTGATAATAAGGCTTAATTTTTCGTCGAGCTTAGAAGCCCTAGTTTTAAGTTCTGGTTTTGGAAGAATAGGTTCATCGGATTCATCCATGTGATATTTTTTCTTAAGAGCATCAAGTTTTGCTTTATGCTTATCTTTACCCTTAACTTCCCCTAGTTGCTCATCAAAATCAGAATATTTCTTTCTTAATTCAGCAACTTCTTTTTTGAACCCAACTGTATCCTTTTTAGATTCTTCTTTGGCTTCTCTTAACTTACCTTCTGGCTTAGTATTAAGTTTCAAATCCTGGTCTTTTATGTGTTTAGAAGTAGGACCATCACCTTTTATTTTAACAGAAAGCTTAGCTCCGGATTTAGTTGTATCAAGAACTAGCATACCTTTTACTTTAGTTCCAGTAATCTTACCTGGTTCTTCTTTGACATCTTCAATGGTTTTTAGACCTTTTATTGCAGATGCTTTTCCAACTGCTTTTGCAGTTTTCATTTTAGCTACAATAATTTTACCATCAAACTCAACGCCAGAATCTTTTCCTGCATCGGTGTCAACTTTTGAATTACCAGTGGTTGTAACATCTGTAATAACTCCTAGGCCTTTTACGCCTTTAATTCCTGTAATCATACTTTCTGATAAAGGTTTACCTGTGATTCCATGAGTTGAAAGGGTTTCATCAAGTTTCTTTTTCAACTCGGGATCTTGTTTAGATTCGGATACTAACTCAATATATTTAATAAGAGTTTTAGCATCTTCTTTACTAACTGCATTTCCGAACATATCCTCAGACCAATTAGCCATTTCGTTTACATTCTTAGCAATAGAAGAAGTCCAATCATGGATTCCATTAATTGCTTTTGCTTTTTCGCCACCCCATTCATGGAGTGCATTAACGGCATGTGAAATTTGACCGTTCCATTCGTTGATACCATTTAGCATCTCTGCATTATGATCAACTGTCTCACCAATAGCATTTGTTACTTTTGCATTGTTACCTACCCAATCTTGAGTTGCATTGAGTGTTTTTGCGTTAAAATCCACTGTTTCAACAATACGTTTTGAAAGATTGTAATGTTGATTGTTTTTTTCTGCTAGACTATCTGCATAAGAGGCAACTTTGTTAACTGCTTTAGCAATATCACCTTGCCAATCAAGAGCTTTTTCCTGAATAGATTTAAGGTTCTTAACATATTTTTTAAGTACCTCAATTTCTTCATTAATTGAACCGCCTTTTCCTTCTAGGATGGCGATTTCAACAGTTCCTAATTTCGTGGAAATTTTGCTTAGCTCGTTTTTAAAGAACACTGTCCATTGCTGTAGAGCATCTTCGTTAACTTTCTGAGTTTCCATTTTATTAAATTCGTTTTTATTTTTAGGATTCTGAAGGGCGATTGCCTCTTCTCGTAGTTTGATTGATGGAAATTTATCAGTCAAATCTACAATAGTAATGTTTTCATTAACAATACCAAATTCACTTCGAGAAATGTTATCAGACTCGGTTTTACCATAAGCTTCATTGAGGCTTCGAATCTGATTCTCAATACGAGCTCTTGCTCCTTCATTAACTGTTGTCAACTGAGCACTTTCAAACCCTGGCTTAGCAACTAAGTCATAAGTATAAATTTGCTGAATTTGAACGGTTTTATCTTCATTGACTGTGCCGGCGGCACGTGAAGATATTGATAAAGGAACACCAGCTTCAAGGAGAGATTTTGCAATCTGACCTTTTGGTGTATTGAGGATTTCAATTCTCCCCTTAATTTGTCTTGCGGATTGGTCATACCAAAGCTCTGAAATTCTGTGAGAAACACTGCCTAAAGCAACTTCAAATCTTTCAGGATGGTCTAGCTCACCTAAAAGGTTACCATTGGCTATGTCTTTTTTAAGATATTCCAAATGCGGAAGGTATTCTTTTTCTTCGTAAATACGTCCGTTTCTGTTCTCAATTCCGAATTCGGCAAAGACACCTTCTAGTTCAACTTTTCCTTCTTTGTTGATCTTTTGAAGGTTTTGACTCGATCTTTCGAGGATCAATACGTTTCTTTGACTCATTAGAATACAATAATTTTATTTATATACTTTAACGAGATTTTGAGTATTATCCAGGCATAGCGACAATTTGTTAAAATTTTAATAAATTTTAAAAGATTCTATCCTATAACTGTATACTTAGCAATGCTCTGGGGGATTTTCTGATGTTAATTCCATGTTAAAGAATTTTATATAAAAGTTATTTTTCGTATATTAGCATTCTAAAATCATAAGATGCAAACTTTTCTTCCCTTTGAGGACTTTAAAAAAAGTGCAGAAGTCTTAGATAAAAGACGCTGCTTTAAACAAGTTATTGAAGCTTCCCAAATTATAGATTGTTTGGAGGGAAAACAGGTTGGATGGAAAAATCATCCTGCAATAAAAATGTGGGCTGGATATGAGAATCTTTTAAAACATTATTATAATGTTTTTCTTGATCATTCTTTAAAAGTCCATAAGATAAACACAAGGATGTGGTATAAGGATTGTCCTTATTCTCATGGGGTTTATGATGCATATTTTGGAAATTATTTTTCAGAAAATGGTTTTTCTAATTGGGAAATTTCTAAACCTTTTTGGATGGGACAAGAACCATTTCATCGTGCTATGAGAGCACGACTAATTGAAAAGGATCCAGAATTTTATGGTCCTAAATTTTTAGATAGAGATAAAGGATATAATAATTCTAAATATTGGTGGCCAGTAATGGAAGATAAGACCTTTAGAATTATTTAAAGGGGAAGCATAAGACTAACTACTTTTTTATTTCCCCAACTATCAACACAAGCTAGGAAATTATCCCCATTATGATCAACGGTAATAGATGCTTTTGGGGTATGGCCAAAGACTTGATTTATTCCTTCATAGGGATCTTCTAAGAGTTCCATATAATCTGCCCAAAGAGGACCAGGAGTTCCACCTCCCCCACGCATGGATCCTACTTTCCAAAGAATTTCTTTATCTTGAAGAAAATTCAGTGTTTCATGAATAGAAGGAATTTTACCTCCTGTAATTGCATTAAGGAATTTACCTTCTGCAAATTCAGGTAATACAAACTTTGTCCAAAAAGTTTGAGTTAAGCCAGCATGAGTTGCTAAAGTATATTGTTTAGAAATTTCACTCTGATAACCCCAGGCAATTTGAAATAGATCTATATTATCTTGAAAAATCTTTTTATATTCATGAGCTTGAGTATGCTGATGCCCGCTTATCCAGGGATAATTATAAACATAGGCATAATCATGATTTCCTAATAGAGCTGTAACACTATCTTTATTTTTCCTAATAAATGTACATAGATTTTTCAGATTATGTAATTGCTCAGCAGGTCGAACAAAAAAACTATCACAATAATCCCCCAAAAATACTATTTTGTAAAACTGTTTCAACCCAGCTAATGCAATATTATCCCATTCGGAAAGACCATGAATATCCCCGATAAATAAAACTTTATTTTTAAATTCTTGTTTTTTCATACTGTATTATACACAGTATGAGGAGGGAAGTTTTAAAAGATATAATTTTTAGTTCCTTTGCGGCATTTGATCTGAGTACGAGTATTATTCTTTTCTGTTGTTCCGTTTTCTAATTTACCGTCTTTGCGTTTAAGAACCAAACCTTCAAAAATATCATACTTAGTTATATCAGAGTAAAATTTTTGAAACTCTGTTTTAGCAGCTGAAATTCTATAACAATTCTCAGAAAGCTGACGAACGAAATGGCTATAAATATCAGTTGGATATAATTTTGCTAAGATGATTAGTCTCTCTTCAAAAGTTGTTCCTATGAGATGATTTCCATTATACATGATAATATCCCAAATAACATATTTTATATTCCATGGTTTTCCAGTTTCATCTTTTTGATTCTTGTTAAGATATTCCCCACAAAGAATCATTTCACCAGTTCCCCGATAAAGTTTTCTTAATTCCTCCTTATCCATTTTGCAAGAAATAGGTTGTTTATGCCTATTCATAAGCTTCATTTCTTTTCCCCCCTCGTCAAAATAGATTTGCATAGAACTTCCATTAAGTTTGGGTTCAGCAAGAAACTTGTCCATCTCTTCGAAGATGAGCAAACTTTCAGGAGCAATTTTAGTTTCTGGGCGAGGAGGATAAATATATCTCACTTTTTACGTTCTATTTTTCTTTTGAATAATCCTTTGATTTTCTCGATTGCTATTCCGCCAAACATTTCATATCTGTCAAAAGCAGCTCTTTTTTTCATCGAAGCTGTTTTTTCTATTTTTCCAGTGTATGGATTTTTATACCATACTATCCAATTACCACCTAAACTTCTATCAAACATAATTAAAATATTGAAGGATCCTGAGAAATCCAAGCCGGGATTCCGCTATTCATAATTTCTTCTTTTTTGGCTTCGAATTCAGCGATCATTATTTGATTCATCTGATCCAGAGTTAAAATTTCGTTTTCTTTAAGTATTATTGTTGCCATGACTTATATTTTTAAGGTTAATTTACTTGGTTATTTTTACTGAGAATATAGGTCTTATTTCTTCAATCATTTTTTGAACATTCGATTTCGTTTTTCTAGCTAAAGTAGCCAAATTGTTAATAGTACCTTTCTTAACGGTATAAGTAGTTTCGCTTTCGATAAGTTTAGCTTTGTCTTCATCAGCAATCTTCTTATTTTTCAGAATCATTTCTGATATAACATCCTGATATTTTTCAAGGATTACATTATTAAAAAAGAAACGGGTCTTTTCTTCTGCAACTTCCTGACCAAACATTTCAACAAGTTCAGCGTAACGATCTTTGTCAACTTTCAGGTATTTATCAGAAGTAATGAATTGGAAACTTCTTTCGCCAGCAACGATTTTAAGAGTACCTGGGAAGAAACCTTTTTTCTCAAAAAGATCAATCATAGCACCTTTTCCAGCTTCACGAATTTCTGAATCAAGTGTTTCCCTGGTAGCTGCAAGTTCAGCTATTTTTGTATCAATGTCTTCAAGTTGTTTAAGCGTTTTTGCGAACTGAGGCATTTCAACGATTTCATGTTTTTCTATTTTTGATTTGGTTGAACCGTTTTCTTTTGCTGCTGCGAATAAGTTTGCCATTTTTAGTTTTTTAGTTTGATGAAGTAAATATACGACAAATTTCCCAAGTACGAAAATATTATCGTATTATTTTATCAAAGAAATGTTAAATTTAACGATTTTTAACGATTACTTAAATTGATAGTATCCTTATCAAAGATGGTATCTCTTTGTATAGCGGGAATACCAGCTTTGGTCCTAATAACTTCCCAAAGCTTTGTATAAAAAGCTTCGGTCATTTCCTGTTGACCACTAATCTTTGCGCGAAGTTTAATTTCCGCATTAGATACCCCGATAGCCCATAATACTATGGAACCGATAAGAACTAGACCTACGCCTAAAGAAATAAATAATCCTTTCATTTTCTGTTTTTTAGTTTATGTTTCAAAATAAATTTATTGTAAAAAACCCCCTTGGTCAACCGCTCGCATCCCACCAGTTTGTTTCATCTGCCAGAGCCTCGTCCGTTGTAAGGGGTTTTCATGTGTTTTAATATAAAAGAGAGAACTTCCTCTAAAGGGAAGTTCCCATTTTTATTTAGAAGATTTAATTATAGTTAACAGTAACTGTAAAGGGAATTGTTGAAAGATAAGTACCTGAAACTTGGTTTGCACTTACATGAAGAGTTGCACCTACATTAAATATTTCTTTTCCTATACCATTAAGAAGTCCTGTTGCATCTGTTGTCCAATTATCAACAGTCATATTGTCTCCTCCTTTATTAGTTATTGCTGCGGCTGGTAATGTAATTGCATAAGTAGCATTTACTCCTCCAGTAACTTCAAAAGAAGCTGCTGTTACAGTTCCGGGGGTAGCAGTTAAAAATGAAACACCACCGGTTGTTGAACGTGTGCCAGCAGGAGTAAGAACAATTGTTCCAGTTGTAGCATCTACAATAGCATTTCCAAAATTCATATCAACCGTTTTTGAAATTGTAATTGGCTGAATAATCGTAGCTGAAACCGTTGCTGATGCGGTTTGTGCATTTGCATTCAATGCGAATAAAAGCATTGTAAGAATTGCGAAAGATCTCATTAAGTTTTTCATAATTTTAATTTTTAGTTTTTAATTTTTAGTTTTAAATGCAGAGCAAATATAACTAAAATAACCGAGACTAAAAAATATTTTTTATAAAATTTTAATAAAATAATGCTTTTTAATGAGATTTTTGCATTTCATTAATCATATCTACCAATGCTTGCATTATAATGATTTGATTTTCGAGAATTACGTCAAAACTTGCTGGGGTAAGAGAAACTCCTAAATCCAAGATTTTTTTGGTTTTTTCAATCCGAAGATTTAAATAATAGGTTTTTAACTCTTCAACGTGAGGATCTTTCATATTTTTTAATTTGATAATTCAAATGTTAATCTTTTTATTTCAGGTTTAAGGGTTTTTAATATTAAAGAAATATTCTTTATCTGAGCAGCTAAAATATTTAATTTAATACAAGAAACAGGAGATTCCTCGATAGAACAATCCCAATATTTTTGATATTCATCTAGTAGATTTTCCCCATCATTGTAAATCTTCTCAAGTCTCTTAAGACGAGAGATATAAGTAAAATCAGTTACTTTTATCATATTTTTACTTATATAAATATGGAATTTCCATATTTCGTTCTTCAATAAGTGCAAGAGAAATACTTATCATTTCCCTCCACATTTTATCAAGTTTATCAACAAAGAGTTCCCCGCTAAGATGATCATATTCATGCTGTATGATACGAGCAGCAAAATTATCGAAAACCTGTTTTTGATATTCCCATTTTTCATTCCACCATTCAATTTCAATTGATGAAGGTCTCTCAACTAATGCAGCAATTTGAGGAATAGAAAGACATCCTTCCGGATGTTTAACTAAATTTCCAAATTTTCTTATAATATGAGGATTTATAAAAACTTCCCTGAAATGAAAATTTTCTTTTTCCAAATGAGCTTCGATTACAAAGATATTTAATGGGATTCCTATTTGTACAGCAGCTAATCCAATTCCGTTAGCTTTATGCATAGTTTCAAATAAATCCGAAATCAAAGCTTGAACTTCAGAATCCTTTTTTATTTCAGTACTTTCAACAGTTAAAGAGGAATCCCCGTATAATATTATAGGTCTAATCATTTTTATTTTCTTTATTTTGTTTATCCATAGATTTGTCCCAAATAACAATAGCATTGTCATCTCCAACCCAGATAGTCTCCCCGCATTTTTTACATATAACAATATCCATATGACCTGTCGGAATAGGTTCTTGACATGCTGGACAAATTGATTTTTTATTCATATTTTTAAAAATCATAGTTCTTAATTATCATATCATAATCCTTAAATCCCTTGAATTTTTTGTGATCCTCCGAAATTCTTTTATTTATCTGTTCTTCTGTCCATCCTCGGGCGATTAATCTATTCTTTCGAATTTTCAAAGGGGGATTTAAATAAATTATAAATGTTTTCTTTCTACTCTTTGCGTCGATATGTTTTATCCCGTCAGTTTCCATAATAAAACAATCCGAAGATTCCCACTCTTTTAACCCAGTTCCGTATCCAAAACCATTATGGATAACATGTTCGTAAAAAGATCCTATTTGAGTCATAAAAGCAAAGACTTCATTAGTTATAAATTTATAATCGATTCCATCTTTTTCCTGGAGTCTCATTGGACGAGTTGTATAAGAAACATCAAATTTAAATCCTTGCTCTTCTAATCTACTGCGAAGAATGTTTTTACCTGCACAAGCTGGTCCACAAATTACAATTCTTTTATAACTCATACTATTAGCTTATTTTTTTAATTATAGGATGCCCATCTTTCTTATCAAAAACTATTTTAATTTTTCTCCTAAGTTTTTTTGAAATATAAATATCTTTCCAAACAGATTTCCAAAGTCCTTTTTGCCAATTAACATCATAATCTCCAAGAGGATCTATAATAATTTTATTCACGAAGTTTCCAGCTTAAGTCTTTGGCTCTCTCGTTTTTATTTAAACAATCCCAGCAGCAAGTATAGATCCATCCAGATGTTTGGCCTACATTAAGTGTAGTTCCACATTGTTCACAAATTCTATAGGATAAGGATTCCGCTAAATAAACCATTCCCGAAATTTTATTATCACCTCCATTGTAATAAAAACAAAGACCCCCGAATTTTTCTTTTATCTGAGAAACCTGAACACTAATATGGGGTTTCCCCTTCGGAGCTTTTTTATAAATCCATTCCCCAATAGCACGAAGTCTTTTTTGTTTTGCTGATGTTTTGATTCTAAGAGCAAAACTTAAATCCCTCATCCATTTATACTTAAACTCGTTATCCCGGTTTCTATTTTCATTAGTAAGATGATTTGTAATTTCCCCCATAAGTTCATCAAGAAGCATAAACCATCCATTGCCACATTCGAGACCAAATTGAATAGGGGTAACCAATTCTTTCTGATCAAGAAGTTCCTGAACTTCTTCTTTTACAGATTTCTCACCTATATAAATTTTTCTATCTTGAGTAAAAAGCTGAGGATATTTATTTAAAAGCTTTTGCTGTAATTCTGTTTTCATTGTTTTTCTTTTATTAATTCAAATAAAAATTCATTATCATTATCAATTAAAAGATCCAAATCTACTCCAAGAATAGTTTCTCTTAGAGTTCCATCTTCCGGCTGAATCCAGTTATCATTGTCATAAGCTATCCAAATAGTTCCTCCAGGTGTATTCAGCCAAGGAACCTCTCCGATTTGTTTATATCTTTTCATTTCCATTTCCCCTATTTTTTAAACAACAGTTTTTGTATTTTTTTCCACTTCCACAAGGACAGGGATCATTTCTTCTTATCTTTGGTTCTGTTCTTACAGGAACAACAACAGCTTCTCGTTCTTTTTTTGTAAGATGATTGTATTCCATATCTTTTAGATGATTCATAATAGGATATGCTTTTAACTCCATAGCAATATCTTTTGGATTCATAGGTAGTCCTTTAAGTTTATGTTTTAAAGCAATTTCTTCATCAATAATAATAACGCTCGGATCCTTATCTAAAAGAGTTTTGCGAGATTCCAAAACTGCTACATCATCAGCAGGCCCACAAATGATAAATCTTTTTTTGTCATAATCATAAATTTCTTGACAAACCCCGCAAACAGTTACAAGTCCTTGATGAACATGTTTCGTATAATCTTTGCAAGTATTACAATAAAGATCTTCTTCCATATTATATTCTATTTCCGGTTTTCCAAAAATATCTTATTTTTTTTCGTTGTTCTATAGTAAATTTTTTACCTGCCATAAACTTTAAAGAACGGCTTACATCTTCTTTAGTTATTTTGTTTTTCATAATGTAAATATACGAAAAAGAATTTAAATATAAATATATTTTTAAAAAATATTAATTTACCTATAGCCAGAATTTTGTCAAGTACGTACATTTATCTAATATTCTTTCGAATATTCTCCTAGTGGAGTGCCTTAACCCGGGAATCATTAAGTTGCGTTCCCTCTATCCCTGTTTAAGTTGCATCGTTACGCGGTTTTAGCGACATACAGTAGATCTATTCATTCTACTCTTATAGAGTTTTAACCTGTCTCCCGCGGTTCGCAATGATGTTCTGAACTTCCTCTGGTTTTATCCAGCGTACGTACAGTAAATTAATATTTTTATGTCAAAGAACGTTTAAAAACTTATTCTAAAAGTTTCAAAATTGAACAATCTGTTACCAATGAACGCCATGAATCTTTTTCAATATCAAAGTATTTCAAATTGGAACCATAACTGATTGAAGATTCCTTAGGTATCTTATCTGCAGGAATTAAATTCTGATTTAATGTTCCCAAAGCTTCACGGAGAGTTCCATTAACTTTTTGATAAGAAAAATGAACTGGGGTAGGTCGTTTCTGTAATAATTCCCTAAGGTCTTCAACCTCAATTTTAATGTCTGTTTTTTCCATAATGTCAATTATATTTGCCGATTTGAAGTCTTTTGTAAAAGATATTTAATGTTATGATTTTAATATATTCATGGTTCTTTGAATTTCTTCATCCGTTCTAATCAAATTCGTATGAATAGTAATCATGCCCGATTCTCTGGTATCATAACAATTCCCGCATTCTTGGATATGATTGTTAATATCAGATCCTATTAAAAGTCCTGCTCTTCCATCTTTAGCTCCACAAGTTCCACAAGTATTATATTCCATAATGTTATTTTACTCTGCAAATATACAAAAGTTTTCTTAATCCTGTGTATATTCTGGTATTAATTTTTTAAATATTTCACGTTCTTTAAGAAAATCCGGAGTTATAAGTTCCCAATCTGTTACTTCAACATCGCAGGGTCCTCCTCTTAAAATATGAGAACTTCTTAAAAAAGTTCTCCCTCTTTTAAATCCATCAGGCATATCATTCCAATTTTGACCTTTAGCATGAATCATTTCTTGTTCTTCTACTTGAGATTTTCCAAATAATTCTGTGTGCGAATAAAGGGATTGAGCTGTCATGGAAATTGAATTTCTGACTGCATCTTTCTGTCTCCATATAAAATAGTTTTCAACCTCAACTCTGTCGGGAATAGTAAATACTCTGGCATCAAAAAAAGCCATTTTAAATTCAGATGGATAATAATTGAATAGAGCATTAAATTTAGCAGTTGCCAAAGATGCAGCAACAGATACCATTTTCTGAATATTTCCATCAAACCATGCATCAGTCATGATCTTATCAAAATCCGTTAAAAGAAGAGAAATTTCATCAGATTGAACATAAGCCGCTTTTGCCCCTTGAATTTCTTCACAGAGAAACTGAGCTGTTTTATTCATCATCCTGATAAAATCCTCATCAAATGGTTTTTTCATTCCACGAGTAAATGTATGGAAAGCTTTTCCATCAAGACGAATTATTGTATATGTTCTGCGTGGAAGAAAATAGCGAGTTCTATTCTCATATTGTTCCTTTATACGTGTTCCAAGATCATCTTTCATATTTTTTCAATTTTGTTTAACCAATCTTCGCCTAATACTTTTCTGATTATTATTAATTCACTAATTTTAAAATCATGAGTTCCTTTTAGCCAATTTTCTATTTTTTTTAGACCATAATTAGATTTGGCATTTGGTATTACAGCATTACATTGCCTATGGAATTCATCCAAATCCCATCCCCGAGCTTTCATTTCATTATCAATTTCTGCTGCAATGATCATACTAGCTTTTACATTTTCTTCTAGAATAGGATCCATATTCTTTAAAAGATTATCTAATCCAAAAATTTCTTCTTTTTCATTCATTTTTTAATAGAGGTATAAAGTATGATATAATCTGCACATTCCTTATCAGAAAGATTCTTCGGACAAATATTGGAAGTTCGAACAATAGAGGTAATTTTATATTTGAAATAACCCCGTTCATCAACTGCATGAATTATTTTTTGAATTTCCCTATCCAATTCAATAGTATCAACATATGTACATATTCGACTATCCATTATTTTCCTTTCCGTATTACATCTTTAATCTCCAATATCATTCCATAAATAATGGCCTGAAAAGATAATAAATAATAAAACATGGTTTTTGCTGTAAGAGGATTATTATATTCCGCTAGACATATTAAAACTAACCCCACCCAGCCTAAAATAAAATATAAATATTTCATGGATTATTCTTTTCCAAAGATTTTTGAATTATTTCTTCAATCTTAGTATTTCGAAATATTTGTATAACAGATTCATTGAAATATAGTCTTACCGAAAGTTTTAAGTAATTAGCAAGTTTAACACATTCCATTCCGACATCGATAATATTTTTTCCTTTAATAGCCATCACAATTATTTCACCTTGCTCACATACTTCAATACTCTTTAAGTTGTTCTTTCCGGGATTAAATTGTGATTCTAATCTACTTTTCAATTCACGAATAACTTGAGCAACAGCATAATCATTAACCCATTTGGGATCTTCAATAAAAGTAAGAATAGCTGCTTCATTTCTATTAAGATCATAAAGAATCCCGTCTGTTGGTTGTTCAATAATTTCTTTCAAAGAAGCAATCATAGGACCTTCTTCTGATAAAAGCACAACATTACCTTTTTTAGATTCTTCTAAGACCATATCCCTAAATGAAGTTATTGCCTCTTTCTTCCCTTTACCTGTTTTCATAACCTAATAGTAAGTTTTATTTTGGCAATTCCTTTAAAGGTAGCTTTCGGAAAAGCTTTCATAAGTTTTTTTGGATCAATTTCTTTCCTTTTATAGAGATCTCCAAGGAAAAGTTTACCAGGAGAACCCACAAATTCATTCTGGGTTTTTGAATAATAAAAATCTGCACCTAAGATAATTCCTACAGGAACAAATCCCTTAATAACTACTTTATTTTTTTTTGCTTTCATATGGTGGATTATTATAATATTTTTCTAATTCATTCATTGAAGGAAGTTCTTCGATTTTTTGAGATTCAGCAATAGCTTCCTCCTCGCTATCTGTAAAAAGAATTTCTTTATACCAAAGTTCCCCATTATGTCCATGAGTATTATCTTCAGTATTTGTTGACCAAAATCTTAATCCCCTATCCGGAAGAGTAAGATGTTCAAGAACGACATATTTTCCGGAGTGTAACATATTTCTATATCTTTAATAAGAATTATATTTAGTTCTATACAAATATATTTGTTTTTATACGAATTAATCTAATATATCATTTAAATGATCGAATCCATTATCAATACCTCTTTCAAAAGTATCACGTTTGGCTGGAAGTTTAAATATCGGAAATAGTATTATTCCTTTAACATTAATCTTTTCTTTTACAGAATCAAATCCAGCTCCTCCGATTGTCAAAGGTTCGGGATCATAATCATAAAGTCCTTTCTTAGAACTTATAATTTTAAGGGTAACCCCTTTCTCCGTAAGTTTTTCAGTTATCCCTATTGTTACCTGAGTAAACCCATTATCGTTTTTGGACCATCCGTATACTTTATTAATTTTAATTGGATCCCCTAAAGCATCGCAATGAGCCATTTTCCCAGTATTTTCAAATTCTTTCATATCTTTTTATTTTTCCAATATTCAAAAAGTTCATCGGTAGTATAAATATGAGTTGGTTCACCATCCCATGGGTGCTCATCCTCTATTTTATACCAAAATATATCTATCAAAACCCCTTTTATCTGTACAGAGGTTCTACAATTTAATCTTATCCATTCAAGAAACTCTTTTGGATACATCTTTCTTTTCTATATGTTCTCGATCATCGAGAAGTTTTTTAATATCTTTTAAATCCATATGAAAATAATTTTCATCTTCATAAGATGGCATTTGCTGCCTTTTTCTTTCTGCTTTATAAAAAGCTAACAATCTTTTTGTTGATAGTTTTTCAAGAGATTTTATGTCCATTTCTTTCTTTAATTTGAGTTTCCTGACTAAGAAATACATTCTTCGTAGCTTCGAAAGAAGCAGCTGGAGTAATTTCATTTGTTACAAAAAGAGCATACATAGAAAAATATTCATTTCTGAGTTTTGCTTTTTCTACATCATTCAAAGGAAGCTGTGTTTCAAAAAGCATACAAAATTCTTCCTTATCAATCGGTTGAGTAATATCAATTTGTTCTATTGTTCTCATAAATGTTTTCTTTGTGTTCTAGTAATGTGTTATGAGGACTTCTCCCCGTATGAAATTTGAGGCACTGAGAGCATTTATATGCCACTTGCTTATGTATAAATTTAGGATTGGTGTTCATTTGTTTTGCCCATTCAACTGCGTCTTCAAATATATCAAATGTTTTCTTAAGCTTACCGGTTGCACGATTAATGCATTGGCCCATTTTATTTGCATATAGATTTGGCATTTAAAATTCAAAATTTATATTCAGCCATTCCCAAAATTCATCTGAATTATTTACTTGTAATAAACTATTTTGCATTTTTTTATTATATTCCCCATCAAGTGTTCCCTCTATATCGTATATGAGTATATTGCCAGAAAGCCATTTTCTTGCATATTTTAAAATATCACATTCTCTATGTTTAAAAGAAAATATCTTCGGATTTTTATGATTTTCTTTTTTCATAGTTTTATTTTTCAGTTCTATCAACGAATATAAGTCTTCCAGTATCCTGTTGTAAAGCCACACACATTTCAACACCATCTTCATCGCAGAAAATATGATTGTTTTCAATATAATCTACAATAACTCTCGAACTTCCCATTTCAGTACTAACTTGAATCGGATCTCCTCTTTTCATTCCTTTAAGACCGATTTTCCCGTTTTCTTTAAGATAAGCGGTATAACCAGTACAATTTATAATGATGTTACCATCTTTATCTTTAATGTCTCGAGGGTCCATTTCTTCCATTGTTATCTTTTTAGGAAACAAATATACAAAAAAGGTTTCAGATAAAAAAATTATTTCGAATATTTAATTTTTGCTTTTGCAAATTTTCGTAATTGTTTCTTAATATCATTAAACTTTTTTCTATCGGAAGTAGAAAGAACAAATATATCTTTTTTGCGATCTTCTTCCGATTTATAGTAATAATAAGTTGTTTGCTCAACAACTACTGCATCTCCTATTTTAGTTTCTTTTATCATAAACTGTATTTTTTATTATTCGTTTCGGTTTTATTAATGAGCCATTCAAAATCAGGCAATTCCATTCCAATTTTTTTAAAATAGAGATATTGGGCCTTACCGAAAACTATATCCTGAACCCAGCTTAAATTACAAATTTCTTCTGGAGTATTGCAAGCTCCCATATAACCAATTCCAAAACAATAAAGAGTTCTTTTAATTCCATAAAAATCCTTTTCACATTCATTACGGATAGCATCCCATTCTCTATATTCCATATCTTTAACAATCTCATTAATAAATGGGGCATACATTGAAATAATAGCTTCTTCTTCCCTTTTTTGTTTTTCAACAGGATCTTTTATTTTGATACTTTTTATTTTGAGGGGTTTTCTAATATGTCCGTTGTCCCCTGGAATATGAGAATATGGATCAAAATCCGTAACAAATTTATCAAACCATTTCCAAGTATATTTTATGAGCCATCTCGAACTACCAAATCCCCCCTCTTTTTCAAAAACGGCATAATCCCAATATTTTTTCTTTTCTTCCGGAGTATTTCCTTTAACCATAATTCCTTTACCCTCCATCCAATCACGAAGATCTTGTTCAGTACACCAAGCAGCATTAAAACTAAATTGATCATTGGGATTTATCCAAACCCTATCAAAATTTCTTGGATCCTCGACATCTTTTTCAGGATCGTTCATAGGACTGCAAACAGGATGTTTTTTGAGTTTATCAAAAATAGATTCTCCTATTCTCATAGTCTCTTTTGGATCCTTACCTCTTTCAAAGTTCATAGTATAGATATTAATCTATCGCTAATATACGAAAAAAGATCCATATAAAAAAATATATTTGGATCTTTTTTCCTGAGCGGAGAGAGTGGGTACCGACCCCACTTAGGTTTTATCCTAGCCTAGGTTTAGCAAACCTGCACATTACCTTCCTGTCCTCTCTCCAAATTTTCTTCCTCTTACCCATCCTTGATTTTCATATTCAATAATTAATTCTTTTTTTATTTTTATTATTTGTTTTTCATTATGAATCCAGATAGTTCCATATTGGGAATTTCCTTCACCTTTTTGTTTAATAGCATTAACTTTACCAACTTGTATTTTTACTTCTTCTTTATGTTTTTTTCCTGAAAATCTCAAATTATTGCAATTTATTAATGCATGTAACCATTTTTCTCGATATTCGGGATTATTTATTTGTCTTTCATGTAAAATTTTCATTGTAGCAATCCCACCAAGTTTTGATCCTGCTAATCGAAATTTATAATTATGTTCCAAATTTATAAGTCCCCCTTTTCCACCCAGCGCAATATTATAGCAACTTGGATCTAATAAAAGTTGTTCATTAATAAATTCCGATTCAAAGTCTAAAGCTTTTTTAAATGTTTCAAAAGTAAATAATATTTCTTTCTTAAAATTTTCTTTTCCGTATTTTATTATAGCATATTTTATTCTTTTTCCTGACCCCATATAATTATCATTAGGATTATCAGTTTTATGAACTCCGTAATAAAAATTTCCATTAATTAAATTTTCAATCTTATAAAAATAAGATTTACATAATGCTCTTTTCATAATTTATATATTCGAGACTTAAATCCCAAAATATATAGCGGTGGGCATAGGAAGCCTCGAACTTCCGTGTCGTGTTTATCAGACACGTATACTAACCAAACTATATGATACGCCCAAATTGTACTGGTGAAGGGGCTCGAACCCCCAACCGTAAGTATATAAGACTTCTGCGCTACCATTGCGCCACACCAATATTTGCGGAGGATGCGGGTAACGATCCCACCCAAGTTTTATCCTGACTCTAGTTTTCCAAACTAGTACTTTACCTCTCAGTCAACCCTCCATTTTGAGCACCTACTCAGCATCGAACTGAGAACTCCGGTATACCACACCGGTATTTTACCTACTGAACTATAAGTGCATTATCTTCATCATCTCTCATTTTTTGAAGAATGACTGATTTCGATCTTCCTTCGTTTGGCCATCCATAATTCATGAAGTCTTCATTTTTCACTGCATTTGGATTTGAACCATCTCCTTCTCTCCATCCAAAGAATTTTTTATCTTTTCTTCCTCTTATGGATTTTTTAGGAAATATCTCTCCTGTTCTTTCATTTATTACTGTTGTTCTTGCCATATTCTTTATTTAAGTTGAGCCTTTACGGGAATTCGAATCCCAGTCTACTGATTACGAATCAGTTATAATTACCAACTATACTATAGAGGCATTTTAGGGTGAAAGGTGGGGCTCGAACCCACATGGTCTTTTCAGATTCCAGATCCACAGTCTGGTCGGGCACCATTACCGGTTACAATCACCATTTATTTTTTAAATTTAGATCCGGGATTCCAACCTTCCTGAATCCATTTTTTTAATTCTTCTTTTATTATTTTTTTATTTTTACCATCTTTATTTATCCAACTTGTTCCATATTGGGAATTTAATTTTCCTTTTTGCGCTATAGAATTTTTTTGACCAATTTTCTTTTTGCATTCTTCTGATTGTTTTTTATCCGTCATCATTCCAAATTTTATCAATTCCCCTCTTAAAAATCTATCATCATTTTGTTCAACAAAATAAAGTTTTCCGGATAAATCTTTGCAACTTATTCTTCCTTTATTTAATCCATGTAAATTTAATTCTTTAATCTGATTATCATTTACATTTAAATAATATCTTTCTCCGTTTTCGTCTATAAAGGAACTGTGATTTACTGTATGTCCAAAATAATTTCCTGTGTTAAATAACTTATTAAATTCTTCAATATTATTAGGTTTTATTAATTCTCTAGTTTCTTTATTAATTAAAGCTGGCCCTTGCCTCAAGGTTCCTTTCCCTTGTAAACTCAAATTATAGCAATTAATATCTTTAACTAATTCTTCATTTACAATTTCCGATTCTAAATCTAAAGCTTCCTGATAAGTATCAAAAAACTGAATAATATCTTTTTTAAAATTTTCCTTTCCGTATTTTTTTATAGCATAATTAGATCGTTTTCCCGAACCCATATAACCATCTTCCAAATTATTAGTTTTATGAACACCATAATAAAAATGGTTATTTATTAAATTCGTAATTTTGTAAAAATAGTTAATCATATGGATATTTATTATATATATTCATAAGTTCGATCTTAGAAATTACAATAATCAAAAGAGATCGAACTATCTCAAAGAACGTAGCGGATGAGGTGGGATTCGAACCCACGCGTGGCTATTAACCGACCTAATGGTTTTCAGGACCATCCCCTTATAACCGGACTTGGGTACCCATCCAAATTACAATATGTCAAAGAAAAAAGGGAAAACTTATGAAGCCTTCCCTTTTGATTAAACTAATTCTGATTATATCAGTATTTCATCTTTTCACTAGAAGGCCAACCTTATCCGAGGATGAGGTAATACTAATCGTATGTATTGAGTGCCTTTTCATTTTATTATTGTTTCTCTATATATCTACTTATATGCGGTAAAAATGCTTAGGTTTTGTAAAAATTATTTTAAATATTCTTTAAGAAATAATTTAACCATTAGTTCCCTCGGAACATTATCTGATTCCCCTGAAACCTTATTTTCAAATTCAATAAACTTTAATAATATATCATCAAAACCTTCGATTAAATTCTTGGCATCGGGAACGGGAAATATAATAGTTCTATGACCATTTTCTTCAGCTTCCTTAACTGTCCGTCTGAGAGCATTAATAATATCTTTCATTTTTATTAAAATTAAGCAATTGTTATTTTTTCTTTATTAATTAATTCCTGACGAACTTCTTCTAAAGAATCCATACTAGTATCACTCATATCTTTAAAAAGATTTCTTACAAATGCAATATCGTTTAATTTTTTTGATAAACTTTTACTTCTCAAAAAGAAAAAGATAGAAATAAATACCATCAAAAGACCAAACCATTGGGGAGTATTATAAATCACACCAATAATAACCGGAATAGAAAGAGCAAAAGCTAAAATTCTGCTGATCATCATCCATGAAAAAGCAACATGCATTTTTTCAATAAATAATTGATCCTGCAATCTAATGAATTTAAAAGGACTTTCGATAAGAGCTTTATCAAAAAACTTGTTCATCTCTTTGTGATTCTTAAAATGAAAATCCTTTAATTTCAGTTTAAAACCCTTGAATTCCATTATGTTATTCACTTTTTATAATTTTTATTTCATGCAAATATACAAATTATTCTCTTATGCTGAACATTTTTAATCGTTAAAAATCGTTAAAATTAATAAAGTTTTTCAATATATTTCATAAGTTCCTGAATTCCTCGATCCGCTTTAGGACCCATTTTTCCTAAACAAGTTTTTAGAAAAACTATTCTTTTCTTTTTATATTCTTCATTAGAAATAAAATTAAATTCTTGTCTGATTTTATGTTCATTTGTTATTAGAGCTTTTAAATCTGCTTTAAAAAACATAGCATTATCTGCATCCCAAAATATTCTTAAAAGAAGATCTGCTGGCCTTTTTCTATATTTTGTGCATTCAATCATCTCCCCTATTTTCTTCACCATATACAAATCAGGACCCTTAAAACTTCTAAGAAAAACTTCTAAAGATTTATCTTCATTATCTTGTAATCCCGGAATATAAATAGCATCATGGAAAAATGCAGCTATAATAAGAGCTTCTCTATGAATAGGCAAAACAAAATTTCTTTTCTTTTCAAGATCCTCTAGAATTTGTATTAAATGATCTACACTATGATACTTTCTCCTTGGCTCATTCCAGGCTTCTTCTAATTTAAAAATAGTAAAAGGAGACAAATATTTTTCTAAAATATCTTTATATTGAATAAAAGGATTCATATTTATAGATATAAAGAAACTAGCATATCATATTCTGCTTTTGTAATACCTAGTTCTTTCCTAATCTTTCTTATTCTTATATTATTTAAGATTGCTCCACTTGCCATAGTTAAACCTATAAGAACTAGAATTCCTGTAAAAGTAAGAGTATTGATCTGCATATAGGGTTTATAGAGATTAAACATAGCTCCTAAAAACCCCAATAAAAAGAGTCCTATAAGAATCCCCTGTAAAATTTTTCTTAACCAAAGATCCTCTCTAAGACTATTGGTCGAAAAATACTTAAAAACAAATTTAGTCCACTTACTAGGTAAATGTTTATTATAAACTGCTAAGAATTCTTCTTTTGTAATTTTTGATACATCCATTGTTTTCTTTTTTTAAATTTATATTTCCATGATTTCCATGGATTATTTCTTTCGGCATTACATCCTTTGTGCGGTTCGCAAATAGGACAACCTAAATGCAGATAGATTACAGCTCTTCTATAAACAGAATTGCTTTTAGTTTTACGTTTTTCTTCAAAATTTCTCATATACTATTATTTTAGTTCTCTAGAGGAACCAAAATATAGCTGCAAGATGATTTAATTTTTCCATTGTGTTTTTCTGTTATATTTCCAAGTCTTATAGTTTCATAGAGAATGACGTATTGTACTTAATAAAAAGTCTCTTTTATCTGCAGGACTTCTCTGAAGATTAAATTTATATTTTTGAATTACCATATACATAAAAAGTTATTTTACTATTTATTCACAAAAAACCCCCACCTAAGGGGGTTTTTAAGACTACATCAAAAATAATTATAAATTCGCCAGTAATAAACTGTCTTTTTGTTCTTCTTGAGGAATAAAAAATCCTAATATATCTTCATCCGTCATTGTTTTAATATCTTGATATAATTTAATTTTAGAATCCATTTGAACTCTAATAATCCAATGTCTCAAAAGATTTTCGTATACAGGACTTGTGGCATATCTTTTTCCCTCATAATTAACATATCCTCTATCGGATATTAAGTTTCCTATTTCTCTATGGAGAGTATCACCTTGAGCAGTTACCTTAATTAAATATCTCTCTTTTACTAATTTAAGATAAGGCTCTATAGATTTGTTAGGATGGGAATATCTATAATGAATCATTCCATCATCAAATGTTCCTACATTCCAAACGGAATTTGTTTGTACTGCTTTTCCTTTTGTTCCTATATGGGATTCTAAGATTGCTTGAGCAATAACAAAGACTATATCTATTTCGTATTTGCTGCATAGCTGAACCAATAGGGTGGGATTTAATTTTTCTGTGGGAGCAATAGATTTCATATAGAATACATCGGTTATCGCCAAGATAGCCTTACATCGCTTAACGCGTTTTCATCATTAAGCTTGGTTTGCGGTTTGTGTAGGAGTTGCTACGTTACCAGCGCCAAACTGTACGGTTTTAGATGTAAATCTCTGGTTTTGGTCAACTGAGTTGATCATGTTTTTCATGCTTGAAATTTCAGCGTTCTGAAGAGCTAAACCCAAGTTCCATTTTCCTCTTTCACATTCTTCTCTTAATGCATCGATCTTATCTTTCATATTGTCGTACTTGTCAGCACCTAATTTTTCAAGGATTGTAGTTGTGCCTTTCAAGCCTTCGTATTTAAGCTCGCCAAACTGTGTTGCCTGTGCAAGTTCAATACCACGAAGTTGATTTTTGATGTCAATGAATGAATCAGCAGCTTTTGAAGATACTAAGTCAGCTTGGTCATGTATTTCTTTAGTAGTTAACCAACGATTTTCGTGAATCCTGTTATTAGTATCACGTTCAAAAGATGTCATTTGAGCAAGGGTTGCAGATGCTTGGTCGGTCAATGCTTTTATTCCAATTGCATTGTTCAAAGCGTCTGTTGATGATTGGTCAGTTAAGGCTTTAGTTTGAAGAGCCTGAGAAACATTGAATTCTGCGGATGCTCTACCAGCGATATCTGATTGATTTTTGAAGTTGTCCTGAGCATAAGTGCCCATTCTATCAACAATTGCACATTGTGCATCCCCTGTTGCTGTTAAGTTACGTGCACCGTAATCTCCAATTTCGTGTGAAAGGGCGCAAAAACTGTCATAAGGATATTCTGCCATAATTTTTAAATTATTTTAATTAGAATTAATACATTTTAGTGACGTCAACTTCAATGCTTAATTCACTAATAAATACTTTTAAAACTAATGAAAGACCATACTCAATAGAAATATTATGAAATAAAAGGGGATATTTAGGGATATTTAGGGATATATGACCATTTTATGAGGTTTTCTTAAATAAATATTTTAACTGAATACAACTAACAATCTTAGGTTTTAAGAAAATAAAATAAAACCTTTTAATGGAAAAATTAACGGAAAAAATTAACAGTTTTAAAATTTGCAAAAACGTCAAGGACGGCGTTTTGAAAGTGGCAAATGATGAAGAAATCAACATTCAACAAGCATGTAGAAAATTAATCAAATTGGGCCTGCATACATACAATTTGAATATGAATTGGACCGGAACGTTTGAGCAAAAATCTATTACTTGATCATGTCTGGCACATATTTTGGAGAAACTGAAGAAGCCGCCATTATTAATTTCATAAATTCAGACTCCACAGAAGAAAGAAATGAAATTTATAACGAAATTCTTAAGGCGCCATTTAATCAAATGATTCAATCGATACTTAGAAAATATCCAATTCATTTGGGTAATTTTGCTATGCATGAATTAGAAGAAGATGCGTTAGCTCATTTGATTGATAAAATGTCAAATTTTAAACCTGAGCTCATCACGAAATCAGGCAAAAAAACTAAAGCCTTTAGTTATTGTCAAACTATTGTAAGAAATTATTTTAGGGATCAAAGCGTTAAATCATATAATGAAAAAAAAATTAATGTAATTTATAATGGCGAGTTATCTGATGATACTGTTGATTCTATAAATTATAAAGTTTTAATTGAGAACATAACGAAAAAAATAAAAAACAAACTCAAAAATGTATCATTATTAGACATAAATGATATTATAGTTGGTAACACAATCATTCATATGTTAAATTATCGTGAAATTCTCTTCAACGAAGAGAATTCGACTAAACGCGAAATTTTAAATTATTTTAAAAATTATTCAGGGCTATCTATGAAAGAGATAAGAGGGTCGATTAATTCAACATATAAAGAAATTTATTCAAACGAAATCCTAACGCTCTTATCTTAAGTCGGTTAAAAATCCAATTTAAAAAGGAAACGGGCAGCAAAATGATTTAATTTTTCCATTAGTTATTTATTTCTTTAGCAAGTCTCCATGCATGTCTAATATATTGTAAATAGGTTTTATGTATTTTGCTTTTGCGAAATCTACTTGTATAAATTAAGCAGAGGAAGCTTTTTATTATTTTTATTTCCATTGTCTTTTTCGATTGTACTTCCAAGTTCTATACATTCTTCGCTGATATGCATAAATTTGTTTATGCGGATTCTTATATCCTCTTTTATACTTGGGATAAAAATTTACTCCTTCATCACTATAAGGATCATTCCATTTTTTTAAAAATAAAATGTGATACTCTCTGCGATGGTTTGTTGTTTCGATTCCTCTTGTCATTTGGTCAAATTTAGGTTAATTAAACCTAATGACCATATAGTAATTTTTTCATAAATTTAAAATGTTAACATAGATCTGTGATGTCCCTGGCGGGATTCAATAGTTACTTCAATTTTTATCCGCCAAAAACTTCATCCTGACAATGCTGGCACAAACCACTTATTCGGGATTCTTTTCTTGATATGGCATCGCGAAAATCTTCATCATTTACTGGCATCCCACAAAAGGGACAAAGTCTGGCTTCAGCTCTTGTAACTTCTTTGTCGAAGCCCATTTGTCGAAGGAGTTTTTTTTTGAAAGGATTATCATAAATTGGTTCTGACATGCTGAAAGTATTTGTTTTATATATTCAAAAAGCATTGTACCCCTGGCAGGATTCGAACCCGGGATAATTTAGTGATCCTGGAGGGATTCAAACCCCCGACCTCATCGTCCGAAGCGATGCACTCTATTCGCTGAGTTACAGGACCATTTTTAAAAATTCATTTATTTCGTTCCAGTTATTTTGTTTAATTTTTTTCCAACTTATTCTATAAACTTTCCATCCTTTTGATTTTGAATATTCATCTCTTTTTATATCATGTTTGATTCCTTTATCCAGATAATGCTGATTTCCATCTATTTCTAAATCCAAGTTAAGTTCTAAAAAAGCAAAATCAAAAAAATATTTACCAATAGACATTTTTTCCTTAATTGTATATTTTGAAAATAAATCATATTTTTCCAATATGTTTTCTATAAACCATTTTTCCGGATAACTTCTTCGATTTTTATCTAAATTTATATGAGACCATCCTTTATGAGTTCCTGAAAGTACCTTATTTAATTGATAATTTTTAATTTTTAATTTGTGTTTTTCTGATAGTGGATTTCTTTTTTGATGGCTAAAATTAAATTTAAAATTACCTTCATTATAACATTTTTTAAGGGATTCAGCTTGTTTGTAAATACTTTTACTATTATCTTTATTTAAACCTTTATTCCATCCCCCTCCTGTATGTGTTAATCCTCTATTGGGATTTTTTTCACACCATCTTATATGATTTCCCCCAGAAATATCAAAAATATCTTTATTACAATATGGGCATTTTTCTAATTTTTCAAATTGTTGTTTTTCTATTCCATTACAGCAATTTAGATGTCTTAAATAATTACTCCTAGAAACTTGGCCTCCACATTTTTCACATTTTATTTTATTTCTTTTCATGAATATATTTTATTTATATATTCATTTTTATGCTATCCATTCTGCTATTTTTAGAGCAGATGATGGGAGTCGAACCCACTATAGCCAGCTTGGAAGGCTGGAACACTCGCCGTGGTGCGCCACCTGCTTAATTTTCCTCTCTTAGAGCGATAGATGGGACTCGAACCCACGACCTGAATCTTGGCAAAATCCTACTCTACCAACTGAGCTACTATCGCAATTTTAAAAATGTGGGACTTCCGCAAGGCACTCCTGCCTCGAATACGGGTTGAGATTAATGTGCGGGTCGCAGCCGCATTGCAGTTTTTTCAAGTGCTCCACATTTAGAACGTCGAAAGGGATTCGAACCCTCATGTGTCCAATTACGCTTCTCCTCGTTCGTAGCGAGGCGCGATACCGACGCGTTTATTCTAATTCTTCTTCTATTTGTTTTTCAATGATTTGATTTTCACTTCTCTTAAGAGAACGAAAAGATTTTTTTATATCCTCCTTAAATGCTTTTCTATGCCTAGAATCCTCGAATCCTCTTTCTTCGGCAACCTTTTTAAATTTTTTAAGATCCTTTCTTTTTTGGTTATAATTCTTGGTTTTCATTCTTTTATACTTTTTAAAATCTCCTCATCAGACATATAAAGATTTGGATTATCATCGCCTAATAAAGCAGCAGTTCTTCCCATAGAATATGCATGTTTTAGTTCTGAGGATAAACATAATTGAAATGTTTCTGTTTGGATTTTTTTCTCAGCCTCACCGCTTAATTCATCATTAAATCCGCCTAAATACCATAGTAATAATCTTTTATCAGAATCCATTTTATTCTATATTATTGTTTTCTCCATAAAGTGCTCTTACTCTTTTTAGCCAGACATCAGTTTTAAGTTTTGCCATAAAAACCTTATTTTCTAATACTCCTTTAAAAACAACTCCTTCTTTTAAGGTTAAATTTTGACGTATATCATATATAACTGTTTCGTCTAGCAATCCCTGATATACTAGTGTAGGTATTTTTAAATGTCCAAATAAATCCACAAAATCCCTTGGCTTTAAAAAATCCTTTTTATAAAGGAACATATCAAAAATAACTACATCGTGATCCTCTTTCCAGTCATGTTGTCCAGCAAATGAATGCTCCCCAAAAAATTCTCCATAGACTGTAATATAATCTATCCCTCTGAATATCTTATTTTCGCAAAAGATCTTATCTAAAGATTCTGAATAATCATCCATGAAGATATTAACTGCTTCTACGTATGGATTCTCCTTATTTTTAATCATTTGTGTCCTAGTTCCAAATTTACCAAATCCATATGTAAATCTGCTCTTTTTTGACAGCTTTTTATTCCATTCCGCACAAAAATTTGATCCATCATACTTATTAAATCCAAATACGTGTTGTCCGAGATAATCCTCTATGTTTTTTTCTATGGTGTGATAATGTTTCATTTAAATTCTTCATTAATCATTCTATGCCATGCTAAAAAATTAGTTTGGCCCAGATTATACCAAGTATTTTCTAATTCTCTAAAATGAGACCACATTCCTTGTCCCTCTCGTTTTATTTTAATCCCTCTTTTTTGAGCTGCATCCAATACCATTTTTCTTGTAACTTTTTGACAATTTTGTGGGTTAAGAGCAATTCTGCCTGTTCCAATACCTCCCGATCGACCTGATTGAAATCCCATTTTTTATTCTAAATTAATAATACTGTATTTCAAATGTAATGGATCTGTATTACTGTCTAAATATTTTGACATCAAATCTCTTCTTCCTTCGCCATAAACAATGATGATACAATTTCCAGATTTATCCAAAAAAGCATATGCTGATAAACCATCAACATCCTGATTTTTCATCTTTTCAATTGTATATTTCATTCTATATAATTTTTTAATTGAATATAATTTCCATATTTCCCTTCTATGGTGAGATAAGAATCATTTTTTACCCAATCCCCCTCATCATAAAATAAATAATCTTCTTCTCTCTTAACATGAGAATGACCTACTACTAAAATTTTGTTTTTAATTTTGGCAAATTCCATGCAATTTTGATGAAAATCTTCCTCTCCACTTTCTCCTGGATCCGTATAAATAATAATATCTTTGTTAAAAAGCCTTCTGATTTTTAAATAAAGTTCAATTGCATCTCCATGTTCAATTATGCAATTTTTATATCTTACCCTTTGTCTGATTTTAATTCCTAAAAATAGACTAAATGGTAATAATAACCAGCTATATCGATCGTGATTTCCTGGTAAATAATAAGCTTTTTTCCCTTTAATCAATTTCATTATTTTCTTAATATAAGGCCAATGTTCCTTAAAGCAAGTGGGTGAATGCCTAAGCCATGTAAGAATATCAAAAATATCTCCATTAAAAATTATGGTATCAAATTTCGTCTTTTCTAAAAATTCAATCAATTTCGCTACATGAGATTCTGCAATTCCAATATGAATATCTGAGACGACTAATATAGCAGGAGGTTTCATTTTTATTCGTTTGGATGTTCATTAGAATTATTTTTACAATTCAAACAATCATTTTTTTTCTCTATATGAATGCATGTTTTGCATAAATCCGTTTTATTTTTGTTATCTCTGTTTTTACCTATGTGATAGCCATCGCAATAAGCACATTTATAATAACTGAAATGCTTGCCATTTTTTGCACCCAAACTTATAGCTGATTTTGCAGCTGTTTCTTGAGTATTATACATCACTTTCGGTTTCTGAGTGTCCTGGCGAATATGAGAGTTAATCGAAAATAAACCCCATGCATTTCCAGTAATAATAAAATTTCTAAAAGCTCTTTTAAATGGACCTTGATCTTTTAATGCCAATATGAGGTTTTTCCACTTCATCTCACTTCAACTACTGCTCCTAAATTTTGGAGTTCGGCTCTAAGAGTTTCTGCTTCCACTTTCATGACCCTTTCTTTTAAAAGACAAGGAGCAGAATCTACTAATTCTTTGGATTCTTTAAGACCTAATCCTATTATCTCTTTGACTTTTTTGATAACCTGTAATTTTTGTCCACCTATTTCTTTTAAGTAAACATTAAATTCAGTTTGTTCAACTTCAGGGACTTCTTCAATGGGCATTGTACCATTAAATAAAGTAGGCATATTTGGGAGAATTCCATATTCTATTTCGAGAATATCTATAAATTTTTTTGCTTCTAACACCGTCAATTTTGACAGTGTATCAGCTATTGCGAATAATTTTGGATTTGTTGACATTATTTTTATTTATTGTTTCTTCAAATAAATTATTAAGTTCTATAACAGCTTTTTCAAAATTACCGTAATGCTGCAAATGATGTTTTTCTAATATTGCGATAATTTTTTCTTTCATTTTATTTGTATAAGCTTTCCATTTTCAATACCTTTTCTTATCCATCTCATAAGAGTAATAGCTTTGAATCTTGGATAAAGATATGTAGCTTTCCACTCATCAGTTGTAGAATCGATTTCTAATTGATAAACAGCTGAAGGTTTTTCAATAGTATAAACGGTTATTTCATAATAAACCTTTCCTTCACAAACATATGTCAAAATAGCATCGTTTTCTTTAACTATTTCCTTAAGAGAATGCGCTAGGTTCCAATTTAATTTCTTTTCATCAAGTACTTTAGCAACCTCTATTTCTTCAACATTTAAAGACATTTTAAATCCTAACCAATTTATATAAGGAAATTGTTTTGCTCTTCCCCCTCCTTTTCTGAATCCCCCCATTTTAGACGAATTCTTAATTTTATGATGAGAACCTTTTACCTTACTTTGAGTTAATTTATTAGAACATATAGATGAACAACATTTTCTTTTTAAACTTTCTGTTTCAAAATCTGAATTACAAATAGAACAGTTTTTATTGTAAATTTTTATTAACTTTTCCTTTTTATTTATGGTTAATAATTTGTTTTGTTTTTTCTTAAAATAAAATTTTTCTGATGTTTTGGTTAATTTAAAACTTACAATTTTATTTATATTATTTCTTTTTTCTTTAGTAGAAAATCCTCTAGCACATTTAGATGAACAAAATCTACATGAACCATATTTTTTAAAACATTCTTTACCACAGTTTTCACAAAAATAGTGATATTGTTTAGGTTCATGAGTTTTTAGATGTTTTTTATAATTAGCTTTGGAAAATTCTTTGTTACAAATTTCGCATTTAATTTTTTGATTCATTAAATGAATTCCGTATTTATGAATACATTCTTGAGAACAAAATCGTTCACTCTGAATCTTAAAATCTAAATAACCACAAATTTCGCAGATTTTCATATCTATTATATGAAATAAAATGAAAAAGTTTTGCAGGGGTAGAGAGATTCGAACTCCCACTTTTACTCTTTTGGAGAGAGTGTGACTACCATTGCCGATACCCCTATAAAGTACTCAGTTACGTTATTTATCATAAGAGGCTTTACTGAGCATATTGTTAGCGGTCCATAGGGGTATCGAACCCCTCATTTTACCTGGTTGACAGCCAGGTTCCCAATCCACAGGGCCTAATGAACCATAAAGTAGAGAAAATTAGATGAGTTAACAGGCGGATTTGAACCGCAAATTCTAGTTTTAAGCTGGATGTGAAACCAATTTCACGCGAAGTATCCCATTCCATTACTACTACTTATATTTTCTTCCTAATTTCCATCCATCAGGAATAATTTGTTCTTTATTAATTTTTTTATTTTCTTTACCATTAGTTATCCAGAAAGTTCCATATTGAGAATTTTTTTTTCCTTGCTGATGGTTTATAATTTTGAATGTTTTTTTACAATTATTTATATGTTCTTCGGAACTTTTTTTATCTTTTCGATTAGTTTGAAAAGATTTTCCTTCTTTATTTAATTTTGAAAATAATATACTTTGTCTTTTTCTATTTCTTTCAATAAACTGGGGATCTTTCCAGAGTTTTTCATTCATTTTTAAAGCTCCTTTGTGAGATTGCTCTTTTGTAAATCCTCCCGATCCTCCTAATTTTAAATTCATACATGAAGGATTCTTAATGAAAGATTCATTTACGATTTCTTTTTCTCTTTCAAAAAGTTTTTCTTTATCCTCAAAGAATTCCAACCTTTCAATTTTAAAATTTTCTATTCTATATTTTTTTATAGATCGTTTCAGAATTTTTCCAGATCCCAAATATCCATCTTCCAAATTAGAAGTAGAATGAATACCAATATAAAATTTACCATTTAATAAATTAGTAGTTTTATAAATAAAATGATAATTATTTTTCTCCCGTCTTGGCATATAGTGTTTATCTATATATCGCCAAAACGGGGCGAAAAAGTAGCAGTGCGGGTAGAGGTAATCGAAACCTCATCCCCTGGTTGGAGGCCAGGAACACTGGGCCATTGTGCTATACCCGCATTTATACTTTTTTCAGTGAAGGCTTACAAAAAACTTTTAAAAACTCTGAAGTGACCCCGGTGGGAATCGAACCCACGACCTTCTCCTTAAAGGGGAGTAGCTCTGCCATCTGAGCTACGAGGTCAAAAAGCCAACATGTCAAAGAACTTTTCTCTTTCGAGATAATCTTGCGGAGCAGATTGTATCGAAACAATACCTCACGCTCTTCAGGCGCACGTGACCGACCACTTACACCACTGCTCCATAATTTACAAAAAAAAGCGAGAATCTTTCGGTTCCCGCTTTATATTTTGAGTAATAGTTAACTTCTTTGTTAAATACCTCTCCACCTTAGCGGGAAACCATAATCTCCATCTTTATTGGCATCTGCTCTATTAAAGCCAAACCAATCCACGAAGTTTACCATATTTACACGCCTTGTCATTTGCTGTAGTATTTATTAATTTATCTATATATTACGGGAATATTCCGAAAAGTTTTAGGTTAATGTAAAAAGTTTTAAAAAATACCGAGAAAGTTGCAAAGAGGTTTTTTTCAGGTTCTGATAGTTAATCGGACGAAGTAACTCTTTACTTACTACGGTTGATTTTTCTTAATTAGTGCAAATATACAAAAAGGTTTTTAATAAAAAAATATTTTACGTTAAAAAATCGTTAAAGGTTATGAAATTCTTTTATTTGTTTTTTCCTCTTCCGCTTCCGCATCTTCTTCACTTTGAATACAATTATCCATATCATCAGGAAATTCTTCTAATTCCTTTTTAAATTTTTCAGGATCAGCTAAAGTTCCATCTTCTAACCATTCATCAACTATTGAATTAAAACTACCATCTTTAACTATATCATCATATCCACATATATCATCATATTTAGAAAATTTAAATATTTTATCAGTTTCATTACCGGCATTGCTATATAAAATAATAGCTAAAAGATCCGCAAATTGTTCTGGAGTAATTTCATTCTTACCACTATGACCAACAAATGCAGCAATATTTTTTATTAACCAGTGATCTGTAGTAAATCTACTAATTTTTTTAGGAAGTAAATCATAAAAACCATTATAAAAATCTTCAAATGCGTGAGATTCATTAAACCAGTTTATAACTCTTCCTTTCCAACCTATTTGCATAGTTCCTTTTGGATCCCCGCCTCTTTCAAAATTTATCGATTCATGAATAGGATTTAAAGGATATACCTTATTATGATAAGAAGCATAATTAAGAATATGCGGATTATTTTTATCATAACTAATTCCTTTTCTCATAAGAAATTCTAAAGAAAATAATCCTCCCGACCAATTGCGATTTTTATCCATCGCACTACCATGAAAATAAATATCATCACTTATATGTTTAGCTGGATTTTTTAGTATATCTATAATTTCTTCAGGTGATAAATCAATTATACTTCTACCGGGACTTCGATATGTTCCATCAAATATAGTTATAGTAGGAATTGCCCCTATATTCATAGATTTTTTAGGATCCCCACCTCTTTCAAAATTAACAGATTCTTTTACAGTTCCTCCAGAATCGAATGAAGTAGTATTTTTAATTTCTTCTTTATGAATACCAAGAATTCTTTGTATATCAATATGGAAATCCCTTATAGATTTCAATCTTTCCGGAACATGGTCAAAATCTGCACTCCATTCTTCAATAAAAATAGGAGGATATTTCTGTTCAAGAATATTTCCCATAGCATCCCTTTCCCTAAATCCATCTAAATAATCTTTAGACATTCTTAATGGACTTTTATTTGAATTGGGATTTTGAGGGTCTACTCTTTCCTGAGCATAGTTATTATCTTGAAAAGCTCTTTTTAAATCATTAGCATCCTTAAATCTTTCTTCAGAAAGTTTTGCAATATTATCTATAAAAAATTGAGCACATTCGCGAACTGTTTTAAAAGACCTCTTATTTTTTATTCCTATTTTCAAAGAATCTTTAGGATCTAATCCTCTTTCAAAATTGAAAGATTCATTAAAACGATCTTCCCATTCTGCAGGTTTTTTGAAAAATACGGTCTTAGGTAATTTCGGATTACTATTAATAATTTCTAGGAGTTTTTGAACTAATTCTACCCAAGTAATATAGGGGTCCTTATTTTTCCATAGGGTTTTTATTTTCCAACTTGTTGAAATTGAATATAAATAACCGATAGTTATCTCAGATTGTTTTGGAGCAATAATAAGAAATTCATCATAGGTTCCTTTTTTAGGTTTGAATTTAACAGAAATCATAAAACGATCGGTATTTGATTTTCTAACTACCCATTTTGTTTGATCCAGATTTTTAATTAAAAAATCAAAAGCTTCTTCAAAATCCCTTTGACTATCTTCTTCAGCTCTTTCTGTAAATTTACCACGATGAACTCTTCCGATCCCTATTGTTTCTTTAGGATCTCCTCCTCTTTCGAAATCGAGGGTTTCATATATAAATTTAGCTTTCACCGTGTTTCTTTTTTTCTTTTGAAATAGAATTTAGAGCTATTTCTGCTAATTCCTCATAATTTAAATAATCGTCATAATGAATTACCGGGGTTCTTATTCTTCCTGGAGCTCTTTTTCTAACATATCCTGATTTTTGAATAATATAATTCATTCCATTTATTGTTGTGAATTGAATTGTTTCATTTTTTCTTTGTATTGGAGTAGTTGTTATTTTTCCGTAATTTGTATCTAATAAAAGTTGTTCAGCCTTTTTATAACTTTCTTTTCTTTCTGCTTCAGGTAAATTAGATAAATTAGTTTTTCCTTTTAATTTTTGAAAAAAGGGAACATTTGAAAAAGAACTTTGTAATTCTTCTTTTGTATAAATTCTTCTTAATCTTTTATAATGAGAACCCAAGAGATATTGTTGCGTTTGAAGAATTTTTGTAATTAAATCTTTAAATTCTTGTCGATTTGGTACATTTGAAGATATAATTGTTTCTAATAAATCTATAATCTTACCTATAAAAGTTCCTTGATACCCGGTATCAATTAAGTCAAGATTTTTATAAAGGGCTTCAAGATATTGAATATCCTGAGTCATCATAATTTTACTAAAAAATTCCTTAATTGCGTCCCATGTATCTTGTTGTTCAAACCATTCTTTTATTTCTTTTTCTTTTAATGCTATTCCTCCAATACCCATAGCGGATTTGGGTTCTTGTCCTCTTTCGAAATTCATACTTTCGTATACAAATAAAGCTTTCATTATCCAAAAACTAATTTTCCCATTGTTGCTAATTGAAAAATAATATCCGCATCAGTAACATCATATTGTTCTTCCATTATATGAATATAAACATTTAAATAATTTTTTTCCACTAATTCAAATGCTCTATACATTGATCCCTGAGTAACAGTTCCTAGAAAGTCTTTTGGATTCTCTATATCATAAACAGGAAGTTTAAACTTTGGATCTGTATAAAGAGCATAAGCTATTCTTTCAGATAAAGCTGGTTTTTGGGGATTCTTAGGAGATAATTGAGGAATATAATCTTCGTTACGTATCATATACCAATAATTGGATCCCCCTTCAAGAGCAGTAATAATCACCGATTCAAAATGATCCAAGTGGATTTTTCCAATTCCTAAACTTTTTTTGGGATCCCCCCTTTCAAAATTCATTTCTTCTTTAACTATTTTCATTCAAAATAAATTTTTTCATCAAGAGGAAGAACATACATATTATTGTCTGTATCTGCTACCCCAATACTTATAAGGAGATCTGTCAACTGCTGGGTATTTACATCTTCAACCGTAATTGTAAAATCCTTTGTTTCTCTTTTTCCAGACCATAGATGAGTCTTAATATCCACAGATGGAAGAGAAGTCATTTTAGCAGTAATCCTTTTACCGATAAAAGTTTTTCGTAGATATTTTTCCCACTTTTGATTAGCAATAGTTTCAACTTGTTTCCTAGCTTGCCTTATTTCTTCAATTCTGTTTCTACACTCTTTCTCAAGAACAATTCCTCCTAGAGCCATGGATGCTTTAGGAGTTTTTCCTCTTTCAAAATTTTGAACTTCGAAAACTTTTTTAGCCTGCATAAAGGGTTTTCTTTATTTATCTACTAATTTTCGGTGTAGATAAATTCTTTCCCTTCATAATTTCTTAAATGAATCTCTTTTCCCTCTTGTTTTATAAAATATTCTGGAAGTAATGGAATCTTTCCACCTCCTCCAGGAGCATCTACAACGAATTGGGGAACAGCATAGCCAGTAGTCCATCCACGTAATCCAGCAATAATTTGAATACCTTTATTAACAGTAGTTCTAAAATGGCTTGTTCCTGGTACGAGGTCACATGCGTATATGTAATATGGACGAACCCTTATTTTGAGTAATCCATGCATCAGTTTAGTCATAGTTTCAACTTCGTCATTAACTCCCTTAAGAAGAACTGTCTGAGAACCAAGAGGAATACCTGCATCAGCAAGTCTTTCGCAAGCTTGTTTTACCTCAGGAGTTAATTCATCTGGATGTGAAAAATGAATACTCATAAAAAGAGGATGATATTTCTTTAACATTGAACATAATTCAGGTGTAATTCTTTGAGGACAAACAACCGGAATCTTAGTTCCAATACGTAAGAATTCAACATGCTCAATAGCCCTAATATTTTTCAATAGATACTCAATAGATTCGTCACTCATTGTTAGAGGATCACCTCCAGAAAGAAGAACATCCCGAACTTCTGTATGCTGACGAATATATTCTATTCCTTTATCCCACATTTTTTTATTAATATCACTTTGACGAGATACCATATGAGATCGAGTACAATATCGACAATAAGATGAACAAAAATCCGTAGTTAAAAACAGAACTCTGTCCGGATATCTATGGACAAGATTCGGCAAAGGACTATATTGTTCTTCATGAAGAGAATCTGACTCTTCATTTTCAGTAACAGTAAGTTCTTCATGAGAAGGAATTACACAGCGACCAATAGGACCTTTTGGGTCTTTGATAGTACTTGCGTAATAAGGAGTAATTCTAAGAGGCAAATTAATATCATCAGAAATTTCATAATCAGATGATCCGAAAATTCGGGACAACTCTTCATAAGAAATAATGCTATTTTTAATTTGCCATTTCCAGCTGCCCCATTCCTCTGAGGTTACGCTTGGATAGAATTTATTTTTGAATACCTGCGATTGGGTCGAGCAGACGAGAGGGGGTTCGGCAGAGTCAACTTGCTCTGGTTGAGACTGCCTTTGTTTAGAGGAATCTTTTTCTTCCATTTTTTGTTTTAATTTTCTAATAAATTTTAGTTATATTTTTGTTGTATTTATCTAATTATATGCTGGGTTTTTTGGAGGGTTTTGCAAGAAAATTTTTCTTAAAAAATTTTTGAATTATATTTTGTTTTTTATACTTATAATCCAAATAAAGAGAATTTCCAGATGGAGCAGACATAGGTATTACAGGGACCAAATCTATTCCTATTGTTCTTGCAAATACTTTTTGAGCATGAATAAAGAAGGGGTTATCTGGATCCCATTTTCTGAATTGTTCTTGCAATTTTAGCAAAAGATTGATAAGATCTTTTTCATCTCCTTCTTCCTCCACCAGACCAAATCTATTTCTCAGGAGTTTATATTTTCCTTTTTCAATAAGAATAACAACAGCCGTTTCCGAAGAAAATTTTGAATTAGGATCTTCTTTATCAATAATTATTCCGCCAATTTCTTTAAGGATAGCATCTCTTCCTATCCCCATCGATTCTTTTGGATCTTGTCCCCTTGTGAAATTCATGATTTAATATCCCCACCTCTTTCGAAATTCATTTTATATTTAATTTTACGGAAGGCATTCTAGTTCCAATACCTACATTTCCATCAGCATCTATCCAAATACTTTTATCCCATTTATTAAATTTCTCAAGTAATTCTAAAAGAGTTCTAATAAGTTCTGTTTCAGGTCCTTTTGAGTAATTACCAAATCTGTTTTTTAAGATTTCATAGGTTCCATTTTCAACAAGAATAATAAGATTATCATTTCCTAATGAAATATAAGCCCCAGAATTACAAGATTTTTTCCAGTTTTTATACTCTTCATGACCTATTATTCTTCCACCCATTGTTTTGAGAAGACCATCTTTCCCAATACCTAAAGTTTCTTTTACTCCTCCCCTTCTTTCAAAATTCATCGTTCCTGTATTATATCAAAATACTTACGAAATCTTTCTATAGATCCCTCAACAATAAAAGACATCCCCCCTTTAACATGCTGATACTGGATTTTAATTATCCCTAATTTTTTTATCTCAACTGACTGGATAGTAATTATTACCAGTGCTAAAATATGAGCATTTTGTTTAGCTCCATCTGAAGTAAATCTACAAACTCCTCCGCACTCTGTTAGAGGAACCCATCTTCTAGATTTTAATAGACATCCATCACTTAGATTTTTCCAAGTAATAATTCCAATTTTCATAGCCCTTAAGGGCTCCATTCCCCTTACAAAATTCATCTTGATTCAGATTCAGTTAATTGTTTTTGAAAAAATTTATCCCCAAGAGATTGATAAATTGCTATAAGACGAGCCATTTCATCAGGGGTCATTTCCTTTCCGGGTTCTCCTGATTTAGTTTTGGAAAAAAGATCATGCTTTGAAGCATAAGCACCAACAAGAGCATCCATTTGAGCTTTCAGTTCTTTTCTAAAAAGCTTTATGTGAAAATCAACAAGAGTTTTTCCTTCAGCATATTGCCATTCGGTCATTTCAACAAAGAATTCTTTCTTTTTGTTTTTGTACCATGAATAGGTCATTCTTGGCTGATCCAGTACTTTAGCAAGACACTGAATAATAATCTGCTTTTCAGCAGCAGTAACATATTTGAATTTATATCTATAAATCTTAGAATCTTCAAGATCTCTTATAGTTAAACCGTACTTATTAAGAATTATACGGAGCTTTTCCTTGGCTGCAAGAGCTTCGCCAGCTTCACCACGTTCGGCTAATTCCCTGATTTTTTTGAGTTTTTCTATAATAAGTTCCATAGTAGATAAATTATGGAACAAATATACAAATAATTTCTCAGATAAAAAAACTTCCAGAGTTAAATTTATTCTTTTATCCAAGCATCTTCCACAGAAAAATCTTTTTTCACCTTATTAATGTATTTCCATGGATCTGTAATATCTCTATGCTCTATTATTCTACCATCTTTAGTTTTAACACAAACTATTCTTTTATCTGATAAAAAAGCTTTTGGAGAATTTTGTCCTAGGAAAAACCCTTGTTTAAGAAAATTATTCATTTTATATTTTTATTAAGATCTCATAAAAAAAGCTGAATGAGACGCTTTTGCGACCCTATCCAGCTTTATATATTCCGAGAAAATAAGAAAGAGTGTTTTTATAAGTTGTCTCTTATTGTTCTCATTTTAAAGACGCCTAAGTATCGACCCCGTGGGGTTCGACCTCTTTCGAGGACATAGCTTAAAACTTTAGAGAACTGTGTAAACGTATTGCTTTCGCCTCGTTCACCATCATAATTGTAATTTTTGCTTGTGCGAAGTACCTCTAATCTTTACTACGGTTTTAAAAAATCAAGTGAGAAACATGTGTTGCGCGAGTTTAGGAGTTGTCTCTCCAAAGGATTTTATTCAACTCAGACCCTTCTAATAACTGTCCTAAGTAAGGGATTTATGTGTTCGTCCCCTAAGCCATCTTAAGTTCCTGGCCTTTTTGAAACATTACCGAAAAAAGCCCTGCGTTTCGCCTGACTTAACTTAGACATAATGCTTCTCATGCCACGTGCTGTTTAACCATCTGTAACATAGTACCGAGATACCCTCTCGTAGGTTTAGCCGAAGCTAAATTAGACGAAGTATCGCAAATCACTAACTACACTTTAAAAAATTATTAAATAAAAGAACGTTTTGTTGTATTTTATGTATTATTTAAAATTCAAGGATTTTATGGACATAGCGGCAAAAAGTTTTATTTTTACAGATATATATGATGATAAAGTAATAAAGTAAAATAAATAATAAAAATTATGTCAATTCTTACAATTTTAGTCGTATTAGTTGTTGTAGGACTTCTCCTATGGCTTGTTAATTCTTACATCCCAATGGATGCAAAAGTTAAGCAAATTCTTAATATAGTAGCAATTATTGCTCTTATAATCTGGCTTCTTAAAATCTTTGGAATATTTGCTTATTTAGGCAGTGCACATATTTAAAGAAATCTGAATTAACGACGAATCATCGAAATTTTTATAAAAGAATTAATTTCTTAAATAATAAATTTTGATCTTTCGTCGTTTTTTTTTAATTAACAAATAGGGTCATTATCACCAAATCGGATAGATATAGATGAATCCAGAACCAGAGGAACATCCTCCGGGATTAAAAACTCATCTATAATAATTTTTTTGCAATCGGGATTAGCTTCAATATAATCTGCAATTAGTCGAAGCTCTGCTGAAGTCCATGAAGAAACTTCTAATCCATTATCCCAGGAGCTCTTGTGAAAACGACCCTCTCCCTTAAAATTTCGATCAAAAATAATTCCCTTATTTTTCAGAACTTGATCTAAACCAATCTCCATAGCTTTTTTAGGATCCATTCCTCTTTCAAAACTATTCATAATTCCATTATTTCATCTATTTCCAAAATTGCCACCACTTCTTTTGTTTCAAAGAAATTCTAATTCCTAAAATAGAATTTTGATCATTTAATTCTTTGATAATTTTATCTTTCAGCAAAATTTTTTTATTCAATTCTGAAATAATTTCTTTATCTCTTTTTAGTGCATCCTTGAATTGTTCTTTACTACTCATAAATTATTCATATTTAAAAAGCTATATCATCAGTTTCCTCAACTTTTTTTAAACTTGGAGCATATCGGCCATTATCTTCTTTCCATTCTCCCTCTGTAATAGAAATTAGATCCTGCCCATCAAGATATTGAAGTTCATCCCCATACATTTTTGCATCAGAAACCAATTTTCCATTTTCCATCCGAGCATCAATACCCCATAATCCGCCATCTCTCCAATAAATTCCATGGACGGATTGATACTCATCCTTATCATCCAGCAATCTCATGGCACATCCTTTTTTGCCATCTTGCATCATCATAACAAATTTTGGAAGTTCCTTTATTCGGGAATATTTTATTTTCATTTTTGGCAAAATTGAATACACTGATGGAAATTCTGAGCATCCGACATCGCTCTTCTATCTCCATCCCAAATAGGAAATTTGGATACAATCCATTCTTCGATCATAGTATGATCTACCAATGCTGAAATCCCAGAATAGAAAGCTACGAGTTTACCATTAATAGTCTGAAAAGAAAATTCCAAATTAATTGGGCGATCCTCTATATGCCCAATCGTTTCAACAAAGCCTGCAAGATCCTGTTCCCATGGAATTTCCTTATGGTACTGTTGCCATAAAGTAAAAGTTTCAAAACTATTAGCTTCAACGAAAAAAACAACTTTTGCAAGTTTCCGATACCATTCATTTCCAATATCAAGGGTATCTAATGGATTCTTTTTTCCTCTTTCGAAATTATTCATTTTTATAAGGTTTATCATGAATTCTCCATTCAATACAATCCATACCCGAAAATCCATTTAATCTAGGATAATTCCATAGCATAAAATAAGCTATAAAAGAAGCTACATCCTGAGCTAAAGAAGCTGGTTCATCGGAGGGGGCATAATTTGTGGGATAAACATCTACTCCTCCAGAAAGATCGGCTCTAGTTACAAAATGATGATAATCTTCATGGAAGATCCAAGGAACTTTTCTTTCTTCTGCTGTAAAATAATGTTTTTTTTCCATATGACAAATGTACGAATAATTTCTTAAAATAAAAAATTAAATGGTATATTGTTTTACCCCTTCTTTTAATACTTGGATTGCATGAAGATACATGCTTAAATCCAGCATATTTTTTAAAGTATTTACAATATAAACATTTGGATAATTTATTTTTCTGAGATGAGCCATAACTAAAGCTCTCATTTTAATGCTATCCTTAGTTTGAGCATCTACCACAAGTGATGGTGCCATAAATACTCCTGACCCAATAACTAATTCTGTTTTTTCAATTTCTACTTCTGGATTTATCATAATAATAATATCTCTTCTTTGATCCATCTTAATTGCTTGCAGAATTGAAAATCCTACTTCTCCAAGACTTCCAAAAGCATAGGTTTCATGAGTTACAGGAAAACAAATAATATCATCATTGGCTAAGTGCTCTGCTTCAATTTGAGCATCCTCAGGTTTCCAATCCTCTTTAACCGGATTAAAATAATTTATGCCTCTACTTTCATAAATGCTAATAAATTTATCTCTCCATTTAGAAGATCCGCATGTTCCAAAAAGCCCAATAGTTATTTCTTTCATATATTTTTATAATTCAATTATTTCCATTGTTCCCCTTTGCTTCAAACCATAAATCAATTCTCCCCAATCAGAATCCGAAATAGAATAATTGGATTCAAAAATATTTCTATATTTTGGGTCCATATTTGCAACAAAATCCCCGTATTGAATCTTATTAATTAGATCCTTAACCTTTTCTTTGTCTGTATATGGAGCAACCATAAAATGGCCATCCCCATCCATTGCAACAATTATTTTCATTTTTTACTATTCTAAGTTTTCTTGAATTACCATACCACATACTGAACATATTTTAGTATTTGGGTATATATGTCCTGGCGCCCATTGATAATTACATAATTTAGTTTGGGGATGATCACATTGTGTTCTTAATATTTCAAGAGCACGTTCTCCAGATCTAATAAGACCATACATCATATCAACTTGTTCTTTTACAATCTTATGTTTTTCATCTAATTTTTTCATAATTCTCTATTATTGTCTTTCCAACCAAATCAACTCTATATTTTTCACATTTTTCTAAAATAAAATCTACTAAATTTTGTTCATTAGAATTTCCTTTAAATGACGCGTCATTCCAATATATCTCATTTACTCCTAATATACAATATATTATTTTTTCATCAAGGGAAGTTGCTACACAAACCCCTAATCCAATAACTGTAAATTTTATTTTCATTTTTTAAAATTTATAAGCTAACTATTGAAACCTTTATAAGAACTTAGCAGAGGATATAAGGATAAACGATGCTCATTAAAAAAGCCAATATAAGATTTACCATTGAAACAAGCATTGAATCTCGTATACACGCTCCTAAATAGATTAATCGCGTTATGTAATTTCCTTACTCCAAAGATTATTTCTTTTTTCATCTAATCCTCGTGCATCTGTTTCTCTTTTAGCAATCTCCTTGATCTCTTCTATAGTGTCTCCTTCAACTATAAAATAATCCTCCCATTCCTGTACTGAAAAATGAATTTCAAATTTCATTTTACCTTTATTTCAGTAATTGTAATCTTCTGATTTCCAGTTTAAGCTTTTCAATTTCGAGAGCTTCCTTTGTAACATTTATAGCTATTAAAGAAGCACTGTGAGCTCCATCGCCATAAGCAAAAATACGATATGTAACATTATCTGCTTGAATGGTCCAGGACTTTGCATCATTTAGTCCGTTAACATTTCCAATACTTTTCTGAGCAAAAACATCTTTTACCTGGAGCTGGCACTGGCTCAGAATTAAAATTCCGAAAAATAAAATAAGTTTTTTCATATTAATTTGCATTTGCGTATTTTTTATAACTAAGATATGAAGCTTTTGAAATTTGAATAAAATTTTCTATATAAGTATCCTTAGCTTTTTTATCCCCTTTTTTAATAAAATCTGCTGCTTCATAAAAATTAAAAAATGGATAAGGCATTTTTATAGTTCTTGAAACCCCCTGATAATAATTATCAGGACCCGTAAGATTTCCTGTGAAAAACCAATAAGTTGTATCTCCGTTTGATACAAAATGAGAATCCTTATATTTGTATTCCACCGGGATCGTAAGAGTATCTGGATTAACAAATTTTACAACAGCACTATCCACCTGCTCTTGAGTTACTAAAACGGGTTGATGATCCATTAAAAATTCGACAAACCATTTTCCTGTTGATAAAAGAAGAAAAACTATTCCAATTCCTACAAGAGATTTAATTATTGCAACAAGATGATCCCCCGTAAAAGTTCTTGTCAGCTTTGGAATTTTTAACTCCTCCGGCTTTTTATTAAAATCACTTGCTTTCATTTTTTGAGTTTTGTATATTTTCAAATACCCTTTTAATTACAAAATCCGACCCAGCAGCAAATCCCTGTTCAATTTTTGCAGCTCTGAAATCCAAAAATATTTTTGGTTGAACACTGCTACTTTCGATATATTTTCCATTTAAAAAGAAATCCATTACCTGAGAGTCTACTTCATTTCCTCTGTAAGTTACTTTTATTTCCTTTGTCTCATCAATGAGATTTCCAAGCAATGTTAGGAGCTCAATATTTTTCTTACTTATAGATAATTTTTTGATTAGTTCATCAAAAGGTAGGTCTTCAAATATATTCATAATAATGAAAATTTTCCGGTTATTTTATCAATTTTTTCTGGGTCATCTGGTCCAATTGCAACAGCAGTTATAGTAACTTTTCCGCCAAATTCTGTAAGACCAGCATCTTCAATAATTGAGCAAGGAATTCCTGCTAAGACAGCTTGATTATAAGCTTCTATTAATTCCCTTAAAGATTCTGCACCAACAACGATTTTTTTGAAAATACCAGTCATCCAATGATACATAAATTCTCCGGTTTCTCCTTCTGGAAGTGTTAAAGTAAATTCTCTGGTCATCTCTCCGGGATTCTTATAATTGGGAGTCATAAAATTAAAAATTACCCCAATAGAAGCGTGGCTTGCTTGGCTACACATTTTTCCTTTGCGCATGTTAAGATCCTTACGGATTATGATAACTTGTTTGGGTGCGTTTTCCTTATACATTTTTTGGTATTTGATGATATTTTTTCATTAGCTCGCAAAGTTTCCAATAGAGAGGGGAATAATTTCCCTTCTTTGATAATCCGCGAATTTCCAATACACATTCCTCTGGCAAACCATTTGCTCGTAATGTTGATATTTCGCAATTCTCACAAAGAGTTTCCCTCGAACAACATAATCCACATGATGCTGTACAACAACTATTAAATAAATCTTTTATTGCCATTAAATTTCTATTAATGCGTCTTCTGGAAGTTCAAAAACAGGACTTTCAGAATCTTTTTCGGAACAAGCAATTCCCTTTCTACCTATGCTGGTAGTATAAAGAGGATATTCAAAAACAATCTCTCCTTTTTTGTAATCCCTGTCTAACCAGTCACATTCATTTAATGTAACATTCCTGGTTAATCGAAATTTTTTTAAAGTTATTGTTTTCATTATTGTAAATATTATTGATGCCAATCGGCTCCGTAATCATTAAAACTAGGATTTAAATTTGGAATCGGATGAGCTATTTCATCTCCAAACATTTTCTTTAACTCCTCCTGCCTTTCAAGTAGAGGCCTCCAGTTATACATGGTTCCGGGTCTTTCGACAATCCCAACACTTAAGTAATTATAATGGTCTTCTGGAAGAAAATTGGATTTTTCAACTTTATTAATAGTAGCTAAACCTCCAGAAAAGTCATCTGCTCCTCTATAAAGATATAAAGAAGTTGGGACATATATTTTTTGTCCTATAAATGGTTGTTCAACAGGAGGTTGATTTTCTAAGGATTTTCTCCTTTTTTCTAAAATTCTTTCAATCTTTTTCATTTGTCCTCTAATATTATAGCAAATGTACGAATAATTTCTCAAATAAAAAAATCTTTTTTAATTTATATCAAGGAGATATTTACAAGTTTCTATCATTTTTGGATCCCCCATACTCTTTCCAGAAACATCGGAAAGTTTAATAGTTGGCATCCATTTGTCTTCAGCAGATGGTTTAGCAGCAGTCATTTTAATAACCATATTTAAAGGAGCTACCCCTACATCATTACTTAAATTAGTTCCTATTCCGAAGGAACATTTGATCTGACCATTGCACCATTTATTAATTTCACAAGCTTTTTGAGGATCAAGAGAATCTGAAAAGACAAGAGTTTTTGAAAGAGGATCAATGCCTAATTTATTATAGTGATCAATAAGTTTATTAGCAAATTCGTAAACATCCCCACTATCTTGGCGAACCCCATCATAGAGTTTTGAATATTTCTTACTAAATGATTTTAAAAAGGAATCTGTTGTAAATGTATCACAAAGTGCAGTTCCAAGATCCCCATTATAAACATCTACCCAATGTCTTAAACCGAGTTCATTAGCCATCTGAAAACCATATTTCGCAGCATGAAACATAAACCATTCATGAGCTTCAGTTCCTATTGGGACTAGATTATAAAGTTGAGCAAGACTAACATTTGAAGTACCGACAAATAATCCTTTGTTCATTCCAATACTTAAATCCTCTATCATTTCCTTTTGAATAGCATAGGAATATCTTCTCCGAGTTCCAAAGTCAGCAACTCTTACATTCCCATAATTAAATAATGCTGCTTTCTTCTGATTATTTTCATGACGTTCGGTTTCGGATTTTATTCCGGGGGCAAATCCCATCATCTTGAAATAAAGTTCAGAAATAAGTGCCAAAAGAGGAACCTCCCATAGAATAGTTCGGTACCAATATCCTTCGATGTTTACCTGAAGATCTCCTCCATTCTGTATAATTCCAACTTCTGATGGATCATAACGATAACCTTCGAGAAAATCAAAATATGAAGGATCAATATAATAACATTTTTCCGCAAAAAACTTTTTCTCTAAATCAAAAAGAAATAAATTTTTCATATAATTAACTTGCTCTCTTAATGCAGTAGCAAATCCTTCGGGAAAATCAACTTTTGATCTCAGGGTGAAACCATAGCGAACTTTAGCTCTTGGAAAAAGTTTTAATACAGCATTCATCATCGAAAACTTATATAAATCATTATCTAATATTGATTTGATTATTGATTCCATCTTTTTATTCTTTTATAGTTTGTATATATGTCCAACCTTTGTATTCTTTAATTTTTCCTTGTATTAAATTTCGAAACGAGAGAGGATGTTTATGGATAGATTTTGCAAATTTAACTAATCCTTCATCTGTTCGATAAATTTTTCCATCGGGTCCTTTAAACTCATAAATTTTAATATATTTCCCAACGTTTTTACCTATCATAGAATTACTCATTAAATCTCGGGTTTCTTGTGTATGTGGTTTTTCTATCTTTCTTTTTTCCCAAGCTTTAGATAAGGATTCTTTGTGTTCTTCTGTTTTAGGTTTATCTATTGAAGCATTACTCATATTTCTTCTTGCTTGATCTGACATTTTTTGCCCAGTTCTTATATCTGACATGTGTTTTCGATATTCATCATCTTTCCACATTTTTTGACTCCATTCACTTTTTTGTTTTCTGTATTCCTCTTGATTGGGATTATTTGTAAATGTATCCCCGCCTTCCCCACCAAATACAATATTATATCCAATTGGTTGTAATGAATTTAATTCTTTAATCCAAAAAATTTCTTGATGATTTAAATCTTCTTTTGTTAAACATTCTTGCAAAATTTCTTTTTTAAAATTTTCTCTTCCATATTTTTCAATAGCACTTTTTAGAATTTTTCCTGAACCAAGATATACATCTTTTTTCCGAATATTAACTTGTTTCCCGACATAAATCTTTCCATTGATTAAATTTGTCGTTTTATAAATTATCATAGCGTTTTATCTTATATATTTACGCTTTGACAATGATCTGTACAAAAAATCATTTCTTATTTTTTAATTCTTTCATTAATTTTATTCTTTGTTCAGCGAAATGCTCATGCATTTTCCTTACATCTTCTTTTCTTTCTTCCTCAAATTCCTGCATGATTTGCTCAACGGTTTTTGTACCATTAAAATATTCCCGGATCTTTTTATTAGATACTACCATCGGTTTTAGGAATTCTTCAAGATTTTCAGGTTCGTCCTCCCATTCTTCTTCCTCCTCGTCATATCCCCAAGCTTGAATAGTATGCTCATTCAAAGGTTGATATTTAAGGAGCTCTAATCCGGTAATCGACACATTATGTTCTTCCGGAAATTACCTACATTTTTTTTCCCTTTGCGGATGCTATGTTCTATTGAATTTGCTGATGTTGTCATAATTTTATTATTAACAAGAACCAAATTTATATGATGAAAATCCATTGAATTCATCGTTTGGAAAAAATCCGAGTTCATCCAATGTTTTCTTATCTTCTTCACTTACCAATTACGAACAATTCATCATGTGAACAATTTGTAGGATAATTCGGATTTCCATATTTCAGGAAAATTTGTAATGCTTTAATTAAGTCTTCCATATTATTGTTTTTAAATGTTTAATTTTTGTATCAATAAATTTTCGAAATTTTCGAGCAGGTGGGGACCAAATAATGCATGTGATCAAAAATAGTATTATTGATGTAATCATAAGAATAATTCCAATTTTAATTTGATGATTCATTTTATATAATTTAAAATATTAAAGATCCTTCGTTATCCCATTGAGCATAGAGTTTTCCATTTTCACGAAGAATACAATATTTAAGGGATTCATTATTTTCTTTTGACATGCAATCATCATCAATAACTGTACTCATTCCATCAATAGAATAAACAGATGCGCCAAAAGGAAGTTTATAAAGAAAAGTTCCAAATCCTGGAATTCTCCCTTCCCTATCTTCAAAAACTTTTCCCTGGATATAAGTTTTAATATGTTCTAATTTCTTATCTGAGCATTTGTTTTCTTTTACCCATTTGGATTGTTCTGACTCATCAGCAGAATACATTTTTCTGAAAGTAATTTGATCTGCACCAAGAAATTTACATCTTGCAATAATTTCTGACGGAAGAAAGTTATCATATTTGTTAAGCATATTAAGACTCAGGCGAATATTAAATCCTTTATTCTTTAAAAAAAGAATTAATTCATTTAAATAGAATTCAAGTTTTTTGCTAACCCCAATAATTTGAAGATTATTAATATCCTCAAAAATATCAGAAACCGAAAGAGAAATAGTGTTAACCCCGAGTTCCCTAAGCATTGCAATATTATAATAATGCGGAACAATTTTTCCATCTTTACCTGTACAATTTTCATCAAAATCATATAACATAACTCCGGTTGTCTGAAATTCAACATTCGGAAAAGGATGATTCATCTTAACAAAAATATCTGCTACCCTTCCTAAAAAATGATAATTTTGAAGAGCTTCTCCAGTTCCCGTTATAATGCAGGTATTAATGCCATTCATTACAGCCCACTTAAGTCTTTTTGTAATCTGAAATTCATCAAAAGAATTTTCATAATTATTCTCGTGCATACGTGATACACAGAATGGGCATTTATTAACACATCCTTTTGTAGGGACTACGATTGATATAGTTTGTATATTCATATTATACTATAAAATTACATTCCATTCTAGATCAAAATATTTGCAGCAAGGCTCATCATCAAGTTCTCTAACAGGCAAGAATGTTATTAAAGTTTCTACCCCCCATGGTCTTTCTGAAGTAACTTCTTCCAATTTATATTTATGACCACATTCGCAGCATTTTATTTTAAAATTATCAGGGAGACAACGTTTGTAAACTGAACGGGGAACGCAACTCCAAACTTCTCCAAATGCTTGATATCCAAGATTTTTACTATTCTTAAAATAAAGCATTTCTTTGAAAATCTGTCCTTCATAATAAGTGGCTATAATTTCATTTGGAAATTTTTGTTTAAGATATTCATGAATTTCTTCAATGGTGTCAAATCTATTAGACATTGTTCCCTCCCCCCATGGATATTTGTCCTTACGAGATATAGCAGCAGCCTGAGCATAAGATAATGGATGTTCTAAATCCTCTCTACCATAAGATCCCCCGGAGTTTGTTTTTGGGAATTCATCTTCCACAATACGATAAGAACAATAATAGTGTTCTGCGTCCCCATCTTGACCAATATAGGTTGTTATATTTGCGCTTATCATTTTATTATTTCTTTAAAATAATCTTCTGGATTAATAGTAATCATATTATCGAGTTGTCCCTGGCGAAATACTGGACATCCTTTTCTTATGCAACATTGTTCATACCAAATTTGAAAACCATCTGAAGCTTGATTAGGTTTTTCCCATTTATGTCCAAACCACCGACATAATTTCTTATTAAACCAATTTCGAAATAATATGATTTTATTCATTTTTATCCTTATCTCTTATGTAAAAAAATAAAGCATTATTTTCAAGAACTTTTAAATTAGCTTTTTTCATTGGACGATTTAACCATTCCTCTTTGGTCTTAATTCCATCACAATTAAAAAATTTCTTGTAATTAAGATTTTCAACTAAATATCGATTGTGAGTTATTACGAGAAATCCCCGGTTGGGATATTTTTCAAATTCCCTGTTAAGATAATCTGCTAAGCTCATGATGAGTTCTTCTCCCATTCCTATCTCGGGTTCATCGATAATAATATATTGAAAATCTTTGCTGAGAAGTCCTTTTATTAAATCAAATGTATTTAATGAAGTAGGAAGCCATTCAGTATCTCTCATTGCTCCGGATAAAGCTCCCCATGAGGCATTGGATGAGGTTCTTAATTGCATAGAAACAGAACCAAGAACCCCACTCATTTTTTTAGGATCCTTCTTTTTTCTTTTTGCCAAATAAAATATAAATTGAGATCTGATAAGAGATTTTCCAGAACCATTGCTCCCGGTAAGGATAGAAACCCCTTTCATAGGGATTTTAGACATAATGTTTTTAAGTCTCTCCGTATGCTTTACCAAATCCTTTGAAAAGTGTTCCATAGGGTAAATATACGAAAAATCCCTTAGATAAAAAAATAATCTAAGGGAATTTTTAATAACTTATTTTTTATCCTTGTTTTTTGATAATTCTTCAAGTTTTTTCTTCAGAGCTTCAGCTCGAAAATAATCTTCTTCTTCAACAGCTTTTTGAATTTCTGCTGATATAGCTTGTTCATCAGTTAAATCCTCTATAGAAGACCCATCTCCAAAATCTGGTTCAATATAATTTGACCATCCTTGTTCACATAATTCAAGAGGAAGTTTTATCTGAAGATTATCCTGACTAAGAAAAAGTTTAAAAAGAGGATCAGATTTCTTAGATAGGTATACACAAGCATTTGCAATACCAATAAATGTTAATCTGGCACCTACAAGAGAAAAATCCTTATATCCATCTTCATCATCAGACATTGGTTTGAGACGAGTTATTATATCTCCCTTTCGAAATTCAAAAATACTTTTAGTTTTTTGGTTCATTTTTTCTAAGTTTTCGTTCGATAAATCCTAAAGTAATAATTATAGAAGCAAACCCAACAGCTTCCATTGCTCCTATTCCAATTATTTTATTTATAAAATAAAGGAGAATAGACATAAGCATTGTTGCTATCGTATATTCAAGAGTTCTCATATTTTATAAATTCTCAATTTTAATAAAATCTATTTCGGCTTTCTTGAAATCCTCTAGTACGGAATTAATATTTGGATCTATAGATTTACAAGCATCCTCAATAACAACAACATCAAATCCTTCTATTGCAGCATCAAGAGCAGTATTCTTAACACAATAATCTAGAGCTACGCCACATATAAAAAGTTCTGTTGCTCCTTTTCCATCCAAAAATGGAGCTAGCTCTTTGGTTTCAAATGCACTGTAACCATCATTCCCAGCATCTTCCCCCTTCTTGAAAATATAAAATTCTCCTTTGCAATTTTCAAATTTTATATCTTTATGAATATCTGCTCCGGGTGTATTTTGTACACAATGATCTGGCCAAAGTGTATCAATGTGTGGTGACCCTGACCAATAATAACCCCTGTCAATTATATCAAATGGTTTTTTATCTTTATACACAGATGCAAATCCATTATGCCTCGCCGGATGCCAATCTTTAGTAAAAATTACCAGATCAAATTTTGATAATAAATCGTTGATGATCGGCACTATTTTATCCCCTTCTGGAACAGGCAATGATCCTCCTGGCATAAAATCGTTTTGCATATCAACAACTATAAGTGCTTTCATATTTTCCATTTTAAATTTTTCCATTCCATTCTTTAAAAACTTTCTCAGCTGTTTTTTTAGCTACATATTCTTTAATAGCCCTTTCAGCATACATTTTAAACACATCCAAATTGATAATCTTTTCATCAGACATATAAAAAGATGTTGGCTCCCCATTTATACAAAATCTGCTATCTTCAAAACCATAAGCTTGAAAAGATACTTTATATTTCTTTCCATTATATAATACTTTCTTAGTCATTATTCTTCCTCCTCATCATGGTCATAAAATTCAATAAACCATTCCAGATGCCAACGAAATCCCTGATCATACTCTTCGTCTTTCTCATTATATTGAATAACATCATATTCATATTTTTCGAGAATCCATCTTTGATCATCGCTTAAATCCTCTTTAATATCTACATAATCAAGCCCCTCTTTTGCTGCTTTTCTTATTTGATAAAAAACAGAGGAGAGCGAATCAAGAAGAGCATTCCGTGTTAATTTAAAAATTTCTCTTGCTTTATAAGGACCGTTATAGGGTGGCTCTGGCTCTCCAGAAAATTCATTTAGAAAATTATTCATTTTGTTTTAGTTTTAAAAATTATTTTATTCCAGCGGAAGGACCATAGAAAATAACTGTTCTTGGAATATTAACTGGAATTATTCTTTTGAATTCTGTTCCTAGATGTCTCCGAATTACTGGATGACTTTCCATAATATTCAACTTTTCCATATCTTTAGAAGTTGATCTACATATTTTAATATATGATAAATAATCTTCCAATATTTGATCAACCTCTCTATAACCATCCCTAGAATTTCCTTTCCAATCAGGAAGTATTTGTCCAAGATCCCCAAGACTTGAAACTCCAAGACCATCTGTTGCAAGTGCATCAATTGTCATTCTTATGGTTTTATAAGCTTCTGCTGGCTTATGTAAATATTCATTATCCCCTAACCATTCAGCCATGTCATAGACTTCTGTTTTCCAAAGATTTTGTATCATTCCATAATCTCCAACATCACCATGGAGGGTCCAAAATCCAAGTAGATATTCTGTATAATTATCTGTAGAAAGAATCATGCCCTTTTGTTCGGAAGCAAGATTATAAAGATACATCATGCGTAAACGGGCTTTTATATTTCCGTTATGAATTTTATAAGATTTTATAAGTTCGGGTGAAGCTAAAGGGCTAATTTGACCGATCAACCAATCTTGAAGAGGATTATAAAATTTTGAAAGATTTACTTCATCAAAAACATTACAAAATACTTTTCCTGTAAGTTTTGCTCTTTCAATTTCATCTGGTTTATTTGATTCCATAGGTAAACTTCTCCCTATTAATGGAATATTTAATTCATCGCAAACTGGTTTTGCTAAAGCTGCACATAAACAGCTGTCCATTCCACCTGATATACCAATAACAAGAGATCCAAGTTTATTTTCTGTGATATAAATTGCTAATTGTTCTCGAATATTTAAAATTGCTTTTCTGTAATCCATTATCTTAATTTTATAAGTTGGTTTAAAAACCAAAGAATTGAGTAAACCAAAGAATTGAGTTAATAGTCCATATTATAGGAAGCCCTAATTTTTCTTTTCCATTTTTCCATTGGATATAATATAAAATAGCCGTTATGAGACAAAGAATCCCAGGAATTATAGGAAGATTTTTAAAAAATATTACCATAGAAATAACTGCTATGATGCCCATAATCCCACTTAATTTAGAAAAGAATTTCCAATTAAATAGCTTTTTCTCTTTTATAGATTTTTTATTCTCCAATGGAGAATTTACTTTTTTTACTTGTTTCTCTTGAAATTCTTTATAGTTCATGATAAAAATTTTGTTTTTTCATTAACCTGATTATCATCTGAAATTACAACCGGAGATTGTTCTTTTGGCTTTACTTTTATTTCTTCAAATTTATCTACAAGCATAAAAGATGCATGGCTATTTAAAGATGTAAGATAAATCCCATCCCATATCCATTCCCCTTTATGAATATCTACAAATTTTCCAATATTAGGGGTAAGTGTTTGTAAAATTGCTTTTCTGCCAATATATGAATAAGCATCAACTATTTTTTGAATAGTCGGGTCATATTCTAGTAATTCTTTGAATAAGTCCGGGCATTTTTCCTGAAGGTGTTTTACAAATTTCGGAACTTCTTCTTTTTGATAAGAAACTATTTCTCCACCCCCCCAAGATTGAGGGCGAAAATGAATTAGATATTCAATATTTTCAACAGTAAAAAGTTCTTTTTTAAGAAAGGCGCATCCTTTACCAAGAAATCCACCATTCTTTTGAATCCATCCTACATCCGCCATATCCATGTGAGTATAGGGAAGAAATACATAATCCCCTATGAATGCAATCATATCGGTATGATCCTTAAGATAGGGAACTCCTTCATATTTCTTTTTTTGCTCTTCTATCCACTTTGAGTAAGCTCTTGCTCTTGGAGTAGGTCCTTCATATTTTCTGAAGTGCCCATAAGGACAAGCATGCCAGCCAAAAGATGCTCTATATGAACATTGGTCTTTAGCAAATAATTCACAATCCTCTGATCTTCCACAAAGAATAATTTGTACTTCTGCATGATCTTTTCTCGAACTTTTGAAAATAGCATCATGAGAGCTCCAAACATTTGCATGAACAGGTTTTAATTGGGTTCCATTAGGTAAATCAGACATGGAATTAATCTTTAGAATTACCTAATACTTTATAATTCTTAACATCCGGATTTGTTTCTTTTGTTTCCAACCAGAATTTATAAGGACATTTTACCCTTGTATAAATTCTAGATTGTTTATTTTTAAAAAAGATTTCAACATCTTTTCCCCCATTTATAAATGAAAGTGGATTTATTCTGAAATTATCACCAACATAAAATTTTGCCATAGTTTTTTTTATTTGATACAAATATACTAATAATATTTTATATAAAAAATCTTTATCCGTTAATTTTTCGTGAAGAGGAAATATAGAGAAGATTATTTTTCTCAACAAATTTCTTAATTTCCTCTGCCCCAGGAACTTCCTGAACATTTATAATGCGAAGAAGTTCTGGATTTAAATCTATTTTATCATAGAGATATAGGTAATAAATATTTTTGATGCCTGTCATAGAAAGATTTTTCAAACAATCATTACAAGGAGAAATAGTCACATAAATATCTGCACCATCAATATTTACATCATTTTTTGCAGCAAAAGCTATACAATTCATTTCTCCGTGAATTTCATTATCCTTAGACCATTTATGATGATCTTCTCTATCAAATTTTTCTTTATCAAAAATTTCATCACAATTAAGAAGACCCGGGGGGGTTCCATTATAGCCAATAGATATAATTCTCTTATCCTTGACTACAACAGCTCCGACGTGATAAGAAACACAATGACTTTTCTCTGCTATAAGAAAAGCTGTCTTCATAAATACATCATGCATTTGACTCATGTTATTAATTTTTTATGATTCAGAAGGCCAAGCATTTCCATCTTCTCTGAATTTAAAGTTACTTAAAGCAGCTTCAAATGGTCGTTCTTCTTTGAGTTTAAACCAATATGAAGCTTCTTCTGGATGTTCATATGCTTTAAATTTTAAATTGTTTCGCCACCATCTCTTGATTATAACTTCTTTTATTTCTGGAGGATTCTCCAAAAGCTCAAGTTGTCTTTCTCCGATAATATAAATATTTCTGCAACGCCAATATGTCTCATAATATGTAGCGAATCGAGAAAGATTCTCATGAAATATTTGGGTTGCTTGAACATAGAAAATTCCTCCTTCAAGACGATATTTAACATCTTTAAGAGCAATTATATCACTCGTTGTAGAAGCCTTAAGTATCTTTTTTGATACCGAAAAGTTCCCTTTATATAAAGAAGCGAATGGAGATTCTCCTGAACCTGCAGCATTTCTAAGATCCCGACCTATTTGATTTTTAACTATCATTGTATTAATTTTTTAGCTTTGATTTCTTTTAGAGTTCCCCAATCCCGAAGTTTTGTTAATCTTGAACAAAATTCACGTATAGTTAAAATTGTTTCAGATTCTTTAGATTTGCCAAGAGAATGAGTTAATACTGCATTAGCAGAAGCTTCTAAAGCAGCTTTAAACTTTGTATTTTTATATAGTTCTGTATATGCGCGATCGAGAAGGTCCTGATATTCTTGAGAATCTCTTTTCATTGGAATTTCTCTCCAGTAAAGAGTTTGGGATTGTTTCCAATTTTTGTTTCTCCCTTTTTTCTTAGCAGCATATCCCACAAGAGTACAGACATATTCTTGCATCTCTTTAGATTCAAATTTAACCGACTGCAAAAATCCTTCCATTGAATTACACTTTATTCCATCAATCTCAAAAGGATGAGGAGCAAAATTACTCAATGCATTCGAAGGATAACTATTTCCGGAACCTATATCCATTATGCTAATTTTTTACTTCTTAATAAATCTCTTAAGAATAGATTTTTTCTATTTCCAAGAATTGTTTTAACCCATTCGTCGAGATATTCCGGAAAAATAATATTTAATTCTTCTGTTTTTAATTTTCCGATCCAAGATTGATTTTGAGTAGGCGTTGCATCTTTAACTGGCTTATACATCTTAACATCGAAAAGCCAATCTGAAAATTCTGGATAAGTTTCATAATCCCAAACCCTTTCATCAACAAGGAAACAAACTGCGGTAAGAGCATTATTTAAATCAGGTTCATGAAATATAGAATGATCAATACCAGTTGTCCATAAATCTTCATGAATTAAATCTAATGTTCCTAAAGGTTTATCAAGATCATCAAGAGTACTATTAGTTGTTCCGCCATTAAGAATTATCCACGTTTTATCATTATCCATAAATGATGTTAAATCTGGTGTTAAACCAAATCTTCGTACATATTCTAGTGCAGCATGTCCTGCCTGTATCGCTTGTTGAATGGGAGCTAGATTATGCGGGACAAAAAAATACATTCTAAATTTCATTTCTCTATCTAATTAATTTAAAATTTGTAGATAAGGAACACTACCCGGCAATGATTCCCATAATTCACGGGGTAATAAAAATTTTACTTTATCTATTGCTAAACCTAAACAAATTAAGTTATCGCATATTGCATGTATACCAGTCCACTGTTCATTATCTTTATTCTGACAAAAATTAAGAAATGACCATCCTTGTGATTCTCCAGAAGCCATGAAATTTGGATGACATTGGCTTAAAAGATCCTCAATATCTTTTTTATTTTTTTCAAGTCTTGCTGGATCAAAACCAACTTTCATCATTACCCCTTCAACCATTTTGGCATTTGATGTATCCTCTCCGTCATCATAAAGACATTCAATAAATAATTTTTCTACATTTGTTCCTGAAAGTTTCATTTTTCTATTTTTTGAATTATAACTAAACTTCTATTACATTCAAATATACAAAAAAATCCTGGGATAAAAAATCCCAGGATGTTAAATATCAGTTAAATTATTATTGATGGTTAAAAAGCATATTAACTTCAGCTGCATCGATTGCCTCATTGTATATTTTTATCTTGGATATTATTCCAGCATATTTATAAAGATCTAAATATCCAGATACCTTCCCTGCTCCCCCAAATGAAACATTAGTTGATACAAATGAGTCCATTGATGTAGTCTGAGAACCGACCAAGCTATTATCAAGATACATTTTTATTTCTGCACCATCATAAGTAATGACCAAGTGATGAGGCCCCCCTGTCCATGCAGTAGTGGTTTTATATTCAATCTGAGCAGTTTCTGATGTTCCGGTCATAGAATGAGTAAAACTTCTGTAAAATTTAATATCTCCTTTGGTCAAATTAATAAACATCTCGCTACCCGTTGAACTTACTGTAAGCATTCTTGCCATTGTCCTTTCTACACCAGGATTAAAGACATCTACATAATTATTCAATTTATCAATTGTATTGTACCAAAATGATACAGTAAATTTATTTTGATTATTAAAAATTGGAGCAATACTTGAGAAATCCGAAGATGCACTTAGTAAATCAAGTGCATACACTGGCATTATTCGTACTGGTTTTGCCGGTTCTGTAATTGTAATAGTTTGAGAAAATGGAAGATTTTTACTATCTGTAACTTCAAGTTCATACGTTCCAGCAGATAATTCTAAAAATTTTCCATCCGTAGTTGTAGTAGTTCCGAGATAATAATTATAGGGAGGCATTCCAGAGGTAACTGTTACTGCAATAGTTCCAGTTTTTTGACCATACACTAAGACATTAGTAAAAGAAACCGTAACAGCTAATGGTATAAGCGGTATCACTGCCGGAGCAATAACTATGATTTGCGGATCTGATATTGTACCTTTGCTATCCTGAGCAATTACTGTATATGTTCCAGCTATTAAATTACTGAATATATCAGATAACTGGTATTCATTAACCCCTAATTTATATTTAAGAGGAGGAACCCCAGAGGTGGGTAACATTTTAATTTTACCGTTTAATATAGCAGGTTTTCCATTCGGATCAGTATAAACGGAACAATCTGTAATAGTCACTTCAAAGGTAACTGGTATTTTTGTTGCAGAAGTTTCCGGAGTTTGAGCTTTCTGATCTGGGATCGGCGCTTCGGGTTTAGTACATGATAAAGCGAAGAAGATGATTAAGAATAAGAATGCAATTTTTTTCATTTTTTTACTTTTTAATTGTTTAGTTTTAATTTCTAATGCAAATATACTAATAATTTCCATAGTAAAAAAATTTTTCACAAAAAAAAGTCCAAATAATTAAATTATTTGGACTAGGGTTAAAAATCCTTAATATCTTTTAATATCTTATACTAATACGACGTTAACTGCATTTAATCCTTTTTTTCCTTCTACGAGGTCGAAAGAAACTTCGTCATTCTCCTGTAAGGTTGATTCCTTAATACCAGAGACATGAACAAAATATTCTTTTCCTGTTTCATCTTCTTTGATGAATCCAAAACCCTTAGTTTCGTTGAAGAATTTTACTTTTCCTGTTTTACTCATTTGATTTAATTTATTTAATTTATTTATAATAAAAGAATCCCGGATTTTCCGGGATTCTTAATATCCAGTTTAGATTTCGATACGGTTTATTGCATCGATAACCTCATTGATGTTCATTTCAAGCTTCGGGATTTTCTCATAAATATCCGCAGAATATCCGAAGAGACGGAAGACCTTGTTACCTGCCTTAGCCATTGTTGGGCCATAGCCTACAATGTTAATGAAGTAAACATAAGGAGTTCCAAACTTACCGGAATACTTCTTATAGGTTTCTTCGAAAGAGTCTGCTCCTTGTTCGTCAGTTATAATGAGAATCCTTTCGTATCCACCTCCGACTCTTTCGAGTTCAGGAAGAATGGATGCATAGTAAGTTCCGTGACCATTTTCTCCGATATGGCGAGCAAAGCTCTGCTTGAGAGTGTTGATAGAATCATTTGGATTCCATCCCTTGATTGCGGAACAACTTGATCCGAAATGGTAGACATCTCCGCCTGTACCCTTAGCAAAAGTTGCTGCAATAAGAGCTGCCTTATCAACTGGACGAGCATTGATAGCTACGTTTCCAATCTTCATTGAACCGCTCCATCCACCTTCCATAGAACCTGAAGTGTCGAAGACAACTGCAGTACGTCCTTCTGGGAGAAGAGCCTTAAGATTAGGAATAGACTTTTCGTATGCTTCGTCAAGAGCTGCTGAAATCTTCTGAAGGGAACGACCCTTGAATTCTACGAGCATTACTTCGAGAGCAAGGTCAATCTGGTGAGGCCATACGAGAGACTTACGGATAAAGTTTTCATCAACAAGAAGTTCACACGCCTTGTCAAGAAGTTCAGTATCAGTAGTCTTAAGAATATTTCTTACGTTACGAAGGAGTGCAAGGTAGCCAATCTTCTTAGTTTCAATAAGGTCCTTGTAGTTTTCAGTCTTAGCTTCGTTAAGTTCAACTTCTGCTTCTTCCTTAGTAATCTGACCGGCCTTAACCTTTTCAGCTACAACCTTTCCAGCTTCGGTGTTCTTATCTTCAACAGTATTAAACTGCTTAAGAATTCCAAGAACAAGTGCGTGAAGTGCAGGAATAGAAGTTCCTTCAGCTGTACGAGTTGGAATGCTTGCAAATTCTTCCTTGTAGTTTTTGTTCTTTGGATCAAACTTAGTTCCCTTAATAGCCTTCTGATATTCAACTTCAGTTACAGTAATAAAACCATTTTTCTTAGATGGAACTGGACGTACAAGGTTAACAATATCAACAAGGGATACTCCTCTATTTTTCATCTGATATTTTGCAAGTTCATAAGTATCAGCATGTTCAATAGCATCCCTGAATCCCTTTTTAATAGAGTTTGGAACTGATGCTTTAACCCCGTTCTTAGCAAAGTATGCAGCAAGAATTTCAGCCATATCATCAAGTCTCCAGATTATTCCACCACGCTCAGCCTTCTTATCTCTCTTGGAGAAAAACTTCTTAGCGAGTGGGTCACCCTGAAGATGAGTAATCATTTCAACTGCACCAAAGTGAGTTACACTTCTCTGACCAAAAATAGTACGAGCATAAATGAGAGCCTTAGCTGCAAAAAGCTTGTTAGCCTGAGCAACATTGCCAAGAACTTCTTTGAACCTCTTTTCACGTTCAGTTTCCTTTTCGTAAAAGTTATTACCCATTCCTGCGGCTAGAATTCCAATGAGTTCCGATTCTGGACGCTGGGTGTAACCCTGTCCACCCTGAAGAGTAGTAGTCTTTTCGACCCCGCTCTTCATGTCTGTAAGAGAAATTTCTCTCTTAGTGTTATACTTTGCCATAATTTGACCTCCTTTTTTACTATTAGTTTATACTAAAGAATTATATTTCTTGAAATTTTGTCATTTGAATCGGAATTAATCCCTCAAACATTATAGTATATTCATACCATGCGGGATTCATTCCTCGAATCTTTTCCGTAAGCTCTTTTGGTTTAAAAGCTTTCTTCCAAATTGGACTCTCACTAATATGAGAATTAATTTTTTCATCTTTAACCGGACTAATTACAATTTCTTTTGTCATTTTTTTAAGTTTAAGTTTACAAAAAAAGCCTGAGTCAACTTTCGTTCCTCAGGCTTTTGCATCTATGAAATTAAAAATTAAAAAGTGCAAAATATGTTGAGAAACTTGAAAAGAGTATTTTTCAATCCACGAAGTAACTCTATTCTTACTACAACTAAATTTATCTTTATTGATTTCTATAGAGCAAATATATGAATAAGTTCTATAGAAGATTCTTTGTTATTGTTAAATTATTGTTAAAAATTCAATTTATATATAAAAATGGTTTTTTAATAAAAAAGGACTTAACGACGAGATTTCTGATATTCATCGCCAATATAGATCTTAATATATTCTGGGATATATTGCCATAAATAAGCATTTATCCCTTCCCAACAATTATGATTTTTTAAAATTTTGGTTTTATCTTCGACTAATAAATTTTCCCAATATTTTACAACATCTACCGTATAATCTTTTTCCGACACAGCATTCAATTTTATTTTTGGAGTATTCGTTGAAGGAATCTCATATTTATATATTCAATAAAATTTGTAGTCCATGTGGGAGTCGAACCCACGATCCTGGGTTTAGAAGCCAGAGCTTTAGACCAAACTAAGCTAATGGACCAAAATGAGCATGGACGAAGTGTCCATGCTTCTGTCCATGCTAGGTTATTTTAACTTTTGTAATTCCCCTTCAAGTTTGTTATAATCCTCAATCATTTTATTGATTTGAGGTAAAAAGTTTTTAAGAGGATGTTCTTCTTCTGCATGATTGTGCTCCATCTGAGAAAAGGATTTGCCTCTCATTAATCCATATGCAGCATACATAAGTCTTAATTTTTCTCTGCTGGCTTGATGACTACATGCAGCCACCCAAGGTTCCATTGTTCTTTTTCCTTTTAACCTTACAGTTTTTCTCTGATTTCTTAAAAATTTCTGCCCTTCAGAAAGTTTTTTAATATCATTTTTAATAACACTGACCTTGATTTTTTCTATTGTTGTTTCTATTGTTGTTTCCATGATTATTTTTTATTTTAGTTATTTTTTAAATTTGTTAATCTGGATGAAAATATCCTTTTAGTATCCTAGTAAAAAATAATCATTTAAGGTGGGCGATTAATCTAGTGTTTCATAGTTTTACAATTTAGTTTAATTATTGAAGTTCAAATATACAAATTATTTTATTATCTCTGCGTTAAAGACCCGTTAAATTCGTAGAGTGCCAAAGGTAAGTGAGAACATAATTTTTGAGTTCTTTCAGAAGGTTCAACACAAACCGCAGTAATCTGATTGTCTAAATCAGGTTCGACAAAGACAGTATGATTAATATTGTAAATTTGAAACTTTTGAATAAATTTTTTGAGTGCTTGCTCATTCTCGACAGAGAGGAAAATAAGATAATTGGAATTTTTATTCCATTCCTGAGCAATAGTAGGATGTTGGTGTTGGAAATCAATTGCTGCATGAGCAGATTGAACGGCTTGAGCGCCTGGAGTTAAATCACGTCTTGTGATTACCATTAATTTCTGATTAAGCTATTTCATAATTTAAATAATTTTTATATATATCCAATAAAAAATTTCTGTTAAAATAATAAAATTATAGTAATTATTCCTATTATTCCTATCATTGACCAAAAACATGCTTTATAATTATATGTTCTATCTCTATTATAATAATTTTCACTATTATTAGACATCACATATTTTTTCTTATTTTAAAGTAAATGTAATTGGTACCATATACCATACTGGAACTGGTTTACCCCCTTGTTTTCCTGGTTTAAAATCTGGAAGTGTTTTCACCACTTTCAGAGCTTCAGCATCGAGTTCCGGAGAAACACCTTTAAAAATACTTACCTGATTGACATCACCCTTGGCGGTTACACAGAATCTAACAATAACCTTTCCTTGAATGTTGTTTTCTTTAGCAACCTCAGGATAGTTAATATGTTTGCTAATATATTTCAGAAGTGCAACATCGCCTCCTGGAAACATAGGCATCTCTTCAACAACCATAAAAACAGAATCTTGAAGAAGCTGAATAATTGGAATAGGAATAGGAATAGAATCTATTACAACAGAATCTATAGTAGTTTCATTAATCTTAGATGCATTCTTCTTTTGCTTGCATGAAGAAAAAGCAATCATAGTAAATAAAACCATTAATACTAAAAATAATCTTGTTAATTTCATATCAGTTGTTTTTAATTTTTTTATATATATCCAGAAAAAAGAAAAAAGAAAGGACTATAGCGGCTATTTTGACTATTAGTAGCAAGCTTTGATAGCCCTTTCTGAAAATTAATTATTCCTTAGTTTTAGAGGTTTTAGATATTTTAACTTTAGAACCTGCTCTCAATTTTTTGTAGTCTTCATGAATTGACTGAAGCCTATCATAAAGAGGAGTTCCTTCTACAGTTTTCAATAAACCTTCAAATCCACCAGACTTACCGAATAGATCCCCCAAGTTAACCCCGGTTTTCTGTTCTTTAAGATTCTTAGCTAGTATTTCAGCAAGATTAACATCATTACTTGCAATCATTGCTTCAATCAAACCTGGTTGAATTGCTGCCATATGAGCTTCAACTTCTTGAATTTGAATAGCTGAACGTTCTTTCTCATAAACAAGTTTAAGATCTTCCATTTGTTTTTCTCTTGCGAGTTTAGAAGCGACAATCATATCAACAACTTCCTGAAGATCATTTTCAGCAACAACTTTAGCAGCTTCTAAATCCTTTGTATTTTTAAATTTAACAGTAGCTATTTTGTTAGAGTTTGTTTCTTGTAGGAGTTCAACCTCAGTTTTCTTAGAATGAGTTTTTAAAGTTTCATCCAATTTCTGCCTAGTTATCTCCTCGGAAACTTTTGAAAATTCAAGATCCTTTGTAAGTTTCAGGATATTAAGATTTTGTTCTACAATATCATGTTGATTTCCAACAAGCATTTCTGATATTTCTTCGTCATTGATTGCAACATCAAGTACTTCAACATCGTAGATCTTCATTCCATTTTCAGCAAACGAACGTCCTGGTCTTGTCTTAGTCTCTTCGCCAATGGATTCTCCGAGAATAGTATCTCTAATTATATCAGCTGCTTTGTCGTTAAATTCCTGAACCGTGGTTTTCTTAGCAACGTTGCGAATTAAAGAACGCATGTGCTGAGTTAAAAGCTTAACGTAATCGGAAACATTGAACCATTTCTTAGCATCCCCTTCGAAATCAACCTTATAGGAAAGGCGAACATCAACTGGAATAAGGTCTTTTGTTTCAACAGTTACTATATCTGAAACGACATTGTTTTTTGTTTGAAGGTAAGCAGTCTTCATTAAAGTGTGATCTGTTTTTGGCTTACCTGTTGAAAGTTCAAGAATTTCCAAACTTTCATCATATTCAAGAGTAATAACTTTTGGTCCTTCAACAACTTTACGGTCTCCAGTTTTATTAACTACCTGAACAGCAAAGTTTGGCCAAATATTAAGAAGTACAGCACCATCATATTTTGTATCCAACTTAATGGCACGAGGTTCTGTAAATTCTGTTTTTCTTTCCATCTCATCATTCATGTATCCAGCAACAGCTGATGAATAAAGAGTTTCTTTCTTAACAGCTCCTCTTCCTTTTACAAGATGTTCTCCGAGATCCTCAAGATATTCACCGGATCCAGTTGTTTGAATTGATGAACGAAGTTTCTGATTATATTTAAGAGCTTCTGCATTACCAGGATACCAAAGGGCAACAGTATTATCATTCAAAACTCTTTTTACAATAACCTCTTTTCTTGGATCAGGAAGAAGCATTCTAGCCCCTTTAACCAAATTTACAGCTCCCCCGATCTTATCGAGAATGTAACGGCCTTCACCAGCAGGAACAGCTACTGCATAATGGATAGTTTCTGATCCATATTTAATAATAGCATGTTCTGCGCGAGGGAAGTAAATTTTTTGTTCGTTTCCGGTAATAAAAAGTTCTTCACCAGCAATATATTTTTTTCCGTCTTCTTCATAATCAGCAATAACTTTGATATAAATACCCATTGCTTCATTGAGTTCGATTGCTCTGAAAACA